TGGTTCATTTGATTACACACTTCTGCTACTTGGTTCATAAACTCCATGGCAACATTGAAGTCTTCGAACACGTATTTCTTATAGAGGGAGTTGTCGCTAATCCCCCAGCCTTCTGTTTGGGTGATGTTCTCTTTGATCCCAAATCCTCTGTATTTCTGTAGGTGTCTCATGCCTCTATATATCTTTGACTACTGTACCCTGCTCCAGGTGCCATCTGAGTTAAGTGTGCCAGAGTACAGGTACTTCTGCTTCCATTCGGTGGGAGCTATAAGGCTTAAGAACTGGGTGCCATCTGGCTTCTCATATAGATGATACACCTCCCCTAGTACAGGCTCGAAAGATCTGGTTGCCGAGTAGAGCTGTAGGTTGAGCTCATAGTCTTCTTGTAAGGACTTCATTAAGCTCGCTATCTCATCTGCTCTCTTCTGTAGCGACTTAGTGACCTTGTGCGCCTGTAGCTTATTGAACGTTGATAGATCTAGTGCTTCTATCTTAGGTGCTGCTACATGGTGTGGGTATGGTAGTAGATTAGGTTTCATGCTTACCTTGTCTATATGCGATTGTGTGCTCATGCTGTTCTTTAGTATCTCTCTATCTATCTAGCTCTATAAGAGACGGAATATATGCTATATCTATTTGGAGGCCGGGCCCATCTGGGGAAAAGGGCCGAAAAGGCCCGGTTTCATTTTTTCCGCCCGTAAACAGTTCTTACATTTGCTGTACAATGAGAACTGTTCCTAATCCACAACTCCCAGTCCTAAGCAGAGAGCAAATTGATTGGCTCTCCTCCTGCACCAGCGGCAATCTGAGCCACGATGCCTCGACTGGGCTGGTGAGCGTGAAGGGTAATTTCGATTGCAGCCGTCAGGGTCTGAGAGATCTGAAGGGCGTGAGGTTTGGAACGGTCACAGGGTACTTCAACGCCGATGACAACCTGTTCACCACTCTGGATGGATTCCCTAGGGAGATCTTGAGTCACCTGTATCTCACCAGCAACCCCCTCACCTCTCTGAAGAACGCACCTAGTGAGGTTGGTGGACATCTAACCCTTAATAAAAACCAGCTCACCAGTCTGGAGGGATTACCCAGGAAGATCGGTGGCGCGCTATGGGTCTCAACGAATCCAGTTTCTGAAGAGGTTCTTCACAAAATAGCCCACCTCATGGGAGGACTTTTATATCAGAACTACCTGGATTCAGTTGAACTTCTATGGAGCGAGATTCCTATAGAGGATCAGGTTCTTTTATACAGACCAAATTTTTATTGGATTGGTTCCGAGGAGAAAAGAAAGATTGAGGCCTTTCTGTTTTATAGCAACATCAAGAACATGCTATGACGCACCTTATCCATGGATATATAGTTCTATGAAGCACGTCACACCATATACAGTTTTTGAATCCGAATTTGATAAATTTAATAAAGAAGATCTTATAATATTCTATAAGATCAAAGCCCTATCAGGGGAGAGCTGGTTTATTGAAGGTGATGATCCGCCGGAGGATCTTCTCGATGAACTTGATGAATTTGCCGAAACTTTGAATACCGACCTCTCTATACTCGTTGATCTGACAAAAGAGGGACCAGGATATACCGATGTGTGGCTAAACAGAGGGGTTCTAATAGGCGATGCGATTGAACATGGTGATGGCTTATCTCCGGGAGAGGAAGTAACAGAGGATGATATATGGGAGGAGAACAGAGAATACTTCAAAGAGGAAAGAGCGGAAGCTATGGAGGCTATTGAGAAAAATCTGGACCCAAAATCATTGGAGATGGTGTGGCCATCACTTAGCGACAACACCAAGGCAGCTTTATATACACCAGATTTAAAATGGGTGAGTCCCGAAGAGGAGAGAAAGCTGAAAGCTTTTAAACTCTACAATAGAATAAAAGACGTGATCTAATTTCACCCGATATATAGGGTAATAAAATAATAAACCATGATGAAAACAACAAAACTATTACTAATGGCAGCCGCAATGCTTGCCTTTACAGCATGCTCAGAGAAGAAGCATGAGACCCAAATAGAAGTTGCACAAGAGAATGAAGCTGGTGTGCTTAGAATTCACAAAGGCAAATTTGCTTTCTGTGGAGCATCTGCTGCAGTACCTACCGGCAAGACAATTGTTATCCAAGGTGTTGAATATAAAGAGGGATGCGCTATCTGTCCTGTACTTGACGGACCTTCTATCTCTAATCTAGCCATGTATGGAAGTGGTGGTACTTGGGGAGATTTCAACGTGGCTACCGCCTTCCAAACCCCAGACGGAAGTGATAAGACAGTTTGGAGTTTATTCTGGTACTTCGACACCACAACAACTATTCCTCAGTTCAACCCTGCAAATAAGCAATGGGAGATGATGAGTCCAGTGAACAGAGCATTCACGATCAACATGGAAGATCCAGCTACATCTGAGAGCAACATGTTTGCCATGCCTGGTGTGATCTTCGACACTACAGAGACTGGCATAGTGTTAGCTAAAGTTTACGGACCACTTAATGAAGCTGCAGTTCCTTTACGTATAGCAGTTCCTGTTAAAAATGGGCAGACTTCAGTAACAGCAGCTAAACAAGGATTCCCTTACCCTGTTGGAACTCCAATTCCTACTATGACTGAGAAGAAATAGTCTGGTTCGGAATATATAAAGAATAAAAAATTACGAACTGAATGAAAAACCTCCAACTATTCGAAGATTTCAAAGAAGGCCCAATGGAAAAACCCGCAGGGTTCTTTTCTAGAATTGCTAGCGGTGCTAAGAAAGCACTAGGATTCGAGAATAAAGAAGACAGAAAATCTTTGGAAACATTGCATAATGCTACCTCAGCTGCTCGCCAGCAGGATTGGGTAAGTAACGTAAGAGAGATTAAACCAGGTGTGATTGTTGCTTGGATAAATGACAACTCTTTTCTTGTCGACAAGAACACTCCAGAGATTATTTATAAGGGTAAGACTTTAGATCTACAAAATGTTGAAGACGAGGCAGGATTCCTTTATGATAAGCTTGTAAGAATCAAGAACAGAGCATAAGAATCAATTACATAATCTAAAAAGCAGGCTTTTGTCTGCTTTTTTTGCGGATATATAAATTATGAAGCACGTTACACCATACCACGTATTTGAATCCGAATCAGAGCCAATCAGAAAGGTGTTCACTAAAGAACAGATGAGATGGCTTGATAAGGGCGTGTTGGGTGGAGCGTATGGATCATGGGAGTATAATCCTTCAACAGGTAAGGTTGATGTTTACGGGAAATTCGTCTGTCAGGGACAAAAATTACGAGACTTTAAAGGAATAGAATTCGGAGAGATTAAGGGCAGTTTCGATTGCAGCTCCAACGCTCTCACCTCCTTAGTTGGCTCACCCGTTTTTGTTGGTGCGAATTTTATCTGCGCACAGAACTCCCTTAAGAACCTAATAGGATCTCCGAGGGAAGTTGGTGGAGATTTTGATTGCAGTGTGAATATATTGGAAACTTTAGAGGGCGCACCAGAAAAGGTTGCTAGAGTTTTTGATTGCTCTAATAACAAACTCACCTCACTAGTAGGAGCACCCCAGAATGTCTACTATACTCTTCACGCATCTGAAAACAAGCTCACAACTTTAGAAGGATCACCTAGGGAACTATTAAGCTCATTGAACTGTAGCGACAATAAGCTCACCTCATTAGTAGGAGCACCAGAGGTAGTGAAGGATATCTACTGTAGTAGAAATCTTATCGTGTCTCTAGAAGGTGCACCAAAGACTAACGGGATTTTCTGCCGGGACAACCCAGTTTCTCCAGGCACTCTAAAAAATATTATAGAGATAATGAATCAAGGAGGGGGAAGTCGAAGAAGAACATATACGGAAGCACTAGAAGAATTTTGGCCTGACATGCCAGATGAGGATAGAATTCTGATGTACAAGGACAATCCTGCTTTAAGTCAAGAGGAGATCAGAAAGTACAAAGCTTTATCAACATATACCAAAATTAAAGGCATGATTTAAAATATATAAGGATATAAAAAAATTACCATAATGAAGTACATTAAATTATACGAAACATTCGATTCTTCTTCAGAGCCAATCCTAGAGGATGCTTATAACAGAAACAAGGTGGCTGTTATTGCTAAGTACATTAAAGATAATCCGGCGGCAAAGCAGGCAGCAGAAAACTGTAAAACTTTATGGAAAGCAATGCAAGGTACAGGAACTGATGAGGATGCAATATTCTCCGTCTTTTCTAAGATTAAGACCAAGGCAGAACTAATTCAGCTTATGGCACTTTGGGATCTGTTTGATTTTAACTACTCTTCAGGCGGTGGGTCTGGTTTAGCTTTCTTTGGTGAATTGATCTCAGGTAAAGTAGACGCATTCAGTAAGCAGGTTTCTAATAGATGGAACATATTTCCTGCTATGATGAAGGACGTTATATCAAGCATGAATTTCTGGAAAAAAGATGGCGGTACAGGAAACGTAGAGGCTTATTGGAAAGCAAGAGAAGAATTCTATAAGAAGAATCCGAATCTAAGATTAACAAAACTCTCTTATTGGTTGAAAGAGGAATTAAACGAGGAAGAACTTGCAAAACTTAATGGCATTGTTAAGAAATTTGGAGTGAAATTTTAAATCCCAATTACATAATAGAAAGAGCAGGTTCATCCCTGCTTTTTTTGTGATATATAATTAACATGGCAACAGCAAGACCCTTTTCATACAATACAGGATCAGCTATAGCGGGAACTGAACAGGTTGGTAGTTTAGCTGTAGGCTATCCCACAGCAGGATTTTCTGCTACGGGTCTTGAGTGGTGGAATGGACCAGACGAGGATACTGGATATGTTATCGCAGAACCTGTTCCTGGTGACACCCAACCAACTCCAATAACTGGTGTTTCTGGATCTGTTGGATTTTATAGGTCTACTGATCTAACCGAATCGTCTTTCATATCGATTTCTAATGTTGTTGCTAGACTCTCTGGTGGAGGACCTTTTTCAACAGGAAGTGCCGCTAAAACATGGCTAAACACCAACGGGTACTGGACTTCGTTTACAACTATACCTTCCGGAATGGTTTTATATCTGGATGCTTCGAATCCATCATCATATTCGGGAAGCGGATCAACTTGGTATGATCTCTCAGGTAACGGAAATAACGGAACTCTTAACTCAGTCACTTATAGTTCAAATGGTCCAGATAACATGTATTTTACCGGATCTTTATCTTACGTAAGTTTCTCTTCAACCAGTCTTATTCCGACACAGAATGATCAATATACTATTAGTCTATGGATTAATGCCAATTCTATGGCTGGAGCATATGGATTGATCGGATGGGGTAATTACGGTTCAAACAATCAGGTGAATGCTTTCAGAATACTTGCTACTAATGGATTGGTTAACTATTGGTGGAATAACGATCTAGCGGTTTATCCTTCCGGATTTAGATCTCTCCAATGGTTTAACGTGGTTGCAGCATTCAACGGGACAACTAGAACAATTTGGGTAAATGGGGCCACTGCAGCTTCAGACACCCCAGGATCAGGTCATGCGGTTCCGAATGCTAATAACTTAACTATAGGGGTTACAAACGGCTCAGAATATTTCCCGGGTAAGATAGCAGAGGTTCTTGTTTATAATACTGGTCTAAATTTCTCTAGCGTTCAGTCAATCTATAATACTGGCGCATCTAAATACCTTTCTCCAGTACTTCAGAATCTAGTTCTCTACTATAATCCTGGAGATTTATATAGTTATTCCGGATCGGGAACATCATTAAGTGACATGTCAGGTAACTCCTTGACCAGTACACTAACCAACGTTACCTTTACCAATCCATACTTAAATTACAACGGTACAAATGCAACTGCATCGACAGCAGATAGCGCAACATTAGAACCAGGATCTGGTGATTGGACCGTAGAGATTTGGATCAATCACTCCGTTATAGCTGGATCTAGTAGATGCGTGATAGGTAAGACTGACGGAGGTAACGCAGCTGATTGGGGGTATGGTATTAGAACAAATTCTTCAGGCTCAACATACATGGAGGTTGGTAACGGCACCACTTCGATTACTTCACCTTCTTATACATTGTCAACGAATACTTGGTATCAGATTGTAGGAGTCTGGACTAATGTTGCTTCAAACTCAATTGCTCTTTATGTTAATGGGGTTAGCCAAGGAAGTAACAGTCACTCCTTTGCCAGTATTAAAAACACAACACATTCGTTATATATGGGATCTTTCGACGGGGGTGCAACATTCGGACAATGGTTCAATGGTAAGTTTGGTGTTGTAAGGATGTATAACTCAGCCCTAACCGCTTCTCAAATATCTCAGAACTTCGAGGCAACCAGAAGCTTCTATGGAATATAAAATAAAACAAGGATAATGTTCAAGTACATCTCAGAAATACTAGCACAGTTCACCAGAACACAAAGAATAATGGCGTTGTTGATGGTTCTAACCACTATCACCATAATTACCATTGCCCCTAGCTTCATTTCATCCATAACTACAGACAGAAAGGAATTGGAAGATCAGATAGAAAAGCAAACTGAAAGGATAAACTCTCTTGAGACCCAGATAGACACATTAGATCAAAGACTTAGAGAAGGTCAAAGATCTTGTACTCAAGAACTCTTTCAAAGGGAAAGTGAGTTTATAAAGATGCTTGATGAGATACGATCGGAAGCTTTCAAGTGTAAAACCCTTGAAGAACGTCCTAAGGTTCTTATGAGAAGTAATGGATCAGATGGAGAAGAACCAATGATGATGAGAATGGAACAAGCTCCGAGGCCCGAGTCTAAACCTGATATCTCGCCAATTCTTAAAAAGATTGACAAGATGAAGAAAGAAATTAAGAAGAATTAAACTATTTCTCGTCTAAAGGGTAAATGTCTTCGATCCAGCTAGGAACCTCGTCCAAAAGTTCCATCTTATCCGAATAACCGTACTTTTTATAAGCTTTTAAAGGCAATATAGCGTATTTCTCTTTCTTGTCTTTAGAAAACTGTTTATGAGCGAAATCGAGCACTAAATCGTCAATTAAAATTGCTATGTGAGCATCTTTAGCTTTCTCTGTCTCCGGAAAGTAAACTATTCTAACTGGTGTTCTATTATTCTCCGCCCATTGATAAAATTCTTGGACATACCAAGCACAGTTACCTTTCTTCGGATCAAACTCTTTGCCAACCCTTAGATCGTAATCCTTTCCAAGATCCCTTAGAAATTGGTCCGCAATATTTTTGACTCCTGGCTCGGTAACTTTAAAACTGGTTGGAACCATTTGATTCTCGTAATCATCAAAGGTTCTGATAAATTTCATCATACTCTATATATCCCCTCCGTTAGTATCATATATACAGTATCCGGCGGGTTTAATCCCCCATTTTAGGACCGGAGTGGTTACGATCACTGAAAGACGGGAATTCGCTACTCTCGTCTTTCTTTTTTAGATATATAGAGCAAATAAAAGAATAACCATGCTGAATATAAAAATGTATGAAAGCTTTGTAAACGAATCTCCTGAGATGCCTAACGTTCCACAATTGAGAACACAAACATCTGATGTTTCAGTTCCATCTAATGAAGAGCAGCCAGTAACAAGAGAACAGGAAGCTATGAGAGCAAGACTTGAAGCTGATGTTAAAAGAATGTACCCTAATTTATCAATTAGACACACTCCAGACGGACAATCAGGTGTAGCAATAGATAACAATGTAATTTATGCTTCGGATCATTACGAAGCTTTTAACGCATTCTTATTTGGTCTTGTAATGGCTAAGATGCAAGAAGGAAGAGGCGGAAACGATAGAATGCCAACTAGATATTAATTATGATAGACGTAAAATACGGATTTGAGATAGAGGATGTAAGGAGGTTCATTGAGAAACTTACTCCATGCAAGAAGGTGACTTTTATTACAACCTCCAGCAGAAGCCCTTACGTCGAGAAATTTGGCGAGAGCCCAAAATCATCACAGCTTGCTAGAAACTTAGCAGATAAGCTAAAACAACGTGATATTAAGGTTGAGATTATAGATGCTGCTAAACTGAATATACATAATTGTTTAGGATGTGTTAGTGAGGTACATGGTAATAACTGCGGCGTTAAAGAATCTGCTGTTAAAGACGATGTAAAGAACCCACACGGGCATCTTAGATGCTGGGCTTCACATGACTTCGAAGATGATGAACTCTATAAGATAGCAAACGCAATCTATGATAGCCAGGCAGTCATATTCTTCGGATCACAAAGATGGGGAAGCGTTAATGCAATTTACCAGAAGGTCATAGAAAGACTTGACTGGATAGAAAACATGCACACAACACTCGGTGAGAAAAGCACAGTTGAGAATATAATGGCGGGTTTGGTTGTGATAGGTCAAAACTGGCAGGTTGATCAGAGCTTAACCACACAAAGAAAGGTTTTGGAATTCTTTGGATTCCAAGTACCTGAAGAGCTTTTCATGGGCTGGCAGTACACAAGAGACGCTAACGAAGAATCCCCTGAATCATATAGAGACGCAGTGGATACTTTCGAGATTGCTTGGAACACACCACTATTCCATTGGGAGAAAGAGAAAGGTACAGAATTAAGCACCGACGAGAAGCCAAATGAATCAGAATCTTTCAGAACATTTAAAGAATTCAGAAACAATTTATAATGAGAAGAATACTTGAGTACGATCTATATCAAAATTCCTCTGACAGGAGAATTCTTCTGTCTGAAGAATTTAAAGCGGAGGGAAATCCAAAATGGCCTACAAACTGGAAAGAGATGGATTTATGGAAAGAACTCGAGGAAATGGGATTCGAAGACGTTACCACACCTATCCAGGCTAAAAATGGTACCATCATGGTGGTTAATAGAGAAGTTCCATACATGTATCCAAGCGGAGTTGTTTTACAATCGTCGGGTTACATCAGGGACAAGGGTGTAAGCTCTGGATTTATTAAGCAATATAAGACCGCATTTACCCTTGAGGATCTTTTTAATTATTTAAAGGATAGATGGTCAAAGGAAATGAAGAGGATGAATCCAGAAGCAACTGGAACTTTGACAAAAGAAGATATACTCCTAATAAACAAATCAACTAAAGCCCCTTGGAAATGGAATCCCAATACAAATTCAGTTGACGTCGAAGGTGCGGTTAAACTAGACATTTACAACAATGACAATAATCCTATCGGATTCAAGTTTGGTAAAATAAAGGGAGAATTTAGCATTGATGTGATAGGGAGGGATATTTATTCCATAGAGGATTTTGCACCTTCGAGTGTTAAAAAAATTAGTGTGTGGGGAGGTATAAAGTCAACAAAAGGATTCCCCGCAGGTATTAAAGGTGGGATTAATATAGGCACCGCAGAATTGGAAAGTTTAAAGGATCTGAATTTATCTTTCGGCGCTGAATATTTAATGACAAGATTTTTTGACATTAAACCTTTTGATGTTGAGACATGTCTTAAAGTATTGGAATTAGGTAGTGTCAAAACATATTACAAAGTAGGCGGAGGATATAACATATTACCCAATCACGATGCTAAGCCGGGGTATGATGATAAAGCGAGGTCTTTGGTCACAACAATATTGAGCAACGAGATCCTTGATTCATACTTTAAAAGCAATCCACTTAAAATAACCATACTTGATGCTTACCCTGATACTAAAGAGGGCGTACTGAAAAGAACTGGAATTAGAGATCTCTCCAAGCTGGCTAGGGGTCTACAAGGTGGATGGTTCAACTAAGATATATAAACAAAAAACATATTAAAATGAAACGTATTAAATTATTCGAATCCTACATTTTCGAGGCCGCAAACGCAGAGACTCTAGAGTCTCCCGAAGCAACTAAAGGCGTAGAGGTTGAGGATTATTTAGCCAAGGTTAAAGGCGAAGAAGCTAGCGATAGAGATAAGAACTCTGAGTATTTTGCAGCTTGTAAACAATTCGCAGCCAGCTTTGCTGGTAAATCTTTGAAGGTTCCTAACTACGGTATGGTTCCTAAATCAACTTTTAAATTTGAGGGATTTGCTGATTGCTGCTTTTCGATCATGAGTATGGCTAAAGGAGCAGGTGTTTGGAATAACGCGGTTAGAAAAGAAGAATCCCAATTAGAAACTGGATATTTCCCAACTGCTTTCATAGCTGGATATGTTACCAAGGATAAGTCATTTGCTGATATGGATTTTAATGCCGAAGTTAATGGGCCAAAGAAAACTATTACACCGGCACTATCTGGATATTATTGCTACCTTAACGTTCATAAAAGAATCGGTAAAGATCTTGATCTAAAAGGAAATCCTGAGAAATTTACTATGCAAGAATTAGTTGCCTTAGATCCTCAGTGGAAGGGATACTTTCAGAATCTAGTTAACCTAGCAACCAAATTTCAATAATACAATTTGATCATATAAAAAAAGGCCTGAGGGATCAGGCCTTTTTTTATTTTTAGTGGTTATCCCTTATTCGAAAGTGATAACGATTTTAGCTCCTGTTTGTTTAGCTAATGCTGACAACGTAGCAAAATCAGCTGAGATGCTCTTCTGATCGATTACTCGAGGTTCAGAAACACTCTTAACTTGTTTCGGATTCTTCACCTTAACCATTGCCTCTTGGCTTCTACGAGTGTTTGAGGTCAAAGTGGTAGGAGCAACAACGGTTTGACCTTTTGAAGAAGCCAAACGACCTTTGATTCCTAACATACTTTTACGTCCCCAAACAGATGCCTTAGTTCGACCTAAAGCAATTGCAATTTGAGCAGTGGTTGATTTGTTGGATGCCATTTCTTTTAGAATTGCATCGTCTTTCTTTGTCCATAAAGCGTTGTTGGACGGAGCTTTCGGGTTAACCGGCTTTTTTGTGTAAGACATAATTAATTATTTAAAATTATGATGCAAATATACGATCACATTACGGGATAAAAAAATTTTAAGGGGTATTTTTTCATGATATATAGAAAAAAAGAAATCTAATGATACACAATTGGAACGAATGGAATTCACTAAATGAGGCTATCACTTCTAGTGAGCTTGATATTTTAGAGGATTATGCAGATAGGCTATTCAAAGAGCTTGGACTGGATGTTGAATTTAGTAAGCATTTCAGGGAAAGAGTTAATGATCCAAGAAATAGACAACCAATTACCCCGCAAGAGCTTATTGGCCTATTCAAAAGAGCTTACGAGAAGTCAGGTAAAAGAATATCTCAAATGCCACCAAATGCTGAGGCAGTACTTCAGGATATGAGAACTGATCTTAATACTCCCTTCGTTATTGAATTTGATCCCAGAAACGGGGAACTAGATCTGGTCCTTAAGACTATAATGAGAAAGAGGGACTTTATGACCACAAACGATAAAATAATAATCTAAATAAAACAAAAAAATGAAAACAAAAATTGTAATTCTATTTGCCCTATTAGTCACGGCCATATCTTCGTGTACTACTAGCGAAAACGATTTAAGATATGTGAGAAAAAATGCCAACTCGTCTGAGGCTTTGGCTGACATCGAAGCTCTTGATAGCGCAATGACTGTTATGAAACTAAAAGGATGTGACGATCCAACCAGCTGGTACTATCAAGCTGCTATTCACTGGGTTCCTTCACATATCGACTCTAATAAGTTATGTGAATCATATAGCGACTGGACAGAATTAAAAATGGCTTGGGATGAGTGCACGCACTCTCACAGTGGTGCTGAAGAAATCAATTTCCTTATCTGGCACAGATTATACATCTGGCATTTTGAAAAGATCGTAAGAAAACTTTCAGGTAAATCTGATTTCGCATTACCTTATTGGGGTTACACTAACTACGACAAGAGAGATAAGATCATGCCTAAGAAATGGAGAGATGTTAACAGTTCTTTATACGAGGAAGCAAGACTTGATTCTTTAAATAACGGTCACCCAATCAGCGGCGGAACATTAAGAGTTATTCAGAGCACTTATCCTAAGATGATGCAGATCACTGACTACCAAACATTCAATTCTTACTTTGATCAGAACATTCACGGACAAATGCACAACTATATCGGATCTGGTAACAATCCAGGATCTGTTTGGTACTACAACAAGATCTATCAACGTAATTCTCATTTTGGTATGATGTCAGAAGTACCGAGTGCAGCTTTCGATCCTATTTTCTGGGCTCACCACGCTAATATTGATAGAGTGTTTCAGCAATGGTTAAACTCTCCAAACGGTAAAAAGATTACTCTACAGCAGTTAAAAGACAACCCATGGAAATATCAATTCTTCGACGAGAATGGTAAATCTGTTGTTTACACTCCGGAGGAGGTATTAGCCATCGTTTACAACATGGACTATGATTATGATGACGTAAAGGTTAAGGAGAATTTAAAAGCTTCTGATGCTAACATAGGACCAAAACAAATTATAGGTTCTGAGTCATCTAATAAAATTCTAAAAGAAGCTGCTACTCACGTAGCCACTTTAAATAAGCCTGCTAAGTATAATCATCAAAAAACTCTTTTAGAGATCTACACAACATTCGACACAGATCCTACCGGATTCTATGAAGTTTATGTTAATCACGCTGAAGGTAAACCATATGACATGCAGAGCGAATCTTTCGTAGGTGTTATGACATTCTTTGGTGCTAACCATAGTGACCCTAGAAACAAAACATGTCTTAAAGGATGTTGTAATCCAGTTAGCGAAGACGGTAAGCTAATGACTGTTTTCAAATACGAGATTAACACTTCAGACAAATATGATGTTGTTGTTTATAAGAGTGGCGGAATTCAAACGCCTAACTTGAAGGTAAACAAAGTGGTAATCAGAGATTATCAAAAGTAAGATGAGCACTATTTTTTTAACGATCCTAATGGCTCCTGCAATAGTCTGGGGCTGGACAGCAACAGTATTCTTTATACTAGACTTCATCAAGTCACGTAAAAACTAAAAAAAAGGCGGGTTATCCCGCCTTTTTTGTTATCCTACCTAGCATAATCTTTTTGGCCTCGTGAACGTGCCACTTAGATGTTCCCTCGCTAATCCCTATTATATCTCCAATCTCACTGTGCTTAAATCCTCTAATAAAAAGATCCATTACTCTTTTTGTTTTCTTGGGTAGTCCTTCCATACTCTTATAGATGTAATCCACGCTATCTCCGATTTCTGGATGCTTAAAGTTTTCATATTCTTTTAACTCCACTACATTCATCGATTCTCTTGCTTTCAGTTTACGCTTTAGATGATCTATGGCTGCTCTTTTTATTATAACAGAAATCCATCCTTCGAAATCCCCTATTCCGCTATAAAGATGTATTTTCCGAAAAACCCTACAGAATCCCGTATTAACTATTTCTTCAGCATCTTCTTTTGAATCTACATATCTTGAAATGTATGCTGCCATTTTTCGGCTAAGTAGATCGTATAGTTCTCTTTGGGCTTTTGGATCATTAGCTTTGCATCCGTACATTAGATCCGTTATTTTATCTGCCCTATTCATTCGGCAAATATAAAGAATAGACCCGGAGATAACTGGATAAAAGGAAGGCTTTTTAAATGCCTTCCATTATCTTTTCTATTTCTCCTAGATGATATGAGTTGCTCTTAACACTTTTCATTTTCTTATCTAAGAAAAGATTGTGACTAATGACACACTTAGCATTGTTACCATAGTAATTAATGGAGCTGTCTATATTAATTGGATACAGCTTGTAGTCATTCCTATCCCTCTTTTCTAGATAGAAAAATTCTCCATCCTGTACCATCACTTTGAAGTAACTAAACTCGTTGTAGTCGTACTCACAGTAAACACCTTCTTTAATCCATTTGGTAGTTGCTTTCGGCTTAATGAAAGTGTGTTCTGATGTTTTCGTTAGATAGTTAACGATTTCTTGTTTGATTTGTTCTTTTGTTTTCATGATTTTTATTTATTTTTATTGTTAATTATTTTTTAATCCATTGGTAGTAACCTTCCATTAGTCCATTGTCGTGTTTTTCGAAAAGTCCTGATTTGTAAACTGATTGGACATTGTGTGGATTAGACCCTTGATCCTTTCCATTCTCGTCATAGACTTTCCAGGTATAATAATGGTGCATGTTCGGTCTGAGCTCTGGGTCATCTACTAGTTTATTTTGGAACCATGTCCATCCTTTATCTGAGTTAGTCGAAGCTCTCTCCTCGCCATCGGTCTCAAATCTTCTTTCGTTTGAAACCGCAGATTCATAAGCTTCCTTAGCCTCTTTGAGTACCCCATTTTCTCTTTCCTTTCTCTGTGATTCTATGGAATATCCCAGACTGAATTTGAATTTTGCTTCAACATCTTTCCACTCAGGAATTCGATAGGCGTCTACCATATCGTAAACCATATCATAAACGTCTTTGCAGTGGATGTCTACTTTGTTACCCTGTGTGCTGTAGTTCCAATTTCCATCTTCGTCGATGTAACTGTAAGGGCCATCCCAGTATCCTGGTTTGAGTTCTGCTGCAAAGGGAACACCTCCTTCCATTCTGATGTGTGCTTCTCCACTCGGATCTGCTTCTTGTAGCATTTTAATAAATTCACTTGTTTTCATAGCTTTCTTTTTTTATTTGATTTTTAGGATTACATAGGGGCAAATGAGAAAGGCCTTTACGAATCTCTGGCGATCCATAAAGGCACAATGATGTATACTCGTCTACGTCAGGCTCAAAAAACAATGATGCCTCTGTTAGATGAGAATATTTCTCATGAAGTTTTAATAAGTGTTCTTGTGATTTTGCGGAAAGACAAATTATAGAGTTTGACTCTTCTTTCCATTTGCCGAATATTTCTGGATGCTCGTAAGCAAAGTCGGCGATTGAATGCGTGGACTGAACCACTTGGTAACCTGGGTTGATGTCTTGTCTTGTTACGATGACAAGTTTCGGTTGTTGAAATTTAATCTAGTTCATGCTTATTATATATTTGTTTTTAAAAATGTTTCATTTCCTTCTTATCTTGACTTGTAAAGTACTGTCAATTTTTCTCTGCAGCTACCGCAACCTGGCAAAGTTCTATATCCATTTGTCACATGTTCTTTGTATTTGTCGTCCATTTCACAAACGTAAGCCAGCTTTCCATTATAATAAATGCAGGCAAAATCATACCAATCATTCTCTATGATAACGGTATATGTAGAAGTCATTGCAGATCCTCCTATACCTTGCCATCCTCCTGAGGTATTACCCCAAGTTTGTTTAACCACATGAAGATTGATTTCATGCCAAAAGTTAATTTCTTGTCGGTTCAGCCAAGTATCTTTTTCTCTTTTAACCACCTTCTCATTCCAAAATTTTACTAACCCTTCTCTTTCTTCTCCACTTGTTAGTTGGGTGAAAATGTTAGGTAAGTACTGATAGTCAGATATCGATCCTGTGATGTGTGAAATGTCTTCCAATTCTATTTTTAACTGCCTCATAATTTTATTTTTGTAGCCAGGACAGGACTCGAACCTGTTACCTTTGTCTTTTGCTTTTTATTGCTCACCAACGCGCTAACCCGTGCGCTACCTGACTGTATTAACACCCTAATTTATTCAACTTGCAGGTGTCGTGGCTGTCCTTTACTCCCACTGGTAAGTGGTTATTGTAAAGTTAGAAATAGACTTATGAAACGTACGTTGTTCTTTACGCCTCTTTGATCTTCTCCGTGGTTAGTCAAACCAGATAGAGCGTTTCCCTATCAGAAGTCCCATGTAGGTAATCATCCTACTTCTCATCGTATTGGGCATACTATTCGGAGATGAACCGAACCGTGTAGTCAGGACAGGATTCGAACCTGTAACTTTCGTATAAATAACTAGCGTCTACCAATTCCGCCACCTGACTATATTTTTCAAAGAACTTTTTCGTGATCCTAGCAGGATTTGAACCCGATGCTATCTGTTTTAGAGGCAGACTCGACTTCCACGCCGGTTTAAGCTCTAGGACCATTTGATTTACATTACAAATATAATCATTGATTTCGTATTAAAAAAATGTAAATCTATTTATTTTCTTCCTTTTTCACGCTTACCCACTCAGGACCTGTTTTCAGAAACTCTTCAAACCTCTCCGCTACAGTTGGACCTAATCCGATAGCTCCGTAGGTGCCAGGACATAGTTTATTGAGAAGAAGGTGCATTTGGCTGATTTCATTCTCAATATCGTTCATCCTATCTCTTGAAGAGATTTGTGATATAACATGATTGTCCCCTGAGTTATCCGTAACGGAGATAACATCTCCGATGACCTGAATATCTCCTGAGTAGTTGAATAGTCTAGACATATTAATAATTTAGAAAACGAGATGTTCGAAATTTTTGTACTTGAAATTCTTGTGGATGGAGTTGTAGTCTGAAATCTTTAGTATAATTTCTTTAGCTCCCCTTTTGTTCGGTTTGATTGCGATCACATCCGTGTCCAGAACCTTTGTTATCTGTCCTATATAATCCCCGTCTATTTCGAAGTATCTTCCAACGTAATCCTCGTCGAATTCTCTAGGATAGATCCTAACACCTTTGTGTAAGATCTCTTCTATAATCTCTCCGCCTTTCATTTCGGTTAATTTGGTCACTGTGTACTTCCCAGTGATCTTTTTAACGTTAAAGACGTCCATGAAAACTGAAGGTGGCTCGTTATGAATGTTGATCTCCTCGATAATAGATTTGACAACATCGATTGTGATCACCTCAAGATTAGATATTGAAGAGATTAGCTCTCCCTTGTGCTTCTTGTACTTAAGAAGATCGTCCACAATCTCTTCAATGACCTCTGGCGAAAGATCTTTGAAAGTTTTTTGGTATCGGATCCTGCTAGGTCTTTGTAAAAGGTTTTCGTTGATGTAGGTGTTGTTTGTGGTAAGCATGAATAGCTTTCTGGAAGTCGATGTTAATACTCCATCCATCACAGTCAAAAGTTCTGCATCCTCGCCAAATACTTTTTCGTACTCGTCCATCATCACGATCACATCTTGTTCGATTTCGTTTAGGAAATCGGGAATCCCTCCTCCTTCTGGATTTTCATTGATCAGAATAACCGGTAGATTTAGTTTGTTGCAGATCACTTTAGCAGTTACCGTCTTACCGGTTCCTTTGAGACCGTTTAGAAGCACACCCAAATTCTTATTGGTCGAGTTCCATGTTTTGATAACACGATCAATAAGAGCTGTTTCCAAGCCGTATAGTTTGTGGCCAAACTCGAACTTCCCTTCTATCCTATCGAGATAAAATCCGAACATGCTTTTATTCAACACATACACTCCTGCTGGGAGAGTTTTGATGTGCTTAGTTGTTTCTCCGAGGGTAAATGTGTTACCGTCCTGATTCCAAATATTTTTCTTTTCCATGTTGTTTTTTTAGCGGACTACTGTTTCAAATGTTTTTCCAGATTTTAATTTCAATTGGTCTACCCAAGACCGAGCTTCCCTATTGGTTTCGAATACTTTCGCTACGGTAAGTTCGTGAGATAGATAAATTTTTACGTGGGGTTTGCGAAAAACCATAGGTTCTTGGGGTAAAAGTTTGCTAATGATTCTTTCGTCCATGATGTAAACTTTGTAGCCATATTCTTCTAGCTCTTCCACAGTGTATATTTCACCTTCCCATGAGTGCAGATCCAAGAATCCTGCGGGAACTGCTGATTGGGTTTTAATCAGTCCGAAAAATATTCTCTTTTCTGGTATGGCATCTACCCATTTGTAGCGCCCTACTTCACTTTCTTCGGTCAGTTTTATACCTATGATCTCGTTTATGTCAAAAGTTTCTTCTACCATTTTGTGTTTAATTTTACCAAAGATAATCTAAATTCACGGGATAAAAAAATAAAACCCACAAAAAAAGCACTCAATGAGTGCTTTTAATTAATTGGAGAAGATTAAATACTAGAAACGATCCAATAGAAAAGAATCCCAATACCGAATCCTACCGTAGCTAATATTACATAGTAGGCAACGTTTTCGTTATTGACAACTTGTCTTCTAGATCTCCCCTGATAAGAATCATAATCCCAATTAATGTCGTCGTTTAATTCGACTTCGGGTTTTTTCTTTTGTCTTGCCATGTGGGTGGATTTTAGGTTTATACTTAGAATTATCTTTTTGTTTCTTCTTTTATATCATGTTTCCTTCTTCATCAAATTCATGACCACCTGATCTCAAATTGGATTCTATATTTTCGTCTGACATTAATTCCTCATAATGACTCTCTAGTTTTGTGTATAGATCGTCACTTTTTTTCTGAGCCCAATCTGTAATTACGGGCTCTATTTTTTCGCAAACGTCGTTAAGATCTATCTCTATTATCATACCCAGACCAAGATCAAGCTCAATCTCATCTTCCCCGTCAACTTCAACTAAAGCTGAAACGGTTTTGCTGTGGTAGTGTCTATTGCTTTCTCTCTGTATTGTGATGTATAGGTTATCCGAGATCTCGTTTAGTACATTTTCAAATTTGCTTGAAATTTTGCTACCAAGTCCAACCAGCTCTGGTGTAACCCCTACAGATTTAAGAAATTTTCTATTGTCCGATACCCTTCCGGTGAAAGATGCGCCGTCACCCTGTGAATAGAATCCAGAAAACTGGCAGTCCACATTGATCATGCCGATCTCCTCCAGATCCCCAGTAAATCCTTCGATGATAGGTTCCCACCAATCGTAAGATTCGATGTCATAATCACGGTTCTTCTCTATGGCATTTTTTTTAGCCTCGGGTGATAGTTCGTCAAATGTATAAGATTTCCCTCCGTCCGATTCGGAGAGATTTGAGAATTGATTGTAGTTAAGGACATTCATAATCCTATATATCGGATAAAGCTCGTTTAAAAGCGTTTAGCGAGCTCGTTTATCTTTTCAATATCTTCATTAGATAAACGGTAATAAGCTTCGCTAAGCTTATTTAAACTGCCTAAAAACTCATCGTGCATGAATGTATTCTTAGAAGATGTAGCTGGATCTATTATTTCCCGAGCACTTTGCGGGAAGTATTCTCTGATGCTCTTGATCAGCTCTTTCTTAAGCCCTGTGTCGTCTGCACATTCCTCGACTACTAGATCGATCAATTCAATTTTTTCTGCTCTACCGCATTCGCTTACGAATTCACTTGGATCTATGTCCACATCTGTGCTAAACTCTGGCATATTATTTTTTTAATTTGTTTTTGTACTCGGGAAGGGACTTGAACCCTTATGTAACCAATTACTCTTTCTACATGGTATAAGCATGAGGAGATACCCGAGTATTAAGGGAGAGAACCCCTTAGTGTTGTTGGCACTCAGTCAAAGCCACTATATAACATCACTTTCTCAAGGTGACAACACTTTGTGGTCCCTACAGGACTTGAACCTGTGACCTTCGGCTTATGAGGCCGCCGCTACTGACCAACTGAGCTAAGGGACCTTTGTTATTAATTATACTCAAATTTAACAAACCGTTTCGGTTTAAAAAAATTTTTCTCCAAAAAAAGATAAACTTTTCCAATATATAGGATTGGATAACTCGAATCCCGCGAATTTTTTCCACTAAGGAGCTAAAACGTGAAAATATTTTCCACTATGGACGATCCCAGCAGTAAAACGACTAATGAAATTAAAGAGACTAAAAACAATAGCACTCATACTGGCGACGTTTTTCAATCCCTTGGGATTCGACGCACTCTTTGCGATCGTTACCAAGTGGACGGGTTCGTATTTAATCACAGACATCTTATTCTATATGGCTTCTGCCTCCTTCTTTGTTCTGTATTTCTTGCTTGCAAAAATTGAAAAAGAAAAGGGATCAGCTAACTAAAGCTAATCCCTATCTCGGTGTTTGATTTGGTTACACCTTATTCTTCGGGATAGTCCGGTTCTTCTTCTCCGTCATGAGCTTCTGATAAAGCATCATAAACGAAATCTTCGTTTGCTAGATATCTTTCTATTACACCCATTACTGATGGATCTTTAACTGGTATGTAGGTATCTAGTACATCAACTTCGAGATTATTTATGGTTATTCCTATGTCCTCTACGATAACTCCACCCCCTACATCATGAAATCCGTGTCCTTCCTCCTTTTCTGGAGCCTCAAAATAGGTTGTACCCTCAGCTTGAAAATCCACTATGAAGTTAAATCCTTTGAGATTAAATTCCTCGCCTTCAAAATCCACCATGGTGTTTCTAGCCATGCCTTCATTTAATTTTCCGAATTCTTTTAGATGTCTCATTTATATTGAATTATTTGTTTACTATATATCAAAAAAAACCTCCAGGAAACCAATCCTGGAGGCGTGAACCAAAACAAACACCTAAAAAGATCTATGATCAACCTCGATAGGGTTACGTTCGTTATACCAGGTCAAATTAATAATGTTTCATCTTTTTTGTCAATCGATATCGTTATTTAGTAAAAAAAGAAGGCATTTTTTCAAATTTTCATCCTCTAAATCGTCCATTACCGCTCTCGGAGACTTGTTTTGGATGAGATCGAAGATGGTTTTTACCGATTCTTCACCATAGGTATTCATCGCTTCCTGAACCGTCTTCGATGTTATTACTTTTGCTTTCATTGTTGTTTTTAAAAAAATTATCTCTTATGATAACAAACAGGAATAGTGATAAGCCAAAAATTCCTAGTATTGCTACTATTATATTGCATATGAGGTCAAAGTATTCCATTCTATTATTTTAATGATATATAACTGTGATGAAAAATCTCCAAACTTTTGCCTTATTTGAGTCTTCTTCGTATAATTATACGATTGATGATGTTAAAAGGTTGCCACTATTTAAGTTGTTAGAAAAGCTTGGATTTTATGATAGCACTTCATCTACAATATGGAGACATGGTAATATGAGAATCTATAATGATGTTCTTTATATGAGTGATCCATCTGAATGTATAACTATCTATGGTAACGGTCCGGTTAGAAAAACTATTAAAGGCATGTTTGGAAAGGGTGCACCTCACATATTAAAGAATTTTAATTCAAATATCGTATCTTTGGCAGATTGGAATGCCCGATTTGCATATCTTGTTAACTGGGCTAGAAAAAGATATAATAAACAAGGCATACCGTTTGACCTATCTAAAATCCCTAATATAGAAAATTATCTGGAATCTATCTATAAAGAAGATGTCGAAATCTTTATGGGTATCTATAAAGATCTGGATTTAAAATCCAAAGAGTCATTCTTGAAGAAAATTGGTAAGACTGAACAGGATCTAAATAAATTGGTTAGCCTTTATAATAGAGCAACCGATATTATGAGATGGACTTAATCGTTCCTTCTCATGTCCCTCTCTATATCCCTTTCCTTAATAGATTCCCTTTTGTCATAAAGCTTCTTACCTCTAGCTAAAGCTATTTCCATCTTTAACCTATTCTTTTCGTTTACGAATATCTTAACAGGTATTATCGTAAGACCTTTATCCAAAGACGATCTCAGCTTTTTTAGCTCTTTCTTTCTCAGTAGAAGTTTCTTGTCCCTGAGTGCTTCGTGCTGAAATGAGCCAGGACCAGGAGTTATCCCTAGTCCCTTAACCCAAAGTTCTTCTTTATTAAAAATGCAATATGTGTCAACCATAGAAGCCCTGCCGTCTTTGATAGCCTTAACTTCGGAGCCAATTAGGCATATCCCCGCAGTGTAGGTGTCAATAAACGTGTATTCAAATCTGGCCTTACGGTTAACTATGGATTGCATTATTTTCTTTTTTTCTCCTTCTTGAGAACTACTTCATCAATGATTCCGTATTTTACTGCCTCTTCTGCACTTAACCAGAAATCTCTAGTTGCATCTTTCATGACCTGCTCTGGTTTCTTACCGCAGTAACTTCCAAGAAGATCGAAAAGAATCTTGTTAACCTCTTCCCACTCTTGCATATCAATCTTTGCATCCTGGATATTTCCTCTAAATCCTCCGCTTGATTGGTGAAGCATCACCTTACTGAATCTCAAAGAGCTTCTTTTACCTTTAGTACCTGCTCCCAATAAAACAGATCCCATTGATGCTGCCATTCCGGTATTTACTGTTCTGATGTCACATGCGATGTATTCCATAACATCAATCATAGATAGACCGGACTTAACAGATCCACCTGGTGAATCGATGTGCATAGTGATGTCTCTGTCGTCAACAGAATCTAAAAACATCAGCTGAGCCTGAACCACAGTCGACATGTCATCATCAACTCCTCCAGCAACCCAAAGAATGCGATCTCTCATTAAACGTGAGAAGATATCCATCTGAGTAACTCTCATTTCTCTTTCCTCTAAGATATAAGGCGTCATTGACGATTGGATTCTTTTATCGAAGTAATCCAATCTCAGTGAGGAGATTCCGTGTTCGCTTCTAGCGTACTTTTCAAATTCTGATCTGTAGTTCATATTATTTACTTGTTATTGATTTTCTTTGTTATCTAATAGTTCATCGACGTCTATATCTTTGATCATGTCATTTAGAACTTCGCTTAAAGCATGATCCTCGTCAAATTCCCCCTTGTCTTTTATGTCAATCCAGTCCACTTTTGTTTCATAGAAACAGGTTAATTTAATTCCATCCTCCACAAAATTCATTGTTTCCACTACAAGACCTTTCCATTCTTCCTCATAGTAACCCATATCAGCTCCTGGTTGATTTCCGTGTTTGGCTGTGGTGTAAGGTCCTCCTGGAGGATCAAACATTATAAGCTTATTGTCATCGGTATGAGAAGTCCGATAAAAATCAGAGTATCCTGACATTATAAATTCAGTCAACGATATTCTTTCAACTACTATCGTATCTGAATGACGATTTAGGTGGCTTGATTTTTTAATATCCATGGTTATTTCTATTTCTTCTATTTACAAAATATTCTTTTATTGGATCATATTCAGAATCAATTTCATTTGCGATCGCCCACCAGCACACCAATCCTGTTATGATTAACGTTATAAAGAACGTTGTCCATTTAGCCCAAGTTGGAGGTTCTACTGTGATGTAAGAAAATTCTTTAAAGTCCTTCCTTTTATATTCTTTTTCCACATTTGTCCAAACAGATTCTGCGATATAGTCAGGTTTGAATTTCTTGTGGTCCATAATCATTTCTCTTACGTCTGGAATGATTCGTCTTTCTGGCGACCAAGTAAAAGGACGAACCCATTGGAGTTCCTTTGTCTTGCTACTTAATCCCACACAGACTACAAGTTCATTGTCATTCCCTCCGTCCCAATAAGCCTCCTGCATGTTAGCCGATAAGGATGGCTTATCTGTGAAGAATAGAAAATAGATCCTTGCATGTTTCTTTACTCCTAGATGCCCGTTTAAAAATTTAGCCCATTGCTTCATTGTATCTGACTCGCGTCTGGACATCCATTTAACTTTGTCTAATCCTAATACGGTTTCTTGTTGATGATCTTTTAGTTCAGGGTAATCGAATAACCCATAGCTCTTAACATCATCTTCGGTAACTTCCGGATAATCGAATGCTGTGTGTGCAGCTTGAACCCTGTTTTCGTACCAGTGATCGGTTGTGGTTGCTTCTGCTGTCATTGGGTCTTTATTCCAGTTTACCCTGTACATGTCTCCATCTTTACCGCAACCAAATCCACCGTCGTCGATATCTCTGTTTAGCTCGACGAATTCTGGTGTGTCCTTCCATTTCTTTACTAGAAAGTCATAGAACTCTTTAGATATTTCATATTCGTTCCCTAGAGAGTTTACTACCGTCCAGTGTTCTGGATTTTCGTCGCAATACGAACAGTCATACGATATTGTTGTTGTGCAGTTTTTACCGCAGCTTACTGTTCTTGTACAGGTCCTATGGACATACGTTTCCCAATACTCGTAATACCTTGCTTCTACAATAAGAGCTCCGTGATATTCTGTATCATTTACTCTTACCTTTTCTACGGTGAACTTAAATATACCGATGAAAACGAAACACACAATTAAAGGAATGACGCCCTCCCACCAGGCCATATACTTAGGGAACCATTTGAGCATTACTAATGCTGCTACAATGGGGATCAATAGACAAAACCAAATTGACATGTTTCTTTCTTTTATAAAAAAGGGATCAACCCGTTAGGATCGATCCCGATTTTTGTGTGTAATTAAAATACGTTTACGTCGTTATCTTTACCTGATTGGATAACACCGTCAGTTCTATCTGAGGTGATTGGCTTGTAAACCAATTTGCTCCTTCCGAACATTGATAGAATAAATCCTGAAGGGAACTTTGACATTATATTATCGTGCTCTAAAACGATTCCTTGTATCATTTTTTCTTCCATGAAGAATCCGTCCCGTTGGCCTTCTACTGCACGACTTAAGTCCGCATATAAAGCTGAAACTGCTTCGTAGTTAGCATTAGGATTGCTCTCCTGAACCCACTTCATGAATACCCCCTGTGCATCCTTACGCCCTGCCATGATGATATTAATGTTGTTAGTGAATGAGCTATCGTTCTTGATTGCGATTTGAGATTTTTGAGAAATCGTCTTCCACATCTTGTCATAGAAAGCTGTACGCTCATCCATTTTTTGTTTGAATCGATTTCTTAAATCTACTTCTTCATTCGAGGTAGAGATTACGCTGGAGAATATTCCAACAAACACGATTGCAACTAATGCAATAATCGAGTACTTAATGATTTTTCCTGTTTCCATTTTTTCTTTTTATATTTTATAGACGCAAACCTAAGTAATAATCCCGATACAAAAAAATAAATTTCCACCTTTTATTGGATCATTTTATAGAATTTTGGATACAACAAATATAAATCAATGATATGAAGGAGAATCAGGAGTCACGTTTAGTTTCGATAATAGGAGCACCATCATCAGGCAAAAGCACTTTAGCAGCCTCAGTTCATCACAGCTTAAAGATATCAAAGAGAAACTCTATATTTGTTGGTGAAGCAGCAACAGACTACATTGCAGAGTGGGGAATACCTAATACTCCTACTGATCAGATCATAATATTCTACCAGCAACTGGGAAGAGAAAGAATGTATGTTGGGTCTAAAGAATTCATCATCTGTGATTCTAGTTCTATCCTAAACTACTTTTACTTCAGATCTTTATTCAGTCACAATCTAAGTCTGAAGGATATCGCAACAATAAATCATCTTCAGAAGGAAATACTTAAGTCTCTAAACCAGTGGCATAAGATCTACTACGTTCCACCCTTCCTCGAGGAAGATGATCAGAACGATGGTATAAGATACCACAACAAAGAGGAGATTATGAAATTGGACGGGATAATAAAGAATTATCTGGAGCTGGAAAGAATTCCTTATACTGATCTTTCCGAAATCCCTTTAGAAGATAGAGATCGTTGGATCCTTGCAGACCTCACTAAGCCTAAAAAGTAATTATTGTAATTCAGGAAACTTAGCCCAATCTGTTTTGGCTATCCATTCCTGGTTTGATAACACATTTGCTAAAGAGGTGTCTTTAATAGTTTCCCTCCATCCTATCGTTTTGTGGTGATTTAAACCAACTCTGTAATTGTTTAACCCGATCCATTTTTGCATATAAACGTCGGAAACTGCAGAAAGTTCTTTTGCAGCTAATTTACCGGATCTTAGACCTATACCGTAGAATTTAGGGTACAGAGTGCACATCCAAACAGGTATGCCAGGTGTTCCGTCAACTTTAGTTCTGGCTAAGTTCTGAATTTCCTTTATCTGTGCAGCAAAAATGTAGCATTTGCCATCATTTTGAGGAACCCCCTTGATGAGAACCCACCCATTTTGCCTCCAGTCTAATGCTTCCGTGAGCATTTCGTATTCTAAAATGTGATTCATGCTTTATATATCCACCCTTCTTTACCCAAACCCCCTAGGATATATAGAAGAAAAACCAAAACAACTATGAAAAAATTCTTTATGGATCTTCTTTCAGGACAAAGCGACACATCAAGCAAAAGATTTGCTGCCCTATTTACCCTTTTTAACATTATAGCTATAACATGGGTGGCTACTTTCAAAGCTAAAGACTTCGTTACACCTGAATTTATGTACGATTCTTTAGCGCTAATTGCTGGAGGAGGATTAGGGTTAACCGTTATCGAAAAGATATTCTCGGCTAAAAAGACCGGAAAATCTGAGGACACTAAAAAAACAGATATATAAAACATGGAACATTTATTAGAATTTAACTTATTTAACCCACAGCCAGGAGCGGCACCAGCAGGAGAAGAAGTAGCTCCCCCAGTTTTCGGTACAATAGATTTTAGCATGTCAGGGGTATCTGACGATGCTATGAAGCTTATAGCAGGTCTTATGGCTCAGTCAGTATTAGCATCAGGTGAAGCCGAGAGAATAACTAGAATGTCAGACACTGACCCCAATTCAGCAGCATCTTACCTACAGAAGAAAATAGAAGGAATATTGGCGAGCGTACCTGGATTAAATCCCACATTTATTCAATCTATGAAGTCGCAATCATCAAACATTGCTAAGATGATGGTTCAATCTATTCCTGGATTACTTGGTAGTTTAACAGATAAAGATGTGGAAGCAAACGAATTAAAGCCTGATACTTCTAAATCTTCTTTCTTAACTAAACTTAGCGGATTTTTCTCCGATAACCAAGGAGCATAATTAGTATGGGAAGCGTAACATCATTTAATAATTTTAGGAGTAGACTTAATGAGGAAACTGCGGTTAACCTCAAAGGATACACTAAGGATGATGTGGAAAACGCATTTCGAGCTGTTGAAGACGATCTATCTGATTATTATTCTGTAGACGAAGACAATGTAAAGGTAACACTGGAGTGGACATTAAAATATGGATCTCTGGACATAGAATCTTCCTTGGATCACGTTGAATTTAATTTTGATGTTTCAGGATTCTCTAGATTGTTAGTAAGAAATTTGGAGCAAGATCCGGAATCTAAAGGACCCAGATTTTCTAAAGAGGAAGTAGAAAGAGCAATAGATTCTTCCCATAATAGATTTGACGTTTTTGCAGAAAACATCAAGATCAATATCAATAGTGTTGATACCACTTTAGAGGTGAATGAAGATAGATATTCAACAGAACTCACTGTTACTGGAAAGTTGTTTGAAGATTCATTGGATGTTTCTGATGCTGAGATAGATAAAGAAGAGATATTAGAAAGAATAATAACAGAACTCTATAAAACTGTAGCCAGTAGAATAGATTTCTCATAAAAAACGCCATGAAAAGAATTAAATTATTCGAAGACTTCATAAAGGAAGCACAAATAGATCTCACAGATCCAGGCCAAGCAGGTGACGTTTTTGCTGGAGTAATAGCAGGAAATAAAGATATAAAAGAAGAGCCTAAAGGTTCCAACACTGGAAGAATGGTAAATCAATATCTTTCTTCAGTTGGTCTTAAACCAGGCCTACCCTGGTGTGCAGCTTTCGTTTATTACATATTCGATCAAGCAACAAAAAGGCTTCACATAGCTAACCCACTTCCTAAGACTGGTGGTGTTATGAACATGTGGGATTCTTCAGACCGTACCGCAAAAATAGATATAAAAAATGCGAAAGCAAATCCAAGTTTAATAAAACCTGGACAAATATTTATAATGACTCGAAAAGGTAAAGGATTGGGTCACACCGGTATAGTATTAAGCGTAGATGTTGCCAGAAGAGAATTTGTAACTGTCGAGGGTAATACCAATGACCAGAAATCTGGAGAGGGTGATAGGGTAGGTGTTAATAGAAGAAAAATTGATAGCGCTGAGCTAGTTGGATTTATAGATTATTTCAAAAATGATAGAACTCCTGAGTTCGAAAGAGAATTTGCTGCCGCTATCGATAAATCTAAAATACCTTTATCTCCCCTAAATTCTTCTCCTTCGGATCAGGTTGTTAGCGGATACGAAGAAGAACTGGGAAATCTTAAAGCAAAACCTGCAGGATTTATGGCTCGTATATTAGCTGGCGCCCACTCTACAGCCACAGGTAAACTTGCTCAGCCTGACGAGCTACAGGCCCAGATGGACAAGCTTAGATAGATCAGAGCTTAATTATTTCTTTGCTCTTTAATCCACCTATTATACGTCTTCTGCCGTAGGGTTCACCTTTTTCATCTAGCATCCATACGTACGTTTTGTTGAATGTTGTCTCATCAACTAGATATTTCTTTCCGTCGATCTGGTAAATCTGATCAACTTCTAATACTATCGGTTTTTCTTTCTTAGATTTATACATTTTGTGTGTTGTTGATTTCTGGGTATAATTCGTCAATCTCTTCCTGTGACATTCCAAACCTTTCCTTTAACATGTTTGTTATTGATATAGGACCGCCTGTGTATTCTACCGTAGGCCATTCGGTTGCAGATTCGTCTATGATTTTATGTGATATAGAATATTCTTCAAGATAGGCAAAAAAAGATTTGTCGAACTCATCGTTTTCGCCTAGAATTGTTTCAAGAGAGACTGTTACAAATTTAAAATCCATAATCTATTTTCTTCTTTTAGCTGTTTTATATACCTGTGTAGATCCGATAGGTATGTAGGTTCTTGATTTGAATGTGCTGTCCAGATCTGTAGTGTTTAGCCAAACCGGAGATGCCTCTTCCATAACATTTCTTGGTGGTAATCTCTCTGAGCTAATCACTGTATGAGTGTCAACCTTTATGTCAAAAGTGTCGTTACCTGAAACTATAACATCCCCGTCGACAGCCTTATCTATTGCCTTTCCTGTTTCTGATACGCAGGAAGTTGCTAAAAGGCATAAAAAAATTACGGTAAAAAAGATTGTGTTCTTCATTGATTATATTTTATGCTGAAATTTATAATTCGTTTCGGTTTAATGGAAAGAAAGAATTCCTCCTCGTGAAGCTAATTCAAATCCCTTCATGAAGTTATCATAAACACTTTCATAATAGCCTTCATACAGATTTTTATTTTTAATCTTTTCGTGGAAAACTTCTCTGTGATCTACAAAGTCCTTATGGAGCTTAGCGGAAACTTGTGGACCAAAGTTACCTTCACAATCTGAGAAATTAATCAGCTCATAGAAAGGCTTTCCTACATATTTCTCCTCTTCAGCCCAAACTGTTCTTGCATCTGCTCCTAGTATCATTTCGCTTAAGTGATTTCTAAAAACGCTGTAACCCGAATACGATCCTGCTCTAAATCCAATATTCTCAGATTCGCTACATTCTACGTAAGTTCCTTGCTCGATGTCTTTAGCCTGGTCGTTGTAATATTCTCCACGGTAAACGAAAATAGTTGCTTCGTCGAGATTAGTTGTCTTGGTGATTTTGCTGTAAGCTGAAATATCTAGTCCCATGTCTGTTGTATTTTAAAATGGTTGATCGAGTGCTAATGCCATCATGTGGGTTTCTCTTGCTCCCCATTCTTTTAGGATCGAAGCAAATTCATTTCTGGTTAGTCCATTTAGAAAATAGCTTTTCTCTTCAATGAGATAATTTCGTGAATCCTCTGGCTCGTTTAGATCTGTGATGTCGTAGAAATATCCTAACGCATGGTCATGACCGTACGTTAGTTGTTTGTTTTCTTTTCTGATTGTGTATCTGCTCATGGTTGTTGATTGAAGTAGTTGATTTTTTTAGTCTCCATCAATTTTTTGATTTCCTTAGGAGTTTCAGTGACCTCAAATCTAGAACCACTGAAAGTGGTTACTTGGGTGAAAAAATTATCTCCTCTTTGCATCGGGCACATGCTTTCTATGAACATGGAGTTAATCTCCACTGTTCTATCCGATCCGAATGCGTTTTTAAGTTCTATGAAATGACTCATTTTTTAATAGTTTATTATGTGAACCGATAGACCTCTTTCCGTTGCAAGATCTATCATATGTTTTGTACCTCTTGATTCGCCGTCCCAGAATGCTATTAGACAATCTGCGTAATCGGCCATTTCTTTGTTTCTAATGTATCCTGCTGCTTTACCATGTTTATCCCAGTCAGCAGGGAATTGACGCACGCTATGGCCTTTTAAACTGGCGTAGTGCTCACCTAACTTGTCCGCTCCTCTAGCAGTTCCGCTTACAATCTCAGCTTCGCTGACATTTGCCAGTACTTCCTCACACTTTGCGTAAAGAAGTTGGAAATCTGAGAATCCTCTGCTACCTGCTATTATTACTTTCATATAGGTAATTTCTACAATATTAATAAATAACTCCGGAAGAAAAAAACAAAAATGGGAAAACTTTTTATGTTCTCCCATTTTAATTTATTTCTTAAAGATCTTATCTATAAGATGAGTTACTATGTTATGCCTTTTAGTAGTTGTATTAAGAGTATAGTATTTTAAGTGGGCATTTTCTGTTGCTACCAAAGCCATTCTTTTTTTGTAGTGGAGAATGACCTCAGACATAAAATTCGTTGGACTTATCCCCTCGGTCTCAATTACCTCTGGTTCCATCTCATACTGATAAACTCCTTCCTGTCCTTCAAAGGTATTAGATCCTATAACTATAGACTCGTCATTCCAATGTAGTATTGGATTGATTATTACAGAGAATTTGTTTCCGAGATTACCAACTTTATGTATAAGTCCTGTACTACGATCTAGATCTGGCTGATTTGGGTCGTTGTAAACGAATTGCGGTAGATTCATTATTCTAGCTCCCATAGCAGGTCCTACTATAATAAAATCAGCATCTGATCTTCTCGTTGTCCTATGGATTAAATTAGAAACGGAAACTATCTTTCTGAATATGTCCGAGTCCTCTTTTACCCTGAACTTAGGCTGATATCCAAACCATTCGTTAGCTTTAAAAACTATGGTTGACCATCCAATCTTTTCGTTAACAGTTCCGGCATACTTAATCATGTTATAGATAAGCTTATCCTGACCTCTTTTATCCTCCTCTTCCATAGTAGAGATTAGCATAGCTTTGGGATCTACCGAATGTAGCTTTTCCAGATCTGCTATCTGCTCTTTAGAAACCTTTGATTTAATCATGTAAGTTTCTAACTCAAAGAATTTTCTCAGAGTCTTCATCGAAACAGTATCATTTCCGTCCCGATCCTTTCCGGTGTACTCCATTGCTAAATAGAATATCTCACCTGAACCTTTATCTGTCTTATTCCAACAGATCCTATTTTTGATCTCCTGCATCTTTTATATTTGTTTTTACGTCCTTTGTATCAGACTTCTCTTGAATTTGTTTCAGTAATTCCATACCAAGTAATCCGCTGATTGGACCATTTCCTCCGTCGTTACCTGAGATAAGTACTTCAGGAATGATTTTGATTCCGTTTGTACCAATCATCTCAGTAACTTTTAATTTACCGAAGTTATCAGCTCCCATTGCTTTAACCTGTTGCTCGTAAGCTTCTGCTGTGGATTTACCGATAGCAGCAATCTTAGATGCTTCTGCGTCCCCTGTTAATTTGATCTGAGCAGCATCTGCCTCAGCCATTAACTTCTTAGCTTTTGCCTGAGCTCCAGCTTTAAGTTCCATAGCCTTAGCCTCACCTTCCGATCTCTTAACTGCCGCCTCAGCTTCACGTTGTGAAATCTCTACCGATTGTTGTGCAGATACCATTTGACCTTGCATATCAGCCAGCGCCTTAGCAGACTCTAAAGTCTTACGTTGGTCTTGAGCTTTACGTTGGGTTTCAAATGTAACCTCTTCCTCTTGAGCGATCTTACGATCGGTTAATGTTTTCATTAAAGACTCAGGAGGAGTGATGTCTCCAATCAATGTGTCAACTGCGTGAACGTTGTACATCTCAAGAACTTTAGAGATAGATTCTTTTGCAGCATCCTGACGTTTTTGACGTGTAGACAAGAACGAGATAACATCTGAATCCTGAGCAGAGTTACGGAAGTAGTTACCGATAGTAGGCTCAAGAACTTGCGATACAAGATTCTGCATTGAACCAAATCGGGCAATTACTTTAGGTGCCTCTGGTGCAGGAATGTGAATGATTTGTGATACGTCTAAGTTGAATGGGAAACCGTCTTTAGAACGTACAGTGATCGTGCTTAGTCCTTTATCAAGGTTGTGTGATTCTGTGCGAGCATTTGCCCAGTTCAATACAAGGTTTGTTGTTGGTACAACCTCAATCTTATGAGTATAAGGATTGATTGCGTATTTACCTGGATCCAGCGGAGTGATACAAACACCTTTTTCTCCTTTCTTTACGATATTTCCGTGTTTGAATCCGTCTCCAGTTACGTCTTGTCCTTCCTTACCTACGAAAGAGATGATTACACCTACGTGACCGATTGGAATTTTAGTCATTTCAACTTTCTCAATCTCAACCGCCCAAGGGTTTAATGAGTAGTTACCAGCTTGAATGACTTGGATTTGAAGACCACGTTGCCCTCCGTTAGCTAAAAATTTGTCGAAGTCCTGATAATTATTGTGACCCTCGATAGCATTACCTGCGATGTTACCTTGGTCTAACGGAATACCGTCCAATGAGGTTACCACGCCGACCATACCATCTTCAATGTAGGTGATGTCAGAGATTGCTAAATCGAATAAGTAAGGATTAATACGATAAACCCCGTTATTAAGATATCCAACTTGCTTACCTCTTTGACCTCCGTTTGTTAAGAATGCTCTAGTATCTTGATAGTTGTCGCATTCTACGTGACGTGCTAAGATCGCACCGGTTGGCAATTGCTTACCGTCTTTAGCCGAGAGTAAACCAATTTTACCTTTAGGAATTATAGTTAGTTCAGCTTGTCCAATTGAATACTGCCAAACCCAATATCCCCAATATAAACCAGGGGCTAGAGTATCTGCTTGGAAACCAGGCTCTCCGTTTAGAGCGATGATTTTTCCGTCAGGTAGAGATTTGTTTGCTCCGAAGAGAACAAATTTTTTGGTTACTAAACCGATCTTGTCTTCTGGAATGATTACCATTCCGAAGAAGAATCGTAAAGTGAATTTGTAGAATAGAATTCCTAAGATTGGGATAACCATCCACGAATAGGAAAGTAACATTTGCATTTTGTCTGCCATTTTTCTTTTTTTTTAGATTATTGTTTTTTTACAGGATTTTCTTTTTCTCGTACCTGTGTCAACGAGATTTTTATTTATTATCTTCAATTTCTTTTGATATTCTTAACATCTCAGGTAATCCTAATTCTTGCATGCTCATAACCAACTCGCCTATTCTGACGTCCATCTCAAGTGCTATACAACATTCGATGCAAAAATCATCACCTATTTTAAATCCCGAATCTACCAGATCTACTGCTCTATCAAAAGCGGATAGAGTTATGACAGGTCCACCCTCAAGAAATTTACCTTCCCGAAGTTTATTGCAATAGTAAATAAATACTATTGCACCGTCCATCATTTTCTCGTCTTTCCAGTTCACTTAATCCTTTTTGTAGATTACTCCAGTTACTTTATTTTTTGTCCGAATTTTTCGAATATCCCATCCAATCTAGAATCTTGATTGGCTTCCGTTATTGCTTTCAGTATCTCTTTCTCTAAATTCACCTTAGCACGAAAATTCCACCAACTACATTTGATGTAATCGATAACTAGCATTTCCAACTTATGAGATCTTCTTTGATAGATCTCACACATCTCCATTATAGGATTGGTGAGTTCTCTGATCTCTTCGTAGGTTAAGCTATCTTCCATTATTTTACCTCTTTCCATATTTCTTTCTTTTCGATTTGTTTGTCAATTTCCATTTTTTTCTCTACGAACTCAAAAGCTTCCTTAAGGGTTTTTGAACTGCATCCTCTTTCTGCATGTGGATCCGCGAATCTTCTGATCATATCTTCACTTCCGAATACAGGGTAATCTAGAATATCTTTTGGTTCGTAGATCTTAACCTTACCGTTTTTGATTTCATATTCAACTACAGGTTTAGGTTCTTCGTTCTCCCCTGCCTCACTATCCATAAGCTGACACTTAAGTTCCAGGAAAGGAAAAGCTTCCGCTATAATAACCCATTCGTTGTAAACACACTCTACCGAAGGCCATTTACCGATGTTGTAATTCGAACAACCAATTCTACCGTTCCAAGCACACCAACCGTGAGGTCCGCCGATCCAAGAAGAAGCAATTCTACTATTATGAAGTAGATTAAGATCTTCTAATACACCATATTTTTTAGAGTATGAATCTTTTGCTTCATAATATGCTGTCCAGTTCTTCTCATCGATATTGTGTTTTTTTCTGAGATAGTCATCAAGATCATTGACATTTCTAGCATTACCAGCACCATCACCATAGACCATTGAGTTGATCTCTGCTTCCCATGCTCTGTCATTGCATCCAAAGTAGAAACTATCTGTTCTGATAATGATTTCTTTAGCCTGATCTTCGGTAACAGGTTTACCCTTTACCACTAGTGCTGGCCATTTTGGTAGACCTTTATTGAATAGTTCTTCTTTTGTCATCGAATTATTTTTTGTAAAAGTAAGAGGGATATGCGAAAATAAAAAATTTATTTCACGTTAATCCAAGATATTTCTTTCTGCAGCAGTTTGTCGTTAATAGGAAGGAGATCTAGGCCTAAAACATCGTTAACAATAATCTCCTTTGTTTCTTCGTCAATCTTTCCCCTTAAAGTGGGCCTAATTGTTACCATTCCCTCTTCGAACATTTTTAAAGCGATCTTTCCGTTTTTTGTCATTCTGAATTTGACAACAGCAACAAGAAAATTATCATCTATAAACATGTGGGGAACTGTATGTGAAGCCTCTTCTAGTCTGGTAGTGTACTCGCCAGATTGCTCCATCGAGTCAACTAATTCTCCGCAGAAGTATTCTCTCTCTTCGAGAATCTTAAATATGGATGTAACTGATTTTTCGGTATAAATGTTTCCTACACTATTAGGAACACCTATCTCAAGTATAGGTACTTCTCTAATTATCGATTTTGCATCCTTTATCTTAAGCATTATCCGAATGGATTTGAGATTTGTCTTGTGATAATTATAGAGTCTTCTTCTCCTCTGGATTTTATACCCAGTGAAACAGATTCTCCGTAAGCATCGGCAGCGATGATAGTATCCCCATACGAATCCACCTTGGTGAAGAACGTAACAAAGCCTGCTCCATCACATTTTTGATTGTACCCAACCATTTCGCTATGCTGGATCGCTGCTGAGAAAACAATTGCGCTTCCTCCAACTATTACATACTTTGCTCTAAACATTTTCTTCCTCTTTTTGTTGTTCGTAATTAGGAAAGAGAGATCTTAGATATTCCCTGTTCTGTGTAAAGATTGGTGTTTCTGGATCTGCTTCCCAAACATTTCTTTTATAGGTAGCAGATTCAGGAATGACTACTGTAGTATCGGTTACCTCTGCCATTGTTTCTCTCCTCACAAATTGTTTCTCTACCTTTCTGATAACAGATCCTCTTTTCTCTCTTGGACTGTAATCGTTCCAGTTGATCCCCTTTTGGAAGAGCATTTCCTGCATACCGTCACTCTTAACCCCGTGTAATTCTTTAGAGCTATAAACACTTTGTGCAGCTGAACTGATAGAGTTTCTTGTAGCGTCTTGCTGTCTCCAGATGAAATAGTTTTCAACCTCAGCTGCAAATGGAATTTGAAATACCCTGGCGTCAAACATAGCCATCGGAAATTGTGAGATCTGTGATTTAACTAAGTCTCCCCCGTTCTTAGCTTCTCTAATTAATCTAAGTTGGTTGAATCTGGCAGTTGCCATTGAAGCAGAAACTGAAGCCATCTTTTGTAGATTGTTATCAAACCAAGCGTGTGTTCCTAGATCATCAAAATCTGTAATTAGAATTGAGATCTCATCTGACTGAACGTATGCAAATTTAGCACCCTGAATATTCTTACAGAGGTAAGCTGCAGTTGCGTCCATGTCTTCCATGAGCCACATATCAAAAGGTCTTTCTAAACCTCTTGTGTAAGTATGGAAAGCCTTTCCGTCGATTCTGATTATTGTGTAACTTCTTCTCGGAAGTTTTGTTCTTGTCCTGTCTTCGTAGAAATCTTTCATTCTATCGCCTAGTGCGTCTTTCATTTTTTATAATTTAGATCCGTTACTGTTTTACTTAATTTAGATAAAGCTTCTTTGTAATACTTCTGGTTAAATCCTTCTTTGTTTCTGGGTGAAGGTAGAACGTGGACGAAGTGATTACGCTGCCCGTATAGCATGTCACTGTCATCATCAATGATAATGTAGTTTTCTACGCCCGACTTGTCCATTAGTTTTTGTTGCTCGTCAGCTGACCAGTTGATATGACGGAACCCCAAGTCATGCTCTAAGTAGTAATGAATTTCCATTCCTCGTGGAATACTTATTCCCGAAGTTCTCATTGACGGGGTGATCCCTATTATTTCACCGTGCATATCTTCAAGCTCCCAAACTTTCTTCATAAATTCAATACCACTTGTTCTCCAACTAGATGAGATAACGATTTTCGCTTCAGTTGCATCAATGAGTTGATTTAGCAGATCTTTGCTGCGTTTACAAAATCGCTGATAGTGATCCTTGCGACCGTCTTCCCAAATCCATTCCTGGTATTGGCACTCACCTCTTCGGTAAGCGTTCTCGCAATTAAGAACTCCGTCTATATCTAAGAATATTAGTTTCATCCGGTATCATTCTTCTGTTTTAAAGTTTTCACTCATTCTGGAGTAATGTTCCGCCATGTATTTAAACTCTTCAATCGGACTCAAATCAGCTGGCATTAGAATGCCATTCTTTTTGATGATCGGAATAAATCCTCTCGTATCTTCCTTTTCGATCATCCAAAGAAAATCCCCGCCGTCCTTGGTCTTTCCCAGAACTAAATAACCACTGTCATCATTAGCAATGTCCATAACAGTGACCATCTTTCCGGCCAATGCCTCTTTGTATTCTTTTTCCAGATTGATTTCCTCACCTGTCAAAAAATTGAACTGGGGATTTGGCCAAATCTTAGTGGCCTCGAATGTTGTCTTTATCCAGACGTTTCCTTTTGGTCCCATAATTATTTTAAATTTATTGAAATTGCTTTAATTTTTTTACATTTTCTAGGATACATTACCCTTATCAGAAATGAAGATATCTTAGCAAATGTACGATCGTCCTTAGTTCCCCAATGAGTACAATTTATTCTATCCATGCAATCCTTTATAGAGCTCTTATTTTTCTCTGGATTATAAATAGCAGATTTATATGATCTTTTGAAAGATCCGATGCAGTGAAGTACCATTCTGTGTGTCGGAATGACCGAAGTATAAAAGCCATTGCTATTCTCTGACTCTTTCCATATCTCATATCCCCATCGAAATGTGCTTGGCATATATTGCTTATGCTCAGGATATTTGTAGCCCTTCTCTTTAGGCTTTATGTCGATCTTATATTTTCCTATACGAAATGACATTTTCCTTTCTTCTATCTTTTTCTTTCCTAGATTGTAATAATGGTTCCATGAATTGAGAGCGAACATCATACCAGAGGCGCTCGCTTTCTCCAAACGTCGATTGGCTTCAGACCAGCTAACACCCTCCGGAGGATTAGTGTAGCAATCTCCGTCTTTTATCCATGTGAAGTTCAGATACGAAGCTTCGCACCAGTCTACGTTAGTGCACTGGTAACCGTCTTTCATAGAAGGTGTTCCGTTTGGATTTGATACGTGTTCGCTCATATCTTCGTAACGGTCTCTGTGGGTTACCTCTAGTTTGGATTTGCAGACTGGACAATGGATGGATCGATCACTCATTTTATTTTATACCTAAGTAAGTCAATACCGATTTCCATCCCGGAAATTGATCGGTTCCGAAATGAATATGTTCTCCCTCGAAATCAGCTACACCATTGGCAATTCTGTCGTCGATAAGAAAATCACCCTTAACCAATCCCTTGTGATGGCAAAGGATAAGCTTCTTATTGGCAGATTTACCTAAATGTGTTTCTACCCAAACTCTTTTCTCTGCCCATGCATCAGGATTGCTCCAAGGTGGTGTACTTAAAATGTAGGTCTCGTACTTGTCCTGCAAAGCATCCCATGCACTTATTGCACCTTCAATAGGCTCGAGATCTTTGTATGCAGTCGGGTGCTTAAATAGGCTATGTCCCTTTATACCCTGTGCTTCTAATTCCTTTGCTCTTTTGTCAAAGTCACAGATAACCCCATCCATATCTATTAGAACGATAGGCTTTGTTATTTTAATGCTAGCTCTTAACCACGGTTGGCTCATAATTATTTTTCAAAAAGGTTAATAAGATATTTGTACATTTTGTAATATTCGTGACCTGGGTACTCAACTGTAATAGAATCACCACCTATGAAACCCAATGATCTTGTGAACTCTGTATTTTCTTTCTTATACATCTCAAACATACGACTCTTGGTCATCTTTGAGTACTGGACGTTGGCAATACGATCACACATCTTTACAAAGACCGCACCTGGAGTGTTACGGATTCCCTCGTAGTATTTGTCGTTTGCTCTTTCTTTACGATTCTTTCCTTTCTCGTTTGAAACAGCATAGATAATATCTGCAGCTTCTTGTCCAAGTATTTCCTTAACATCGTTATAAGAATTGCGAGTGTCTTCAATTAAATCGTGACCCCAAGCAGCTCGTAAACAAGCAGTTCGTAAGGTTAAGGTTAGATCTTGGCCTTTGTCAATTTCTTGTTTTCCCGTGTAATAATCTACTTCATTGTCAAGAAGATGTTGAAAATCTTTTGCGACATTTGCGACCATTCTTAGATGGAATTCGTATGGCAGATAGGTATCGTACCAATGATTTGTTTTAGCGTGCTGATCTACGCACCATTGTTGCATGTTCATCTTAACTTAATTTTTTGGTTTATGTTCTGAGAATTGGAAATGTTCAATATCATTTTATTGTCGACGTAGACAACTACAGTCTTATATTGAATCTCTTCTCCAGCGTTAACGAAGGAAATGATGTGTAGTTCGTCTCCGTCATTTACGTTTTCGAGAGTAAATGTTGGATTTGTGTTGTAGCCATACACGGAGTCGCTAAAACAAACGCATTGTGTCTTGTTTAAATACATTGCAGTGTTGGATGGCTTTACGTAGTCTCCAGACTGATCTACTGCAAATGTTATAACCCTTACATTGTGGGTTGTTGCTGCCTTGGTGCAGCCAATGATTGTGATAAGAAAAATTGATAATAGGAATCTCATACCTTATATTTTAGACAAAAATAAGGAATGATTCCGAGGTAAAAAAATAAATCGGAGGATTTGTTTGAGATTAAGAGAACCTCATGCGGTCTTTGGCGCTGAAGTATTTAGGATCAATTTCATTCTCAAGGTTGAATTCCAATCTTTGAACGTTACCATTAGGTGAGAACTGCCAATCTATTTTAGTCCCAATTTCTTCTGAAAGGGTTTCCGCAATATCGTCTATGTAGTATGAGATTCTTTGTGGTATTCTGTTGTCGAATGATTTAGGCCAATACTCAAGAACAAATTGCTGGGGATCAGAAACCTCAACGAAATCCACATCCATCGTTCTTGCATTGAAGTGAGATATTATTGTGGGTTTTAGATCATCTAGAATTTTAACCAGCATCTCCACCCCATCATCTTCCTTCTTATCCCAAAGCTCATATAGTTTAATGTTCCTCATTAGAGATGCTTTAATATTCTGGATGATCTAACGTATGCTTTCACGATCTTAACGATATCCGTTTCCTCCATCTTTTCTAGCGATCTTAGGATGGAATCAAGGGTTTCCCTGTCCTCTATATCAGAAATTGTATTTAGTATAGTTTTATCTGATGAGTAGATTTCCGCTATGACCCATCCAATATTTGTTTCCTCCAATTCGGGTAATTTTCCTTCATAAAAGAAAGAGTCAACCACACTTCTATAATTTTCCAATATTCTCTTTTTAATCGTTGGTTTTAGAGAATCCGGAATATTTTTTTTACCCACCTGGATCATGACTCTAACCTTCTTGATTTCCTTTATGATCTCTTCGATAGATTGATTTACTACCTCTAGAACCTGATCTCTGCTATCAGCACTCCATTTTACTTTAAATTCCCTAGTATTTCCTCTGTGGGATAATGATCCGGAGTCTAATATGTCTGAGGTGTGCTTTCCTATTTCCAGCTTGCGATCTCTGGTAAAATGTATTATGATATTGTTTGTCTCTTCAAAGTAGCTTGGAACAAACTCTATCTCTGTCTTCTCTAGAAGCTTAATATATTTCTCAAGATCTTTTGTGGATATCTTCGCATAGAAATAATCGCGACTATTTAAGTGTTTGAATATTCCTTCCGATAATCCTGATTTTTTAAGAACACTTAATACTTTACAGTTATTCTGAATATAGTCGATGTCCTCCTGAGTTAAGTTATAAGTCTCCGGAGTTTCTGACTCTGCCAGCCAATTCTTATATTTCAGTAGGTGATTCTGCATTCTCTATATATCCCTCGGAGACCTCTTCTTGTGGGATAATGGTTACCTCAGTAACCTCGGAAGACTCCTCTATTTTTGCTGGTTTTGCTGATTTCTCTTTAAATGGAGATATTTTCTTATAAATGCACTCTATTTCCTCAAATGATAGGTTGCTCTTCTTACCGTTTATATCAACTGTGCAAGCAACGACATTTCCTTCTACATAGCCTTTAGCCGAGTCAACCCGATCAAAGCTTCTGGAATAGTTGCCTTCCTCCTCGAATTTTTTATTGGTGTAATAGCAGGTTTGGTAGCTTAGTAGTTTTTTAACTGATTCAAATGATAAATTAAATTCTAATTTTCTATCTGCTGCACTTTGGTAGATCTTTAGCATCTTTTTAGCTACCTCTAAATCACTGACCTCTTGGTCATTTTTTTGCTCTATTTTCGGTTTTACTTGGTTTCTCTTCGGTTTATTGTTTTTTCTTTCCATATATAAAAGATGCGTTACTTAATTTGTTTCCTACTATTTATCCCTTTAGTTTCTTCTGCTCAAATCAAAGTAGACAAGGCTGGAGATTTCTGGGATCTTAAAGTTGATTCAGCCTTAAATAAAATAAAAATGGTCGACTCTGCTTATTATAGTCACATTCTGGAAGTTTGTGACACAATTTCATTCTGGGGCGGAAACTTTTCTAGCTGCTATGGCGGATACGGAAAAAAAGGAACTATCATCATCTCATCTAAAGATATGAGATCTAATGATATAGATGACATTTGTGCGGTCATTGTACATGAGTCGCTTCATCTAAAATTATTAATGGATGGGGTAGAGATGGACGGTAATGATGAGGAAGCACTTTGTTATGCTTATGAAAGGGCTTATTTATTGAAAGTACCTGGTGTTAATGAATATCTAATAAAACACGCAGAGAATCAGATAGTTATAATGAAGGCTAAAGGAAATCTATGTCCTCAATATCCTCCAGATCGTATCCAGCATTAAAACTTCCGGTAGCGCTAACAGACATAACATATTCTTCGCCGTCAGAAGTTTCGTAACTTTCGAAGATCAGAGTTGTCATCCCGTCTTCGCGGAATATCTCGGTCTGTTCGAATTTTCCATTAACCATATTCTTACCATTCCAGAATAACATTTCGATGTTATTCTCATTAAACTCATTAAGAGCAATTTCTTGCATGCTTGATTTATTCAGAACGTCATAAGAAACTATCCCGTTGTGTATATTAATACAGGATTTGTATCTCATGAAGTTGGATACTATTATAATGGTTAAGCCATATTCTAGATTTTCTATTGGATTTGAATAGTCTATATTACTAGCTGATATAAGAGCTCTTAAAGCTCTTTCGTCCATATTAGGATATAACTCAATCTCGTAATTCTTTTCTTTTAAAGATCCGATTAGACTTATGATTTTTTCAGGGGTGTAATTTTTTCCAAGCTTTGCTTTGAATTTTTGACCATACCTTCTCCTTTTGAAGATATCTACCGCATCGAAAAATTCAGCAATCTCCAGAGCTAGATCCTCCTCCTTTGGGTGGCTAAATTCTTCGTACAGTTTAAGATTTTGCATGGATTATATATCCCAGCCACCCCCAACTCTCTTCTCCCATTCCCATGCACTTTTAAGAATGTCAAGGGTGGTTAGCTTAGCCTCCCATCCTAGAATTTCTTTAGCTTTCGAAGGATCACACCAAACTTCAGCTGGATCCCCAGGTCTTCTATCTGCTTTTTCACAGACAATAAGATCTGGCTCAACGTCCATGACGAAAGTTTCTATCATTTCATAAACAGATGTGCCTTTACCTGTTCCTATATTGAATGTCTCAAAGGTGTGAATTTCCTGCTTATCTAGCCACTCCAGTGCGGCCAAATGTGCTTGGGCTAGATCTGTTACGTGGATGTAATCTCTAATAGCAGATCCATCTGGTGTTGGGTAATCAACCCCTGTAACTTTGATTGGCTGTTCATAAACCCCAGCAGCTGCCTGTGTGATGATCGGTACCAAATTACCTGGCTTTCCTTTTGGACTTTCCCCTAACAGATATGTGTGATCTGCTCCTGCTGGATTAAAATATCTTAGAGCTACAGATTTTAGATTTTTTACTGCTGTGCAGTCTTCCAGTATCCATTCTCCCATAATCTTTGAACAACCGTAAGGAGTAGATCCCTTTAATATCGGATGGACTTCATTGATCGGTAAATAGTTAGGATGTCCGTAAACTGTCGCAGAGCTAGAAAAGATGAAATTCTTTATGCTGAAGATTTCGCAAAGCCTGATCGCAGTCATCAGAGAATCAACATTGTTTCTGTAATAAGAAAGCGGATTCTCTTTTGATTCTGGTGAAGATTTGAAAGCTGCAAAATGTATAAGTGCATCTGCATGTCTTGCGTGCTCACCAATCTGGTCGTAGATGTCTAATGGATTCTTTAACATCGATGCCTCATAGAATAAAGGTATCTTTCCGGAAGCCTTATATATGTTATTAATAGAATCTCTCGAAGAATTGGAAAGGTCATCGATTATAATTACCTCGTGTCCTGCTCTGATAGCTTCAACCGCCGTATGTGAACCGATGTATCCGGCTCCTCCTGTGATTATTATTTTCATATACTGTTTTCCAGATCCTCCAAAGAGGCTAAGATTTTGTGAGATGCGATCTTAGCCCAATCATCAGGTAAACTCTTTGAATGCTTAGTGTACTCTGATTTTATTCGGCTCTCGATCATTAATGCGATTCTTTCCTTTCTGCTCGGTTTGATTGGTCCTTTAAGTTTATCGACTCTTAATACTGAACCTTGTCCGTGCATCACCTGGATAACGTATGATCCGATGTAGTATGCTTGACCTGTGAAGTCATTCAAATACTCTTCGTCGTCACACTCTTTGCAATGCTCCTCCGCATAGTTGAATGCTAACCACAGAAGTCGTTCTCTTGGCTCGTATCCTCTCTTATACTCCCTGTCCCGATACTTGTCAGATTCATACCATGCACAAAGTTTTTCGATTGCTGCATCCATATCGGGTTCAGCCCACTTCTTAAACCTATCAATCCAAACCATTTTATGGTTCATATCGTTTCTGAGTTTTTCCGCGTACTTCTCCAATGAAGCTTTACCTTCCTCACTTTCGAACCAATCGCTTATATCTTTTAGGTTCTTATTCATCTTCTTTCTCCACTAAGTATTTTGCACACTTGTATCCAATAAACATTCCAATTGAAATACCTAAAAATAATCCTCCGAAGAATAATGTAATCTCCGTTGTTGTAAAAACCTCACTAATTCCTTTCATGTTACTTCTCTTTTAATAAAAACGTATTTGATATAGCTTTAAAAGAAATACTCTTGTCTCTATTTCTGATAACTATACCCTCTCTATCTGTTCCCTCATTCAATCTTGATTTACCGTCAGCATATCTGATGATCTCCTCGATTGTTGGAGGTAATTTGTAATCGTAATTAACGACAGGCACAAGCTCCAAAGGCTTATCGTCTACATTTATTTTGTGTAGAAAATGAACCATGTCATCAAGACTAAGATACTCTTGCTTGTCGATGTTGAAAATGTTAAAGATCAATACAGTTTGACCTTTAATTTTGTAGGGGTTACCCTGAACGCCTTCTCCGATAAGCTCACCTTGGATAGAGTAATTCTCCCCTATGTTTCTTAATTTCTCTTCGATAAGCAATTCTCTAGCAACCTTCCAGAAAGTATTTCCCTCTGTTTCTAATAGCTCCAAATTTCTTGAACACACGCCAAATACACCATCCTTGAAATAATATGTAGCTGAACTTCCGTCGAGTTTTTCTGTTACGTAATAGTGCTTATCAAGCATGCTGTCGTATTCCTTAGTCATGTTCTGGATTCTCTCCTCGTCCGTTTTTCTAATGAAACCTGGGAATAGACCTTTAACCTTTCCTGCAAGTTCTGCTGGAACTGGTGGCTCGTACTTAAGAACACCTAGGTATTCTGTTACATCAGCACCTTCCTCGATAACAAAAGCGTCATCATAAGGTCCAATCTGAAGCTGATCTCCCCAAGGCTGCTTGCTGACACCGATTACGAATTCATCTGGACCTTCCAATATATTGAGTGGAAGACAAAGTCCTTGAGAAACCTGGCCTCTTAATTTGATTGTCTTTAATCTGAATCCTTCGACATCACCCATCTTTTTATAAGATGATTTTCTAAGAAATTCGAATTCTTCTCTCACAGGTAAGAACGAATCAATTTCGAAATAAACACAAAGATCCCCTTCATTAAATTCTCCCTTCTTAGAAACAACCTTCCAAGAGTTAACAGTTACGATTTCTATTGCGTCTGCTCCCTCGATGGGAAGTATGTTTCCGATTCTTTGTATGGATGCTAATTTCCTTTCCATTCTTATTCTATTGATTTTAATAATTGATCCGCCCAATCGTGGGATTTTTTACATCTTTCGATTTCTTCATCAAGACTTTTTTGACTCCTATTTAGATTAGCTTCGTAAGATTCTCTGAGATCTTTCTTAACAGAGTCCAGATCAATAGGGGTATCTAATTTTTTATAAAGACGCTCAATTTCTCCTTCATAATATTCAACGTCACCATCATATTTTATTGTTTCGGTGAGTTGTTGAATCATAAAATTCTTAAATTCCACATGATCTGTGGTTGGTGGTTCCCACTCAGATGTTTCTTCCAGCAAGGAATCTAATCTCTCTCTAGCTTCTTTAACCTTTCTCATTTTTTCGGAGTAGTATCTGATATCATCCTTTATTTTCTCGTGCTCCTCTTTAATGAAGTGCTCGTCAGGTAGCGTATCGAGTTCTGCAAGATTTTTCTTTGCTTCCTCAATTCTTTCGTAATAGAAATCGTCTGGAACCCTGTGTTCATATTTCTTGCTCAGAGGTTCGTCTCTCATATGAATCGCTGCCCCGAAAGCTCTCATGCAAATCTTTGCAAAATCTTTGAATGTTTTGGTGGTTCCGTCAACCACTCCTGCTGTGTATCCTGTTGGCATATTTCCTATTTTATTTGTTGTACCATGAAACGTGGGTTGCATCTAGCTGGGGATCAGAGAAAACCATGTCTTCTGATTCCAATCCATCTTTTACCCAGTATCCGTGACCATCCCACTTAGTTAGCTCTTTGTTACTAACTGCGATGTTAAAATCTTCAACTGTTATTACTTCGGATGCTCTTCTGGTAGAGTTCTTGTAAGTTCTTAAATCGGTTTCCATTTTATTGTTCTTCGTATATTTTATCGATGGTTTGAGAAATTATTCCATTATACGGTATCCATTCTTGAATCATTGTTTTCTTCTCATAAGGGATCGGAACATGGCATCCGTGATTTTCCACTGGAATCAAAGCTCTGCATTGAGCGGGTCTTTCCTCGAAAGACTTAGAACAACCTGATTCTGTCAAGAAAACACATTCACCTCCCCAAGATCCATCTACTATTCTACCTGCTGATTTTTTAGTCTGAGGTCTTAGATAGTAGAACGTCATGTCCGAATGCTCAGATTTACCTGTAAGATCTCCCTCCCAGTAATCGAACTGGTATCCGGCTTTAAAAAGAGAGATAAGTGAATCGACAGTTACCTCTTCCAAATCCGAAGGAGAAACTATTCCAGGTAGCCTTTTGCAGCATTGACCACAGCCGGAGCATAGTGATGTATTTTCGTTGTTCTTGATCATATTAAATGTGACAATCGTAGATTGAGATTTGTGTGTCATCTGGTAATTCGTCGATCATCTTGGCAACCTCCGAATTCCACTCGTCCCTGTACTTTTCGTTGCTTATGCTTGCCCACCAGCCCATTTCACCTCGTTCATACCATTTGCCATCTTTGAGAACTGCAAATGTTACGAATGAACCATTTGCTGCATCGATGCAGTAATCTTCTCTGGTGCAGTTGAAATCTTCAAGATTAATACCGAATAACTCATGACTATTCTCCTTGTTCCATTCGTCTAATTTTAGAACAGCTTCCTGATTTCTGTAATATTCCCTAGCACCATCAATATCTCCAGGAAACATGTTTTCCCTTACGTGCTTCCATTCTAATGGTTCTGGGCATCCTTTTACGATCTTCTTCACCTTGTCCCAAAGTTCTCCAGCTTTCTCGGCTGCATCCTTTCTCATGTTAAAGAAGTCTATGTCTTTCTTGAACGCAGAGTCTGCTGTTCCTTCCTCCGCAGGAGAACTGAATAACCCTGCACTCCCGACTTCTCCATCAGCCCCTTCTTTAAGCTTAAGAAATCCTGACCATCTTCCTCCTAGAACATACCAGTCCCATTTGGCATTGGGATTTTCCCAGTAGCCGAATTTACCTTCATTCTCTTTGTATCCCTCATTCTCTGCGAAATCCTCGAATGATTTGAATTCGGATTTCTCGTCTTCCGTTAGATCTTCCCAACTTTGTTTGAGAGATTCGGTCTCGTCCACAAATTCCATGTATTCTTCCGGACAGTCGCCCATGTTGTTTTCTTGGTAGGGAGCTAGTTGCTCTTCTGGATTCTCCCCGATAACCATAACTGTGAAATGACTCATATTCTTGTTTTTCTCAAAAGTATGATATATGATCGGTATAAAAAAATTTTACTGCTGTTTTTTTGATATATAATGCATGAAATATCCTAAGAAATATCTAACTACAAATCCCAATATTATGAAAAGGGAGATTAAAAAGCATGGAGATAAGGCCGATGATGACAGTTCAGCATACGGACCTTGGGATGCTGATTATAAAAGTGGCAAAGCAGGAAAGGGTAAACCAGTTCCGACTAAAACTAGCAAATACACCAAGAAGTATAAAGAGATGTTTGGAGAGGGCGAAGAATACGAGGCAAACAACGTGATTAGCTACGATTCTTATGAAGAGCCAGAGAACATCTTCGAAGAGATAGTTTTAGAGGACGAAAGCATAACAGCTGAAATGTTAGAAGAGGCTTCTAAAATGGGTAAGAACAGTCCTGTTTACAAAGCTTTAAAAAAGAAATCAGATAAAACAGGATTTCCTTTAGGCATACTAAAGCAAGTTTGGTCTAGAGGATATGCTGCTTGGAAAGTTGGACATATCCCAGGAACTACTCCTCAACAATGGGCAATGGCTAGAGTAAATTCTTTTCTTACTGGCGGTAAAACTACAAAGATGGGTGATAAAGCTCTTTATAAGAGAGCTAAGGCTAATTTAAAAGATCACTAAAATTTCTCGTATTTCATTGTATCGGTTGCTAAAGTTAGCAACCTTTTTTGTAGCTTTTCGAATTCTATCTGCTGAAAGGAGTCTGAGTTGAACACCTCAAATCTAACATTGGATTCACTGCTCCACATATCTTTAACAACCAGAACATGGTAGTCAGCCATATTTTTCCCAACGTTCTCTGCCATGATCGTCATTGCTTCTGACGAAGACTGTCTAGGCATTCTAATTACAAAGATCGGTTTTGGTTTTGGATTGTATAGAGCCATTATAATATTTTTTTCTGGTAATCTATAACAGAATAACCCTCCGGCTCATGAACAATTGGCTCTAAAGTAGAAAATATAGGAACTCGAGTATCGTAATTCCAATAGAGCCAAATATCCCATGCATGCCATCCACTATTGGCTAATTTGCTCTGAATGCTTTCTTTTTCTGATTCAAATATCATATAACAGTGAGCACACAGGAAATGATCTATCTGTTTGTAGTCACCCATATAGATTGCAGTGTCACTAACCGAAGCTCTTGATGCTGTACCATAGCTAACAGCACCGAAAGTAAACATAGCACCAGATCTGGCTAATCCAAATTCATAAGCATCGTATATCTTCTGAGTGAATTCTTCTGGACTTAGGTCATACACAACGTCGCTTTCAACAACGATCAAAGCATCGTAGTTTCCGAAATCTTCCACAGCTGATCTGTGGGCAACATAAGCACCGTAGTGACCATAAGAAAGTACTGGTGGGTTGTTGATGAAATCTTTTGATCGGTCTATTATTTCTGGTTGAGCACAGTTTTCAGAAGGTAATTCAGTTCTATTAACAACTGAATACATTTGGGAATAGCAAGCAAAGTTACTTGATATTTTTTCAAACGCGGAAACAGAAGCTCTCTGTTTAGCCATAACAGAATTCCATTTATCGGAGGGAATATCCTGTGGCTGGTTTGGATCCAGTAGTAAGTGACAGATCTTTATTCTTGGTCTCACTTCTTAAATCTGTTTAGAGAGTTCTGTGAAATGATGTTCCATTTAGCATTTCCTATAAATTCTTTCAGCGAGGAGGCATTACTGTAACTCATTGCAGAGCTAAGATAGCTTACAAAATTATCTCTCCATCCTACTAATGTATATTCAACCGGTTGCATTCGACTAACACCCTCGCTTGTCTTTAACTCAGTCTTACCCATAGACTTCTGAGCCTCTTTGGTGCTCATACCTCTGAACTTCTTAAACATCTTAGTTCCGTATTTGAATAGCTTCTCAGTCTCCATAGCATATTGATTGATCTTCTCACCAGGTTCGGTCCAGCCTTCCCCCTTCGTATTAGCTAAATAGGTGTCGCCTGCGCTCTCCAAAGCTTTATTCAATATTGAACCAAGCATAACATAATCTGCGCCCAAAGCGAGCGCCTTAATGATGTCTGCGTAACTTTTAAATCCCCCGTCGGCAACGATTTTAGCCGGCGATGCTAATTCACAGCTTATTTGATAGCACTCATGCACCAAAGATGCCATAGGATATCCAACCCCTGTTTGTACTGTGGTTAAACATCCACCTCCGTTACCTATACCTATTCTAACGTAGTCTGCACCTGCATCGGAAAAAAGCTTATAAGTTTCCGGATTTGCAACATTGCCGACCATTAAGATAAGATCGTTACCGTAAAGAGATTTAGCCTCTGCAGTCATGTCTAGCAAACTTTGCATGTGTCCATTTGCAATGTCTATGAGAATGTAATATTTTTCGGCTACTGATATTTTTCCACTATCCAAAAATATTTGTTTAAACTCATCCTTTCCAAAAGATAAAAAGTCGTTGAAGTCACTGTCAAGCTTAACACCAAATGATGGTGCTTTTCTTGGCCTTATGACTCTTATACCTGAATTCTGGAAGAAGCTATAATTATCATCGCTGACCACTGTATCCATCGGAGCGGTAAATAGAGGAAGGTAATTATCCTCACAGAAAACATTTACCTGTTTTCTGGATTCTATTTGGCTTATCTCAGCTGGCTGGATAAGTATGTCATCAAAGTCAAACTTCATTGGATTGTTTTAGGTAATCTACCGCTTTCTGCAGTCTCTCTGCATCATCCGGATTAAATATAAATTCTTCAAAAGCACCAAATCTTGATTGTCTACCTAATAGATATTGAACCGCATATTTGAGTCTCTGGAAAAAGGATTTTTTATTGAGGTGCACGTGGGCATACAACATAGGGAAATCATCGTCTTCTCCATATAAAAAGACCATCTGATGCTCGGTGGAGTGGCACTCGCAAATAAAAATTTCTGGTGGGTTATTCTTCATGGTGGGTTAATGATCTAACAAAAGGTCTGTCTAGGAAACATTTATAAGCATCCCAAGACCCTCTTAGCTGGTAAGTGTAATATCCATACGGATCGTCATATTGATCAATGACTTCAACAAAATACTTTTGATCGCTGTCTTCGATCATGTTGTTAATGAATTCTTTCAAATCCCTCTCATCTGATGAGATGATGCCTACGTAAAAATATATTTTATTCTTCATGTTCTTCTTTGTCCCAGCCGTTTTCTGAGTACATGTACTCGCAGCATGGATATTCTCTTCCTTTGTCATCTAGAGTAGTCCACATAACGTCTTTCTCTATCCACATCCAGTCTTTTCCTTCCTCGCCTTCAGGTAAGTAAGGCTCATTAAGTGCCGGATGGTATGAATTAGGATCGACGTAATTGTGGTTACAATCGCATCCCCTAGGAACGCATTCGTCACAATGATCCGGATTACCGTCAGAGTAACCTGGCATATAGCACCAAACTGCTACTTTACCACAATCACATAAATCTTTACCAGCTATCGACATCGGTTAAATCTAATTCAGTTTTTGTTTGGTGGCTATAAACCACGATTCCACTTCCGATACCGGTTGGCGATATCTTCCAAGTGAATAATCCATACTCACCGTAGATTGCTTTGATGTGGGATAACCATTCATCGTACATTTTCTGTTGTTTCTCGTTGAGCTCCTCATGGATCACTGTTTTCCTTGGTTCCGCCATTATTTATCCTCCGTGATACTTTTTATACTCTTCTTCTTCCCTGAATTTTCGATAATTCTCTAAATATTGCCAGATATTTTTCCCGCCTGCTGGATTCATTGAATGAACTATGTATTCGGGAAGATCTTGATCTTTATCCATACAGTAGTCAACCAACCACTTAGCGCAATCATAACCGGTTTTCTCTGTGAACTTCTCGTAGTTCTTATCGTAAACCTCGTTACCTGCATACATGTCATTTGAGTAGTGCTCGTCTGCTAGATCGTGATCAAAAGAGATCATGTCAGGTAAACCATTCTTCTCGATGAAGCTAACAAACTCGTCGTAGTTTCTAGCTATAACCCATTGATTAAGATTATATAATCCCGGATTGGGCATGTACCTTGAGCAATCAACAGGAAGTCTGTAGTCGTCCAAGAATAAATTATATGTTTTCATTTTTTTCATTTTATCTTCTAAACCAGTTTATCATGCCGTCCCAGAGTGCATCACCGTGATTAATGAAGCCATAATCTTTGGTCTCTCTAAAACGCTCCTCTTCCATCTCTCTGTCCTGTCTTTCGGTTTCCCATTCTTCACCTTCTTTGGGGAGATCAATAGGTTTTTTCCTTATACTATATTCCTTCCACCATCTTTCCTGCTCCATTTGGGTGTAGTCAGGTGCAACCCTTATCTCGCCGTGACAATGCGAGGGTTCTACTGTGGCAGGAAGACCATAATACCATATCTTCCTCCCTCTTTCCCCCTCTGGATTTAGAAAGTTATACGGATGCTCCATCAGGTTAACCATCAGATATTGTGCTTTGCTTAAGGCATAGGCAACGTCACGTGATCCAAAACTGTATATAAGTTTACCGTTTGCATAAATCTGACATTGGCCGGAGCTTCTTATGTCCCACTCGTCCCACTTATGTTTTGCGTAATTACTTTGCTTGAATCTAACTTCCCAGCAAATTCTATTAACACCTATATCGACGTAAGGAACCAAATTCCTCTCCGGAGTGATCTCTCCTTTAACTGCGGGAGAGGAGAAATCAAGCCACCATGTGGCAGGCGTACCATTCCATTTTCCATTCTGATGCTCATAACCATCGATATCATAAACCACGTATGGCGTATCATCAATCATGATTTCAAATGCCTTTCTTGCCTTCCCGAACTTCTCCCTTGCTTGGGATAGTGTCATGGGTATCACTTTTTCGTTCTCCTCCATTTCTTAAAGTTTTACATCGAATCTTTGTCTCATACGATCCAGCGTTTCCTCGGGAACGTTGTGGACATTTGAGTTACCGTGTCGGTTCTCTACGATTAATGTTGTGACTTGATAACCGTATTTTTTGGCAAGATCGATATAAGCCTGCATTTCCCATTCTTGTGTGAATGTATTTGAAACCACGATCTCTGGATAATACTGAGGATTAACCTGGTGATCTTTCATTCTAGTCTCAACCTCGTTTCTGCACCATTCATGAGCTTCTTTCAATCTTGATGCGTCAAAGTTGTATTCACCAGTCTCTTTGTTGTGAAAAAACTTATCAGCCTCACAAACTGCATACTCGTTCCAGATGTGCTTTGCGAAAGTAGACTTACCTGATCCTGGTATTCCTCTTACAAGAAATAGTGTTGGATTCAAAGTGCTGTATTCTTCGTTTCTTACATTTTCCATTATTCGAAAATTATCCCTTCTTTTTCAATATACTCCTTAAAAGCATTCTCAGCTTCTTGTCTTGTTGGGTAATATCCAATAATCTCATCGTGAGCTGTCGGATCATTAACTCCAAATTTTTCTCCCCCGATTGTGGTGAAGACGAATGTGTCTAAAATTTCTTGCGTTACCATTTTTCTGTTTTTATTCTTCCGAGTGATGATCTTGGGGTAATACCAGGTGCCTAACTGGCCTTCCCTTCATAATCTTTAGTATCTCATTTAAGCTGTAAGGCTCGAGATTGTTTCCATCTACTCCCACATCCATTGCCTGTCCTTCGTGGATTTTTAATTTAGGTGGTAAATGAACGTGCCCATGTAAATGCGGAACGTTCTTATTCATACCATCCCAACTTGCTATCGGAAAATGACAGCATACGAATTGGTATTTACCCATCTCCTTGCCTTCTGGCCTACGGATATCTATAATATCGTAGCTTGAAACTTGCTTGAAATGGCCTTGTACGCCCTCCTTGTTATTTCGGATGTGGTGATCGTGGTTGCCTAAAAATAGTATCACGTTCTTGCAAGCTATTTTCTTTCTGAACTCCGCAATGGATTCAAATCCACCAAAGCTCCAATCACCTAGATGAACTAGGTAATCGTCCGGTCCAACAACTGAGTTAATACCGCTTACAATAGCATCGTTCATTTCACCCAAAGAGTGAAAGTCTCGTGTGCCTCTTCCTCCCGGCCAATTAGAAGTGGCGCGGCAAATATTTGAGTGATTGTAATGAGTGTCACTCGTAAAAAATATGTTCTGATTTTTTTCTAATATAATTTTCATTTCTTAATCTTTTTTAAGCCATTTTGAATCCGCTGGAATTTCTTCCTCTTTATTCCAAAATGGTTTTTGATATTTTGGTTTTATTATCTTCCAGGTGATGTGATCGTAGTTCTTTCCGTCCCATATTGCAAAACATATAGATCTTATGCTTGGTTCAACCTTACAAAATTCTAGATGCTCAGCAAACTCTTTCTTAGTAGGTTCAGTTTCACGATCGTTATACTTACCATATCTAAAATAATCGTGGGTCTTACCTGCTCTCTCCTCGATTGCGTATTTATGATATTGTAAATCCCGAATAGTTTTCTTAACCCATTTGTCAAACTCATCAGGAACTCTGTCTAGAAATTCATCAAGATCTCTACCGTCTTTTAACAGCTCCCAGATATCAACGTTTGAGAAGTTGGTTAGCAACCTATGCAACCTAACGTACTCCTCCCCTTTGATCTTCATTCTGAATCCAGATTTGAATTTGATTACAAATCCTTCAGCATTGTTCTTGATCATCGATTTCAGTTGCTTATAATCTTGAACCCCGTCGTACTTCTTAACAATCTTGAATCCTAGATTGTTGTAGAGATTCGCGAATCTAATACCTTCAAGATGTATGTCGTTGTCGTGGATTCTAAGCTCGTATCCGTCCTTGTTATCGATAACAGCAAGCATAACTAAATCTTCGTACCCGTAGTCACAAACGATTCTGTTTTCTGGATAGATGATTTCAAAAAGGTAAGTGTATCCTGGGATCAACTTTTCGTACCTGTATCTGCTCAGAATCTCTTTACCCTTTATTGCTTGGTCTGAGGCAAAGGATCCACGGGTAGCTAAATGCCATTCCCCTTCGTAGTGAAAAAGAATTCCTAGGGATCCGTCCATCTTTTCAAACACCTCAAAATCCTCATTTGGTATTTCTCCTGACTTATGTTCTTCCATGTTAAAGAACTTAGGAAAAACCCTAGCCACGATGTTGCCTTCACGATCCAGAACAGTACCTCTCATATTTAACGTGATCTCATCCCAAGATTCACTAAACTGGCAATCTCTTGAATAGTTATAGATATCCAGAGGCAAAGTTGGATGCGGATTCTTTATCAGAAGTCCACGCTCAATGTATTCGTTTAATATGTTTAAATCGTATTTCATTCCTTTATTACGTGATAGTAAATTGTGCTTGGATAGTTACCGAATACAAAAACAGTAACTGGACAAAGCCAAAGTACTTGGTTAACGTCTTCTTCCTTGTAGGTGTGTGCTATATAAGTAGCACCGTATTCGTCGCTCTCATATAAAAGCATTTTCTCGGATAGCGAATTCTGATCAGATAAAGTTAAAACAACGGCATCTCGGTTTCCCGAGATGTAGTCTAGCCAATCATCGGCACCGGAAACCATCTCGCACTCTTCCACAGTTCCTCCTTGTGCAATGTACTCAGGTAGATCTGCGTACCATCTTTTGTTCTCGTCTCTATAAAACCTTATTACCTTCCTCAATTTTTCTCTCTATATAAGATGCTATGTCCACTATCGAATTGCCGTCAATCCAATTGTAATTAACTCCGTTGAAAACAACAGAGAAGTCTCCGTCAGTCCAATCATAAACAGCTTCATCGAATTTCTTGATCTGGATTGTCTGCTTGTCAAGACGCTTTATGGCATTCTCTAATGTTTTGCTAATTATCCCCTGATCTTTCTTAGGTTTTTTGCTCTTTGGTCCAAAGTATTGAGTTCCGTCGTGATTGGCACATCTCAACATGAGATGGAGATCTTTGTAATCTTTCACCTTCTTATAGTTGTCAAGAATGTAGATCTTTGCTGCCTCTACAACAGAACGAATCTCCGCTGAAAGCTCGATGTACTTGATTTCGAAGTTGCCCTCATTGTATCTCCTATCCTTTCTTATTCCCGAAAGAACCTCTTCTTCCCCCTTAGATAAGTCTACTAACATAATTCTCTTTTAATTATTTTACCACAATGATAAGTAAATCTTTCGGGGTAAAAAAATAATTATTAGAATCTTTTTAGAACGTATAGTTTTTTACTAGATCTGGTGTAAGCTGTGTACTTGATTCTGTTTCTCTCGACGATATCCCAATTCATGTCAATATCGTCTTCAAGCACAAACGTGGTGTTATAGGTGCTTCCCTGCGCTTTGTGTGCGGTTATACAATATCCGTAATTCACATCAGCGTACTTTCGGAGGAAGTTGTAGTAGATAATCCAGCTCTTATCTTTACCCTTCTTTTCAATAGCCCTTAATTTAAAGATGTTCGCTAATTTTTTAAATTCATCCTCGCTATCCTCATGAAGGATTTCTATGTTTACTTTAATAAGATCTTCCTCGTCGTCAAGATAGGAAACAGTCGCACTGTAATATTTGAGAGTTACTGCTAATGGATCTGCATCAGGGTGATCTGAAATCTTATATCGTAGATCGTCGTTTTTGATCTCGAAGCTTTCCACTGTGAACTCTTCGTTGGTATTTAGCACTATGCTCTCCCCCTGAATAATCGGGCTATTAGCAATGAGCTTCTCGCCAACTAATATCTTAGAACCCAAAGCCTCGTCTCCGTAGATAACCCTGCGGATAACGTCATTCATGGTTGCAACTGTTTTATTTCTCCATGCAATAATCTTGGCGTACTCCGAATCTTTTTTGAAATCCTCAGTTACGAAATATCCTTTCAGTCTTTCGGAGAATCCTTTTCTTATATCAGGATCGTTCAGGTTCAAAAATTCTATACCCTCACCTTTAGCATTTAGTTTGGTGACAGGTTCAACCGGATTTTTTGCCTTACCTAAATCGGAACGTATAGCCACAGAAGATTCGATAATAGCATTATCTGATTTCTGACGCATGATCTGTTTTAGATCTAGAGTCTTGATTCTGTAACTTTCAGCAAGTTCTTCCCTAAACGGAATACAATCAGGTCTTCCCACCGGAGGAATCTGAGCAGGATCTCCCATGCAGATAACCTTTATCTTGTCCCGGTATTTTAGGATAGCCTGAAATAGATCGTCGTTCAACATCGAAACCTCATCGATGATCAGGAGCTTTACAGTCTTGATCTTTGGCTGGAAATCACCTTGATTGACGAACTCCTGTTGGCCGTCTTTGGTTATCCTTTCTGTTAGACCAAGAAGTTTGTGGATAGTTTGAAATGTAACCCTTGAATTTCTAAGTCCGCTTGTTTTCTTAATAACTCTCACGGATTTATTTGTAGGCCCAGTAACTCCAATCTTATACCAATTATGAGTTGGGTGTATGACCTCGAGAACGTATCTAACAAGAACGCTCACACAATAGGTCTTTCCTGTACCCGCCCAACCTTTTAAAACATAGACGCTATCATCTCCCTTATCACAGATGAAATCTCTTAAATCCTCAAAAGCTGTCTTCTGATCTGAGTTAAGAGATTCTAAATCTATTATTGGTTTTCTTTTTTTCTTTGCTGTCATATATTATTTCTAGATTTACAATTGTCCAAGTGTGCAACGTGTATAATCGTAGTTGATATCATTCTGTTACAATGAGGGCATAACGCTTTTTCATATATTTTACCCTTTGAGTGATGCTCTATGTTATTGTCTCTTAGATATTTAGAATATGGATTGTTCCCACCCTTTCTTGTTTGCGACATATTTTCACAAAACTCTTTACTTTTAGGAATACCCTTAAGAGTTTTAGATATTTCATCTCTTCTGAATTTTTCCATCTCTTCGGTGATTTTTCTATTTTTAGCGGAATCCGACATTTTTTCTTTAGCTTTATCCGTGTGGGTTTTACCTTTCCATAAGTATACAAGTTCTCCACTCTCTATTCTTTTATCATTTTTGCTTACTAAAAATATATTTTCATCTTTGTCTATCACAGTTACCATACCTACTGTATGGAAGAACTTTCCTGGAATTGAAAAATTCATATTAAGAGGATCATTTATACTTTTAATAATCATCTCTGCCTCAAATAGGATTGCTTCCTCCCTGTTTTTAAAACTATCATCTAAAATAATTTTTTTTAGCATACTCTTATCTGGTTTCCATGTCAGCATAGATCCCTTATAATTATCCATCGTTGGGTGGCATTTACAGCTTCTGCTTCCTATGTAAAATTCTGACGTTTCCAAATGCTCCAATTTATAAACATAATGATACATTGATTGGTATTTTTTTTATTATATATCAATGTTCATAAGGATAATTATTTACAGTATAATATAACCATGTTGTCCTTATGGACATCAATATCGGGGAATCTGGATTTGAATTTATTTAGATTAAATGGTCGTGTCACAATATGAACACCGCTTTTGCTTCTTATAAGATTTAGCATCGGTTCTTTTCCTGCCTCTGATTGTAGATCCAATATCAAATTTCTGACTTCATTGTAAACTTCTGCGTGATTAAACGTGTCTATGCTAACACAGTCTATATCGACAATCCACTTCTTATCTGGATCTGAATGATATTCACCCGCACAGGACGCAAAGGCGTTCTTAACTGCACGATAATTTTCAGACATAATATGATCTACCGTTCTTTTTAAAACTTGCATAGCGACCTTCTTAGCGTCCCTACGATTAAGTCTAAAGTATGCCCTAGCATTCTCTGTGTCACATTGATCTATAATTCTCTGCTTTAGGTCATCAAACTGCTCCAGACTATAAATGTAATAATCAGAAAGCAGAACCATATCCTTTCTGAGATCTGGATTATCCTTTCTTCTTTTAAGTATCTGAAGGAAGTAAAAAGCATTCTCGTCAGGAAAGCTCAGCATTTTTCTTATTAGATCAAAATTATTCATTCTATTTTTTCTTTTCTTTTTCCACAAGGTGGACGTTGTGCTTAATGTCTCCAATAACAGCTACCTTCTTCAGATCTTCGCCCTGGATGTCATACCATCCGTCAGAAAGCGGATCCTCGCCTACTTTAACTGCATTGATTTTCCAGATTGTGTTTCCCTTGCCAAAATAAATTGACATCGGCTCAAGCCATTGACGGTTTCTAGCGTCCCATATTTTTATGTCCATAATACATAGCTTCTTTGAAGCAAAAGTAATATGGTAGCGCGGATAAAAAAAATATTTTCACAAAAAATCCAGCCTTTTGAGCTGGATTTTTAAAATTATAAGAGGATTCTTATGCTGTCTTCTTATCCTCTGGGGTAGTTGTAGTTGTTTCTGTGCTAGTAGAAGAAGTCGATGAAGCTGGTTGTGGTGCTGCTTCCGGTTTAGTCTCAGCCGGTTTTGCATCAGCAGTTTTAGTCTCAGCTGGTTTAGCACCAGGTTTAGCAGTAGATGATTTTTTAGGCTTCATGTTCATTGGAGTAGCGGATTTCATATTCACAGCTTTAGATAACGACATGTTAAATGAGTCTGCAAAATCCTTATTTTGCTTAGCTATTGCTCCCTTAGCTACTTTACGAACTATGTATAGACCTGCAAGAGTTTGACCGAATTGTTTAGAGAATAAAACAGTGGGATCTGACTTAGCCGAATCGATTAACTTTTTCAAAGAGTTCGTGAAAATGTCGGAGATCTTCTTCATTTCTTTGTTTCCTGCAAGTGCCTTTCTGAATTCACCCGGATTGCCTCCAGCTTTTGACATTGTTTCTGCTATACCTTTACTCAATCCTTTTAATATTCCTTCTAACTTAGGGTCTACCGATTCTTGTCCCATACCTTTGGATACCTTGCTAGTGGAAGATGTCATTATAGAGGTTAATTTTCCTGCCAATTCAGAAGGGTTGGAAAGTAATCCTTCGTTTAAGATTTCATCTATCATTTCGTCTAAACCTTCTTCTAAGCAAGCTTGGTCTAGGAAATCCCATTCTGTTTCGCTTTCGTGAATTCTTGATTCTACAAATTCACCGAATTTAATTATGTTGTTCATATTTTCTGGTTTTGTTATATTTTCGCTTAATTTTTGATTTGGTTGCATAACGGGAGCATTCTGAAGCCATTTAGAAATACCTAAAGTTTTGGCTGCTGCTCTTTCGTGATATGCTTTATGGGGAAATGCTCCACATGTTGGACACTCTTTTTCTTGATCCTCTATACTTTTTCCACACCCCGAACAGATGTCTTGTCTTCTTCTTTCTGATAGAAAATTAGATATCGGTTTTAATTCTTTCATATTATACGTATCTTAATGCTCTAGAAACGTTGATCAATCTCTTAGTTAATCCGTCGATGTCTTCAATCTTAGTTGCCATATCAACATACTGAGTCATTTTATCGTTTCCTGTGATTAGGCTCTTAACTGACATTGACCCTTCTTTTAAAAGGTACTTGATTAGAATTGCTTTAGCATTCTCGTGTACTGCTGTTGAGTCGTGTTCTTTGTCAAAGAAAACTGTTTGGCTCACTTCTGCAGCTGCATCATGGAAATAGTCTGCTAGAAGATCATTTAGCTCTTCCATTGTTTGTTTATCATCAGCTGACGCTCTCCATCCGGGTATAACTAATTTCTCGTCTAGCTTTCTACCTTTAGCTCTTTTAAAAGTTCTTTTTGCAATAGCAATGAAAATCGCGTTAAACATCTCAACGTCTTCCAATCTACATCTTAGTGTGTTTTCGCCTGTTCTGAAGTTAACTGAGTTGATCGGCATTCTTTGGGTGTTTGTAACAGTCCATGTTTCGTAGTCGGTTTTCTGAATCATTTGTCCGTGAGCGTCTCCACCCACTAGATCTTTAATTAGATCACCATAAAGCTGTTTAGCTCTTTCTAATGCTCTTAGGTAGAAGTAGTATTTAACTTTACCGCCTTTGGAAATGTCTCTTACTAAGCTAACGCTCTTATTTCCTGAATATCTGTCCATTTTTCCCACGAAGTCGAGCTCAATCAATCTTTGCATTGTTGCAAGTTCTAGAAGCTCCGAATTGGAAGGATGTGCTAATTGATCCCCACCCATCAGTGGTTTTAATCTTTCCCTGATTTCGTCAAGATCAAGCTCTTCACCTGCAGGATACATCTCATCAAAATTAACCTTCTCGTTAACATCTCTCTTACTTATGAGTGAAGCTGGTATACCGTTCTTAACGATTCTAAGCCAGATGTGTCTGAATAGTTCTTGTGGAGTATCAAAGCTGGCAAAACCGTAAGTTTCTAATCCAGGTTTGCTTGAGTAGTGTTCTGAACAGTAGTTTCCGTCCTCATTAACCCACATAGCAGTTTTAGGCATTGAGCTTCCAGCTATATGGAGTCTTATTTTTTGATCATCTAATCTTTGAACAGTTACCCCAAGTCCTCTTTTAAGGTCTCTTGCTGACGGAAGATTGCCATCGAATGAATCTATTAGATCTCTTCCTGGAGGATTTAACCAAGATTTGCTCCAATAAGCTTCTCCTATGAATTCGTCGTATTTTGAAACTTTTTCCATATTATAATTTAGCTTTGATTTTTTCTATTATTTCATCTTTGTTTTTTAGTACGGTTTGGAACTTTTCGAGATCCTTTTGATTTCGTCCACCTCCACTATTAAGAATATTTTCTATTTCTGCGATGACAAATTCAGTACTTGCTAATATATCCTCTATGTCCGATTTAGTGTAATCGTTTCCGATGATAGCATCAAAAACATTTAAACCTGCCTGGTTGAATATTCCCATTTCTTTGAATTCTTTCATGAAATCATTTTTGGTTATCTTCTTCTGTTCAGCAATTATTTCTGCAACAATTCCGGAGATATTTTCCCATTCTTTTTCCGTAATGGTTCCTTCTATTAGAGCTTTAGATGATATTATCAGGGATTCGATTATTTTCTGAACAGTAAGATCGTTTGATCTTTTATAGAACATATCGACTGCCTTTTTAATGTTGCATTCTCTGTCGAATTTGTTCATTACTTCTTCTATCAAATCCTCCGGATATCCTAGCATTTCATAGTTTTTTCTAGGATCGGTAGATCTAAGAATCGAGGTGTTATTTATATCGTGACAATTGGTAACTTTTCCATCGAATGTTATAGTTGTTCCGACGAGATACATTCGATCGGTTGATTCTAAAGAAAAATTGAAAATGTTAATCTGAAGTCCCTTATCAGCATAGTTGTAAAAACTTCCTTTGTTAATACACCAAACTCCAACAGAGCATAATTCTTTTTGTGCTTTCTCGGTACGCATACTCATTACCAGATAACCACTATCAGAATAAAGAATACCAGCTTGCGGAGCGATGTTTTCTAATTCCTCCATTTTCTTCTGGAGTCCTAAATTTTGGTAGCCTTTAACGTAGCTGGCTACATAAGAAGTTACGTCCTCTATAGGCCAAGTTGACAGGGATTTAATTTTAGCAATTAAGCGTTTTACTATTCTACCGTCCAATTTTTTTAATTCGATAGCTAGATCATTCAATGCTTCCTGTTTATCCTTACTTGCTGAACGATACCTGTCTCTTAATTCTCTAGGCATATCATCAACAAACCATTTAGCTTCTTTGGCTCTTCTTATAGCACTAATCTCATTGGTCAATTGAGCGAATCCAGTAAGCCCATCCACTTCTGCAGTGTTTGCCCACTGATCTATTGGTTTACTTAACTGCTGGAGTATGTGCTTTTCGTTCCTTGCTATGTTTAGGATTTCCCCTAGCTGTTCTAATGTTACACCTTGTTCAAAATAGAACTTAATGAATGGCATTGCATATCCGGGGTAACCCTTAGTTAGATCAACGATCTTTAAATAGCCCTCGTCTCTTAATGCTTCTTCTCTCTCTTCCGGAGTTAGTTCATTTGCTCTCTTATTAAGTTGCTCGGCATATCTACTCTGCATAAAACCTTTAGTAGCAGAGATGTTTTCGTCAATTCTTTGAATATCTAGCCAAACTCTGAAAGATTCTAGTACTATTCTCATTTTAATTTAGATTTAATTCTTTTGGCTATGTTTTCCTCCTCCTTAATCACATTTTTCATGCTCTCAATTTGGGCGGATTTTAATGGTAGGCTTCCTTCTGCATTGAGTTCCAAAACATACTTAATCTCCTCGATTCCTTTTTCGGTTGCTTTTAATATCTCCTCGATATCATCTTTGGTGTAATCGTCGCCTATAAGTCTGTTGAATACGTTTAGTGTTGCTTCACTAAAGATACCGTATTGTTTAAACTCTTTCATAAAGTCACTTTTCTTAAGACCTTTAACATCGAAGATGATCTGAGCGACCAATCCAGAGATTTTTTCCCAGTCTTCCTGTGGCATAGCACCAGCTAAGAAACCTTTTGAAGTTGCGATAAGTGATTCGATGATGTTTCTAACAGTAAGACCTGATCCGTCTTTGTAGTATCTTTCAAGAGCGATCTTAATGTCACACTCCATTTTGAACTTAGACATAACGGTATCAACTAGATCCTTGGGATAACCAAGTCCTTCTAGCGCATCTTTTAATGTTCTGAAATTGTTACCGTTTTTGTCTTTTAATCTGTTATTAGGTCTTGTTGCATCAGTGTGAATCGATCCGTCTTGGTTAACTGTGATTCCAACTAAGCTATGGATATCGGTAACTGGAACGTTTCCGTTATAGATATTAATCTGTACTCTGCCGCCACCATATGTCCAGAATGTTGAATCATTTCTGATACACCATGTTGTGTCTGAGCATATTGCTCTTTGAGCTTCCGGTGTTCTTGCAGATTCCACGATGTAACCGTCTTTAGAATAAAGAATACCAGCCATTGGACCTAGATCCTTAAGTTTCTTAAGTAATCCAGATTCATCTTGGTCCCATCCTTCTACAAATTCTAAGGCATCTTTAATAATATCCGAGAAAGCCACCTTTTCATCCTTATACTCAGGATAAGTTCTGGTGTCTTCGTATTTCTTTAGACCTTTGGTGAATTCTTTCCAAGCATTTTTTCCGTCTTTGTCTTTCAACTGTTCTAATTGGTTGGAGATTTCTGTAAGGTCGTCAATTTGTTTGTCTGTTGCTTTTGCAAAAACCTTTCTCATTTTACCTGTTAGTTCAGAGTAAAACTTTCTTAGTTTTCTTTTTCTCTCAATGTTTCTAAGGTCGTCTCCCAAAACCTCATATCCTGGACGGATATCATCTTCAGTAGGCTCTATTTTAGCATAATCATTAATGTTCATAGACAAATCCTGTCCTAGAGTTTGTCTATATTTCATTAGATTATCAAAAATCTCTTTTAGTTCCTCCATGTGAGCTTTTTGATCGAATCTAAATCTCACGAACATTGGTGTGTACCCCGGAAATTTTGCAGTTAAGTCCTTAATTTCCTTAAATTTAGGATCGTCTAGTATCTTTTTTTTGGTTTCTTCGTCGATCTCGGAGGTTTTTATCTTCTTTGCTAAAGCATATCTCTTTAAAAGATAGTCCTTAGCAGCCTGGACGTTTTCCATCAGGGCTTGCTTCTCAGAAAATGTTGGGAAACTATATTTCATCATAAGGTATAAATTTATATCGATGATATATATTCAAATTAAAAACCAACTATGAAAGTTTTCACCAAAATAGACGAGTTTTTGGCAGCTAAGCCCCAAACTGCTCCTAGCCAGCCAACTACCAAGCCTGGGGTTGATCCTGGAACTAGACCTACTCCTTCAAGGCCAAGCCCAATCAGAAGGGACAAACCAGCTGTTGATCCAGCTCCTAAAGCTAAAGCAGCTAACGTTGTTGATAGATTTATGAGAGAGCTTAAGAAGTCTAAAGCACCTATAAAATTCGACATTTCAAAATTAAAAGACAGATATGAATCTTAAGTCATTCACACAATTAGTAGACGAGGCTTCTTTAAGAGATAATCCAGGGATACCTGGGGAAGGCGGAAGCGAAGGAGATTACCTTTCAAAAGTTGAAGGTAGAGCCAAAGAAAGATTAGATGCACTTCAAAGAAGACACGGAGCTGATATCCCTAGATTCATGTCATTGGTTTCTAGAGCAAGACAAATCCAAGCAGGAAAAGAGAAAGAACTAGAAAAACTTGCAGAAGACGCAATCAGAGCTTATTACGGATCTATCTTAGAGGAGGTTACTTTAAATATTAAGTTCCCAAAGGACGATCAGATTAAGAAATCTATGGAGAATGTTCAGCCAGAACCTCCAGAAATGCCACAGCTTAAAGAACTTAAGGACGCTGATATCATTTCAGAAATTCAAAAAAGAAAGATCGCAAACAACATCACTCAGGGTGAAGCTAAAAACACTAAGCTTTGTTTAAATCTACCTGAGGTTAGAGACGGTTTAATTAGAATCTTAGGTCAAGAGCAAGGAACAGAATACAAGGATCTCCTTAATAAAATCACGGATATAGCAGGATTCTTTGATTGGCAAATCCCAATGGAAGTTCAGTTGGAGATGTGGACAAGAGATAAATCAGGATTCAGTGGATCAGTAACAGTTGAATGGAACACAGACAAGGAAGAGGATTCAGAAGAGCTTGCACAAAAGATCTTAGGTGAATTGGAAGACGATACTGAGGTTCCTGAAGAAACTGAAGATCTATTCGCACAAACAGGTCCTACTATTAATGCTTTAGGTACCGATTTCGCTATGTTACTTCATGAGACAGTTAAGGGTATTTATGAGCTTATCGCAGCAGTAGGTATTCCTGATGATGAAGAAACAGCAGAAACGGTGATCATGAACACAGATTCATTAGCGGATGAGATCGAAGATCTTAGATACGGTCCAGAAATTGCCGCAGATCTTAGAGACTTTATTACGCAATTCCCTGAATATGACGATATTCCTAATCTAAGAGAACACGTTTTCGGTAAGATGATGGCAATGGATGCTAAGGATTTCCTTAACCTTATGTACATGATCCTTAATGAGGATCCTAAGGCTAAGCCTGTTGTACAGGAGTTCATTGATGAGATTGCAGAAGAAATTGGCAAATATGAGCTTGGACAAGCAGGTATTGATAATGACGATGACTACGAACCATCTGAGGAAGCACCAGGAAGAGCACCAGCGGAGCCTGAAGAGGTTGATTATTCGGAACTTTCAAAAAGGGAGATCGAGAGATTGATAGATGCTGCCTTAGATAGAAAGGATTTCGATACAGTTAGGGATCTTTCTAAGTATTTAAAAGAATCAAAACAGCAGGAGATATTCGAAAAACTCCACAGAGAAATGGGGTATCCGTCAAATACTGCGGAATAAAAACTGATATATAACAAAAACAAATCATAAAACTAATAAATGAATATGGAAAACAACAGACCAGTATTTGAAAACTTTGGCGATTTCGTCAAGTTTGTTTACGGAGACGCAATCTACGAAGCGGTAAAATTAACAGATCTTTCTGACCTACAAACCACATTAGGAAGTAACGGGATGGATGCTGCGGGTAAAAAAGCACTATCTGAAATAGAAAGCTTAGCATCTCAAGCGGGTATTAATTTTACTGCCGATGATTTAAGTCAGATAGGAGTAGTATTAGGAAAACTAAGTATCCCTGACGTAACACAGATAGACTCTGTGGATGTAGATGTACAGCAATTCGAATACGACAACTTAAGAGGGGGAGCGGTTAAAACCCAAAAGGGCGATAGAGTAGGTCTTGCCCAGTTTTTAACTAAAGCAAATAAGGAGAATTTAAAGCCCCAATCAGTTGGAAAAATACCAGATGTAAATAAGGAAAAGAAAAGATTCGAACTAGACGAGGATGGAGATTTTGTAAAGGGATCTGGTCTTCTTGGACAGTATTTGCCAGTTACTATAGAGGGAACACTGGATTTAAAGAAATGGAAATTTTCTGACCCTGTTAAAAATTCTCAGATATCTACACCTAATTTTGCAGATCCGGTTACCAAGGAAACCTGGAAAAACAAAAATCTGAAAGATTCAACAGCTACCAATCCTCAGACAAACCTACACGCAATATATGCTTTGTATTATCCATCCAAAATAGAAAACACTGGACAAGCTTATGAAAGTAAGGAGGTAGAAACTTACGTTCGTCCTAAAGCAACTGTTACTGAAAAATTAAAGCCAATCGTTGTTCAGGAAGACCTTCCTCTTTTCAAAGTAAACACTGCAGAGTTAACGGAAGAGGGAAAAAACTCAATTATGCAGGCACTATCTAACGTAACCACAGCTAAATCAATTTCGATTAGAGGAGGAGCTTCTCAAGAAGGTACTCCAGAAAGAAATAAAGAACTTTGCAAATTGAGAGCTGCAGCAGTAGCTGAATTTCTTAAGCCTACTTTCCCTGGTACCACCATCACTGCAGACGAGGAAGGAGATATCCAACCTAAATCTCCAGAAACTGACGAGAAAACCAGAAAGACTTTCAGAAAGATCACTATGAACGTAGATGGTACATCCTTAGTTAAGCAGACAGGAAAAGAAGACGAAACTGTTACATTTATTAACACCGTTAAGAAGAGAGCACAGAAAGTTACTATCAAGGTAGCTTACATTACAGTAAACTCTTCAATGGTATCATAATAGAAAAACATAATACAAAAAAAAGATCAAAGTTTAAACTTTGATCTTTTTTTTGTTTGTTGAATTTATTAGTTCTGCTCTAACATCTCTTTCCTAACTGATTCCAATGTCGGACGAACCTGATAATCTTGAATTAGAATAAAGTATTTAGCTCCGTCCTTTTCGATTACTGAGAAGCTGTATAAATCATATTCATAATCTTTATTCTTTTCGCTATCGATGTCTCCCACAAACTTTAGATACAGTTTATCTGAATTATTATGATAGTCTACGGGGGCTACGTAAGGCATAAGATAAGAAGAAAATTTATAATTATAGTATTCTTCTAAAGTAACGAACGGTCCCTCCACATTAACACCAAGTGGTTCTTTTCCCTTTTCGAAGACAGCCTCAGGATGTAATAATGTATCTATTTTACCATCTTCTGATTTAGTGACCACTTTATTTAGCTTGATTTCTGATACTTTATATCTCTCAATCTTAGCATACTCCGGATGCTGAGCTTTCATGAAAGTATCTATAGAATTGCAAATTTTCTCTATTGGGGTTTGAGCTTTTACCTGTGCAGTGGTTACTGATGCGATAACGATTGCTGCGATTGCGATTAACTTTTTCATAACTTTTTTTATTTTGGTTTGTATTTTAATTACATCTCAAATATATGACCACAACCCGGGTAAAAAAAATTTATATGAAAAAAATCTTAAAGTAATTCTCCGTCTCCTAAATCGTCTCCAGCATCAGATACATCCTCAGCTGCACTGCTTAGTAATTTTTTTGTAGCATCAGCATCTTCTCCCGTAGCTACATTAACTACATCTTTCACTACTGCTATTGGAGTAAGTGCTGTCTTAATTGTAGCGCTAATCATGTTTGTTAAAAATCCCATGTCGTTTTGTTTTTTATAGACCAGATAAAATGTATATCAGTATTCCTGAGATTGTAATGATAGTTGCTAGAATGGCTGCAACTATTAAAATACCCCCGCTTTGACGTTCTCTTTCGTTCTCTTCCCATCCTTCCCACTTCAGATTGAGCTCTTTCCTGCGGGATTCCATTTTTTCTCTGATCTCTTCTATTTTGAACTTTTCCATTTTCTGTTATTTATTAGTAGCCGTGACAGGACTCGAACCTACTCTCTCCCTTGTGATCGGGTGCGTTATCCCACACGCCCCACGGCTGATGTTTTTAATATTGTGTTCTTAGCAGTTGTATAACGTCCCACGCATCTTCTAAAGCATCGTGTGTTACTACACCTTCAATCTTAGCTCTCTGTTTGCATTCAAATAAGGAAGGCATTGCTTTATCTTCATTCCAGTTTGTAAATATGACCGAAGGATCTATAATACGCTGTCTCACTCTGATAACCTGCTGCCATCTAGGTAATCTCTCTAAGAAGTGTTTGTCAAACGAAGCGAAGTTTTTACCTGCCACGTTAATTGTAGCTGGTTTTACATTTTTATTAAGCATCGGGTAAATCTTTCCGTTTTCTCCTCTAACAACCATTTGTCCTGGATCGATACCCATCTTCTCGACAGCATCATTATCATAAAGCCATCTGTAGAAAGCCTCAACAACCTGATCCTCCTGATAGAATTGCATACCCGTCATTTGCACAAGATCATTTTTCTCGTCCTGATCCTGAGCACTTTGATAATGGGCAACTGCTTCAATAATCTTCTTATTCATGTTGATCGCAAAGGGCGAACCAGTGATCTCGTTGTGCAGGATAGCTGCGTGAAACTTAGGAATCTCTTCGAAGCTAAGCTTCTTAGTGGTATCCTCGAGAATGGCACCTATTGAAAGAATCTGGTAACGGTCTTTCTCTAGGCCAGTTGTTTCGACATCAATTGAAATATAGATCATGGTGTTTATTAGTTTATATGGGATCCCGCCCTAATTTGTTCCAAAAGTAAAGTGAGCTCCCGGTCAAAAAAAATGAAAACTAGGATATATAAAACAAAAACCAAAAAAACTATGTTACTAAAGAATGGATCTAAAGGAGACGATGTAAAAAAGCTCCAAGAAAAATTAGGCTTAACAGCCGATGGTGCTTTTGGACCAGGTACAGAAGCAAAAGTAAAAGCATGGCAAGCAGCCAACGGTCTAACAGCAGATGGAGTTGTAGGAGATGGTACTTGGGCTAAGATGTTTGGCTCTGCTCCAGTAGCAGCACCAGTAGCTATTCCACCTTCAGCTTTTAAACTAGATGCTTTAAGAGGACACATCCCGGATTCAGTTATTGCACAAATCCCAGATACAGCAGCTAAATTCAACATCACTAACACATTAAGATTAGCACACTTTTTAGCTCAGTGTGGACACGAGTCAGGAAACTTCAAAGCAGTATCTGAAAACTTGAATTACTCTGCAGATGGTCTTAAAAAGATCTTCCCTAAATATTTCCCAGGAGCACTAAACGAATCTTATGCAAGAAATCCACAGAAGATTGCTAACAGAGTTTATTCTTCTAGAATGGGCAACGGAGACGAAGCATCGGGAGAAGGATTCAAATTCAGAGGTAGAGGATATATCCAATTAACGGGTAAATCAAACTACTCTTCTTTCGATAAATTTGTTGATGATGACATCTTAGCAAACCCTGATTTAGTTGCTACTAAATACCCTTTAATGTCGGCAGCTTTCTTCTTCAATAATAATAACCTTTGGGCTATTTGTGATAGAGGAGCAGACGTTGCTACAGTTACCGCAGTTACGAAAAGAGTAAACGGGGGAACTATCGGATTAGAAGACAGAATTAAGCACTTCAAAGAATTCTATTCACTTTTAGCATAATAAGTTTCCTAATTGAATCAAAAGGCCTAGGTTACTAGGCCTTTTTTATGAGCGATATATAGTTCTAAAAACCCACTAAATTGGCAACAGTTAGAACATTCGCATACAACTCAGGAACAGGAGTAACCGGAACAACACAGGTTGGCTATATAGCAGCAGGTGCAACCGCTGCTGATTATGGTGCAGGACTCACGTGGTGGAAAGGTCCGGATGAGGATCCTGGTTATGTTATATGTCACACATCTGGAGCTAGAACAGCTGGGCAAAACTCGTATGTCGTACCTGCGCCAACAATAGGATTCTGGAGAAGTGCATTAAAAACGGAAGCAAGCTTTCTTTCGTTGTGTAATGGTCTATTTAATCAGGGATTTGTTAATGCTGGAACTGCTTTATCTTGGCTGAGCGCGAATGGGTATTGGGCATCATATACAGATCCACTTATTGCTGGTTTATATAAGACGACTTATACTGGCTATTTTGCAGATAACGTTAGTTTCTTTGCAACTGCAACCCCTGCGTCAGTCGGGGGTAATCCTGCAACTTCAGTACAAACCACTTCTATATTTGAACCAGCTCAAGATGACGGTGAGAATTTCAGTTGTCAATGGTTAGGGTATTTTAAGCCAACAACTTCCGAAACATATACTTTTTTCACATCATCTGATGATGCGTCCTATGTGTGGATAGGTTCAAATGCACAGACAGGTTTTACCACAGGAAACTCTACAGTTAACAATGGAGGTCTTCATGGAACCTTAGAAAAATCTGGGTCTATTGGATTAACTGCTGGTACCTATTATCCAATCAGAATACAATTTGGGGAATTAAGCGGTGGAGATGTAATGACATTTAGTTTCTCAACATCAACTATAACAAAAACAACAAATGTAACGGGTTTGGTTTTCTACAATAATACAACTAACGGATTCTAGATTCGTATAAAAAAATAAATTAACAACATGGAAAAAAAAGAACCGCAAAATCAACAAAGTCCAATGAATGGATTTGCTGATACATTTCTTTCAAAACTCAAAGAACAATCATTCACCATTATAGCTATGGTTGGTATAATTTGGTACCAAGGTAAAATGATGGAAGAGCGAGTAGCATATTGGCAAAAACTATACGAGGAACAAAAAGCTTACATAGAGCAGACAGTGAAGGAAGATAAAGCAATCATGCTGGGCAGAATAAACTACCTACAGGATCAGAGAGATAAGTATTGTGAGGATGCAATCGAAGAATTAAAAACAAAATAAAATAAATAAATAAATCATGTCAAAAGAAAACAAAAATCATCACAATCCATGGAATGCTCATCATGAGATGGATAATACTCCTAAACCAGTTAACCCATGGGCATCATGGGAGGCTGCTAAACCAGTTAATAATACAGAAGAGGTTAGCGCAGGTGCTAGTGCTTCAGTAGAAGTTAATGATAGCGTTTCTGCTCAAACTGGAAATGAAGAAGTAGGTGCAAGTGCAAACGCATCTTACGATGCAAGTGCAAGTGCAAGCGCACATGCAGAAGCAGGTATCGACGGAACAATGGCTTCCGCATCGGCAGAAGCTAATGTACATGCTGAAGTTAACGCCGAAGCAAACGCGGAAGCACACGCTAACCAAGATTTAGGTGGCGGGGTAAGTATAGGTGCAGAAGTAGATGCTCATGCAGAAGCTCATGCAAGTGCAGATGCAAGTGCAGAAGCTCACGCTGAAGCAGGATGGGATGGTTCGGATGCTAAAATCGGAGTCGGAGCAAGCGTTGAAGCTAGAGTGGAAGTAGAAGCAAGCGGAGAAGCAAACGGCAAAGCTGGTATCGATACCCCAATAGGAGAAGTAGCAGTGGAAGCAAATGCAGAAGGACACGCAGGTGCTTATGCAGAAGCTCACGCTGGTGTTCATGCTGATGCTTCAGTAGGAGAACATGGTGTATCAGCTTCAGGTGGTGCAATGGCAGGAGCTAGCGTAGGTGTCGAAGCGGGGGGAAGCGTTGGTGTAGATACTCCTATCGGAGGTGCAGAAGCAAGTGGAGAAGTAGGAGCTAGTGTAGGATTACAAGTTGGTGCAGAAGGTGAAGGCCATGCAACATATAATGATGGAGAAGTTAGTATCGGAATTAGCGGAGAGGCAGCTTTATTAGTTGGTCTTGATGCTGATATTGATGTTAATCTTGATTTAAACCCAGCTATCGATTTAGGTAATGCAATTGCAAATGGTGAAGCTGAGAGAATTGCAAAAGAACAAGCAGAAGCTGCTCAGAGAGAATTAGATAAACAAGCCCAAGAGGCTAAAGAAGCTGCAGAAGCTGCTCAGAGAGAATTTGACAGAAAAGCTAGAGAAACTCAAGAAGCTGCGGAAGCTGCTCAGAGAGAATTGGATAGACAAGCTAAGGAAGCTGCAGAAGCTGCTCAGAGAGAATTTGACAGAAAAGCTAGAGAAACTCAAGAAGCTGCGGAAGCAGCACAAAGAGAACTAGACAGACAAGCAAGAGCTGCACAAGAAGAACTAGACAGACAGGCAAGAGCTGCACAGGACGAACTTAATAGAGCTGCTAATGAAGCTAGTAAATCTAAATGGAATCCTAAAAATTGGTTCTAATTTAATATATACGATAAAAAAAATAGAATATATGAAAGAACCATTCTTGCCTAACCACCTACATTTAATTGTTAAAGGATACGTGAGCTTACCTCCTAAAGAGGAAGAATTTTTAAATGACTGGCTTAAAAGACTAGTCGAAAAAGTGAGAATGGTTGTTGTCGCCGGACCCTCATCCATTTACGTTGATGAACCAGGAAACGAGGGAATCACTGGAACTGTTACCTTAGCAACTTCACACGCAGCTATCCACGTTTGGGATCGCAATTCCCCTGCAATGTTTCAGTTTGATATCTACTCATGCTCAGAGTTCACAGCAGAAGAGGTTTTAGAACATCTAGACGAGTTTGGCCTTATTTCTTGTGAATACATTCGCATTGATAGAAACGGCGAAAGTATGACAGTTGTAGAGCAAAAGAAGATAGAATATACAGTAGCTTAATAAACAAAAAAGCCTAGTAATTTATTTTACTAGGCTTTTTTGTGGATTATTAAAGTTGTTATGCTTCTAACACCTCGTTAATCATTTCGGTGATCTTTGCTTTTGATTGGTTACCCGATATTTTCGTAGCTTGCTCTCCGTCCTTTAAAAAGATAAGAGTTGGAATTCCTCTAACGTTGTATTTCTGTGTGAGCTCAGGCTCGTTGTCTACATTCACCTTTTTAATCTCTACCTCAGAACCTTCGACATTATATTCAGTCATCAAAGACTCGATTGCTGGTCCCATAGCTTTACATGGTCCGCACCATTCAGCGTAAAAATCTAATACTTGTACTTTTGCCATTTTTCTATTTTTATTAATTTATTTTCCCGTAAGGTCTTTTAATCCGCTAGAGTCAGTATACTTATAGAAATATTGTCTGATCTTTATTGGTTTTTCTATGTTAAAATCTAAAACCATTTTCCAATCGGAAGCATTTGGTTTTTTTGATTTCATTTTTGGTAGCTGTTCGATAGCTCTTTCGTCAGCGTTATCCCCGGCTGATCCTCTGGTAGAAACCCCAGCATAAGCTTTACCGTCTGTGCTTTTATCTATTGTTGCTTCCCAATTAACGCTGTAATCATCGTTAACTTTTATCTTGATTTCTGTTACGTCTGGTTTAATTCCTGATAAGATCAATTCTTCTAGAACTTGGTTGATTCCTCTTCCCTGATCGAGCTTAACGTTCGATTTCCATCTATTAGGAATAGGTCCTCCTCTTAACATGTAACCCCCAAATCCATCAAGTTTTCTTCTGTCGAAAGCATGCAATGCATCGGCTTTCATTAGAATCACTCTTGGAACTTTATAGCTTCCGGTAAGTTTAATCGGAAGATTTCCTATTAATAGTGGGGGTAGATTTGTATCCTCCTCTGAATCTGTTGACGTTACAACAGAAGTTCCATTGGTTCCGTTATCAACTGAAGCCGCTCCACTTCTTTTTGGAGCACTCTTAGATCTCATGTTAGGATTTTCCTTGTCAAGTATGTCAACAGAAACCTGATAAGGTGGTTTAAAATCTGCTCCCGTGATTTCATACCATCTTGCTTGACTGTCCTTCTTGGCTAACCAATGGTCATTTTCCACCTTGTATCTGTATGGATCCCCTGGTCTAGAAATGATTTGACTGGTTGCTGAATTTCCTTTACTTAAATCTGTGGTTTGGATGTATCCGGATTGATTTGTTATCCATCCATCGATTGCCTTAGCTATCACATCATAAACTGGCAAATTTGTGTGTGGATCTTTTACCTTGCCGATTGGTGGTTCTATCACAGTAACACCTTCTGCTCTGAATATATCGTAGTATTTTTTAACCTTATCCTCTGTTATCGATACGTTATATCCCCAGCCCCAAGACCCTTGAATCACGCAGAATTTAGCCTGCGGGAAAACTCTTCTTAATTCGGTCATAAGACCTTTAATATCGTCTTTGGGATTAAAAGCTCCGTTAGTTCCAATGTTTATCACAACGTCTTTAACACTTGGCGTAACCTGATATTTTGAAACAGCATCCTTTAACCATTTAACACCCATTCCGCTTTTCCATAAGCTTTTTTCTGATCCAGTGTTACCCAACATGGTAAGTGTCTTAGATCTTTTAAAGATTATAGGGGTACATGAGTCACCAATTATGATGCTCGTACCGTCGCTTTTCGATTCATTTAATCTTACAAACGAATCAAAGTTGTGTATCAGATTTGCCATGGATTATATATCCCTTGACAGTATTAAAGCTCGCTCAAAAGCATCATTTCTTTATCCCAAGCTCCCAATATTTGCCAGTAGAATCCAAATGGACTTTGTACCAATAAGATTGGATCTCTTTTTTCGTACGCCTTCCTGAATTTATCAGGTTCCGCAATAACGTAGAATACCGGTTTCTTTTTGCAAAGCTTCATCATGTGGTCACTGTAGCTCTTCATCGTTTGAATTGCAATATCAGGAAATTCAGGAACGAATAGGTCTGATGTTTTCATAACCAAATCATACTTGTCCAATAGAACATCTATCTTTTCGTCCGTTGTGTTCTGGTATCCATCAAAGAACTTTCTGAACTTATCCCATTTCTTTCTGTTTTCTAAACGTTCAATCATAGCCTCAACCTCTCTCTTTGAATACTTCTGAGTGATCAAATCCCTCTTATATTCAAGGATCTCTATCTTGTCCTGGAGGTTAGATAAAGTCCAAGGGGTCGGAATAGTTTCCAACTCATTAATAACGTCGATTGGCTTAACCGCAATCTTCTTTGGCTTTTTGTCAGCATCTACTGGACTATCATTATCGCTACTGCCATCAGAACCACTGAAATTCATGAAAGTTGTGGTTAGAGTAACCCCGTTTCCTCTATATCCCGATTGATAGTTTTTAAAGTCAAAAAGGAATGTATCATCAAGTCCATCAGAAGAACTCATTACCACGTTAATCTCTGATTTTTTTCCCCTTGAAAATATTTTTTTAATTGCTTTTATCATTTTCCTTATTTTAGGTATTTTAAAATCTTTTCCTTTATTCCTGATTGTTTGATCCCTTCGTTTGAACTTGGCGTCAGTACAAAATTATCAATTCCCCAATTTTTCCAATCCTCTCCATTCTTACCCATATCAAGGTCATCAACAGAAACCCAATGTGTAATTTCCGGATGATCGTGTAGGTATTGAGTCATCTCAATAACTCTAGTCATCTCCGAATCCCATCTGGGTGACCAAATCCAAATCTGATCGTTATACCAAGTACATTGTCCTAAATTTTTGGTTAATGCAATTGGTTTTTTAATAATCCCTTGTTGTTCGTAGTAGTTACCAAGTTCTTCAAGTGTTGCATGTAATTTCCAATCGGATGACACAACAATTTCAGCACCAGTTTCTCCTAAGATTTCGTTAAGAACTTTAACCGCTTTTTTATTGAAGTTGTCAAATCGGTACTCTAATGGGATTTCCCTATTGGACATAGATAGTTTACGTCCGCCCCATTTTTCTTGTTTCTTGTAACGTCCGCCCCACTCGGAGGACAAACAGATTACTCCGTCGTGATCTAAAAATATTATTTTCATTTTATTTAGTCGAGTTAAAAATGTCAACGTAATTAGCTATCCTATCGTCACTAATTTCCATGGCAAGCCTTAGCTGCATTTCTTTTTTTCCTTTAGGATACTTTTTCCTCATTAACTCATAAAGAGCAATTCTATCCTCAGTTGGTTCCCTTAAGAACCCTTGTTTTTCGATTTTCTCTTGTATATCAAGCATTGTCTCTATTTTCCAATTTTGTCAGATCTTCTTTTAGTCTTTTCGTGAATGTCTCGTCACCATCATCTCCGCTTAGTAGCCAATCCACTCTTTGAGCATAGATCTCTGCTACTCTAAGATGTTTAACCGCATTCTTAAATTCTTCGATCACCTCATCTGGATACTTATAGTGGTTCAAGTATTCGGGGTACTGCTCATACCAATCCGGACCTCTCCAGCTTTCTTCCTTAAGTTCTTCTTGAGTTTTAGGTCTTCCGCTCTTTTCGATCTCGTGTTCAATCTGATCTGCTATGTAGCCGATCTTGTACTGGTTATATTCAAAAGCTCCACCACTCATATTACGAAGTCTTAGGTGTTCCGCAATCGAAACAAGTTTTGATAATTATGAAATAACATCCTTCGTTGTATAGGTGCTGATTCATCGTTTGATCATCGGATTTAACATACTTACTAGGTCTCAGGTAAGTTCTTTCCACCGATTTGATTTCTTGGCAAAAATCGCAATGGTCCATTTCTACTTCTCCGCTCATATTATTTAATTCTATAGTTTTTTTCTAAATATTCCCAGGTTGACTCGATTGAATAGCAAATTGGATTTCCGTCTTCGTCAAATGCCCCGTGAGTTTGCTCTCCTGCATCTCTGATCTTTGTCATCACCCCATCAATCATTTTGTAGCAGTCATGCTTGCTCCAATCTTTTTCACCATAGTCAGCTTCATAGCAAAACCAACTAAACCAATCTTCGCCTTCTTCGCCATATACCTCTTTGATCAATAAGGTTATGATAGAGCGGAGATCTTCTTGGAAATCTATGATATCGACACCCATTTTATAAAGCTTATTGATCTTTTCATCATGAGCTTTAAGCTTGAGTACTATTTGAGAAAACGTTGCAAGTTCCATATGATTTATAACGGGGATTCCTTATTTTGTTCCAATGTAGACATAATTTACGGAGATAAAAAATTTAGGTATATAAAGAATGAGACCGAGCAAGGAATATTTAGATCATATAGCTAAAAGACTGGAGGCAATGAATCCAGATATAGTAAACGGTGTTAATGTCATTCAAGAACCTTTTAAGATGCCTAGCTTCGAGGATCAGTTAGGTCAAACAGCAATGGCGTATTTGGCGAACAAAAAAAATCAGGAACCTGTAGCTCCTGATCCTCTTTTTCCTGACAGAAATAATTATTGATTTGGCTTTCGTGTAATCACATAGTTACCTATGCAGAGTGCATGGAGATTTCTTTTCCAGAACGTTCTGATAGCGTGATAAGGAGATTCAACTATTGGCTCGTCCGGACCATTAAAACTAGTATTTAGTACAAGAGGTATTCCACTCAGACTTTCAAATTCGGAAATCAGCCTATGGTAATATGGATTCGATTCTTTCGTTACCGATTGGTATCTAGAAGTTCCATCTATATGAACCACAGAAGGTATTCTAGATTTCCACTCTTCTTTGACTCTCGCAGTCACCATCATGTAAGGAGAATAAACATCCAGATCGAAAACATCTTTTTGCCTATCAAAAAGAACTGATGGTGCGAATGGTCTATACCACTCTCTTAATTTAATATCGTGATTTATGTGATCCTTCATCCATACACATTTCGGTGAAGCTATTATCGATCTGTTACCCAAAGCTCTCGGACCAATTTCAGATCCTCCCTGGAATAGACCGATAACTTTATTTTGATTAATGATTGAAGCTACGTTTCTGATCTGCTCAGATTTATCCCGGTACAGGTCAACATTAACCAAATCACCAAATTCAAATTCAGCTGAAGCTTTATCGATAGCATCTTTTATCTGGAGATCTGAATATGACCTGCCCATGTAAGGATTAAGGTACTTTCCTTTAGGTGCTCTCTCGCTTTTAACGTAACCCCACCAAGCACATCCTAATGGTATACCGCTGTCGTCTGAACAGGGAACGAAGTACTGATCTTTATACAAACCAGATTTTATTATCATCTCGTTTGTGTTGCAGTTTAGAAAAGATCCCCCCGCAACACAAACATTCTCTGACCCTGTTAATCTCTTAGCCATCCCAACCAGATGAATTGAATTTTGCTCCTGGTCTCTTTGATATAGACCAGCAACATTTGCTTTAGAATAGAAATCTGACCTATAATCTACCTCTGGCATTATCTTAACTGAAGGTATAAATATTTCACTATCGCTTAAAGTCGTGTGAGAAGGAATTTGCTTAACCCATTCCTGATCAGCATATGAAGCTAGTCCCATAAGTTTTCCTGCCGGCCAAGAATTAGTCTTAGGATCATACACAAGTTGGAGTGATCCTTTTCCGTATTGTTCACCAATGGATGTTTCCGAATTTCCGTCAAGCATCATTGGGTACTTTATCCATTTTTTATAAACCTCTTTGTCCTCACCAGGAGCGAACTTGTAAATAGTTATACCCTCTGCATATTCGTAATCTTCAGTACCTGGCCATTCCCGCCCAAACCATTTTAGAGCATTACTACCTCTTTTCAAAACACTCCCCATTGCGTCAGCAACAACAACCGCAGCTTCTGAGAATCCAGAGCTGTAAAAGGTCGAGTATGCGTGAGCTAGGTGGTGGGGTATAAAGTGGAGTCTACTTCTATCGATGCCAAAGGTCTTCTCGAAAGAATCCGCTACAACATCGTCATCCTCTACTGTATTAAAAGTCCATCTGTCGACGTCGGAATACTCCAAACCGAGATATTGTAGACAGTAATCTATAGCTTCTACCGGTAAAACCGTGCTATATCCACCGTCATGTTTCACTCTCGTGAGCCTCTCCTGAGATATACCCACTTTAACCTCTCCGTCTACTATGATTACACAGCCTTTATCGTGTCCTACTGAAAATCCTAAGCTTACCATTGTATTTAATTTTGCGTGCGTCTAGCGGCTTCTAATGAGCTCTTAGGTATATCTATTTTTTGATCATACCATAAGAGGTTATCTAAATCGGTGTCCTTCATGCTTATTAGCAAACTCGATAGTTCCATACCAGTCTCGTAATAATTTGCAAAGAACCATTTTATTCTATCCTCCTGAGATAGCGGTCTATCCATAGTTTTTCTTACTTCTATGGTTATCCCTGCTTCACCGTAGGAGAGTGAGCATGTATTGAATCTGTTATCGTGGATAAATCCATAATCCTTAAACCTGAAGACTATTACCTCCTTGTCGCCAAGATACCCGTGGATAGCATTTGTAGCATAGTCCAGTGATAGAGCGGTTATGGATCTGAATTTGAAGTATGGTATAAATTCGTGTTCTAAGTCTTCTAGTTGTATGTTTATTATCATTCCCAGTATTTTTGATCTTTATGAAAGTGTTTTTTGTTCCCTCTGTTAAACCAGTTCTTGATAACCATTTTGAGCATCTTAATGTAACCGAATTTTTTAAATCTCCGATTATCCTGGGTTATTAGATTCGGAATGAGTTTAAAGTTTTTTGATTTTATCTGCCTGCTCAATAGCCAATCCTCTGACTGATGTACTTCCTCATCAAACCCTCCTATCTCCACGAATTTTTTTCTTGATATCAACATGAATGCTCCAACTGCAAAAGGATCCGCAATGGACATTATTTTAGCTGTTATGTTATTGAAGAAAAATATAAGACTTGCTGCTAAATCAAATTCCCCCATATATTCGGGGGTAGTTCCTATAAGTTCTATATTAGGATTTTTATCGAGATAATCTAGAGCATTTTGTATGGCAAGTAAATCAGTAAACGTTATGTCTGCATCTAGAAATAATATAAGAGGAGTTTTAACCAAGGATGCCCCTCGGTTTCTACCCACTGAGACACTCCCGCCCTTTATAATTTCCACGTCCAGATTATTGTCCTCTGAATTTATGAAGTCTTTTATTTTTGAAAGGGTGGAATCGGTGGAACCTCCATCTGCAATTATAACACTTGTTCCTCTTATACCAAACTGAAGGGAGATCTCGTCCAGAGTTCTCCTTATATAATTCTCCTCATTCTTACATGGAATAACGATGCTCAAACGATCCTTTATCATAAAGTATATAGCTATTATTTTCTATCCAGTCTCCGCAATTAAGATAGTGGATTCCGTCTATGTTCGTATTTGCGACAGTGTGTATGTGACCGCAAATAACTCCGGAGCATCCTCTTTTCTTAGCTTGAAAAACTAATTGCTTTTCAAAAGAAGTTATGAATTTTACCGCTCCTTTGACTTTATTTTTTAAATACTTACTCAGTGATCTTTTGTACCCAAGCCTTTTCATAAATCGGTCAGCACTTATGGCTATCTCGTAACCTACTGAGCCCAAAACACCCAACCATTTTAATTTAACTACCCCGTCATAAAGATCCCCGTGGGTTATGTAATATCCATTGAACTCTGCCTCATCAACAACCTTTATGTTATCTCCGAGAAATAAAGGAACGTAATGTCTTAAAAATTCGTCATGGTTTCCTGTAATGTAGGTAACCGCTGTTCCGTTTTTACTGTAAGAAAGAATTTTTCTAATTAGGTTTGTGTTTTGCTGTGTCCAGTAATGTCTTTTTTTAAGAAGCCATCCGTCAATAAAATCCCCAACTATAAAAAGTTCCTCTGGCTCATACATTTTTAGTGTTTCTAAAAGTTTGCCGGAATTAGATCCCTTGCTACCCAAGTGGACGTCCGATATAAATAGGGCTTTTACTTTTTCTGCTTTCATTTTTTTATCCTTAGATTGTTGTCATAGTATTCAGTTAAAGATTTAGATAACTCAATACCTCCATCATAAAAGAATTTAACTGCATATTTATCTACCTTAGGTTTCTCCTCATTTTCGAATCTTCCGTCCATCTCATATAGAACGTAAAGATCTTCATTCAGAATAAATGCCAGATCTGCTATGAATGTTTGACTTAGAGTAACATCCAAATCACCCCACCATATCTTCTCGTTGGCTGTGCAGATGTTTGCATTGAAAATTGAAAGGTTTTCCGGATATCTTTCTCGGTAACCGCTTTTTGAATGTGAGATAATAGCTCCAAGTGGCCCGATTATCGATTGTGCTTTTTGTTCTTTGTTCATTATTTTAAGCTTTCAGCTATTAGAGTTTTGTATTTTGTTGTTGACCATCCGTGATCTCTGTTCAGATAGTGAATTGATATTTCTAGATCATCACCAGTAAAAGATTTCCCTATATAATCATCTCCTAGAAATCTAACATCGGGATTCATCTTTTTTAGAATTTCATAAAGATCTGATTCACTCCTATATGTAATTACATTATCTATTTGCTTAAGTGATAAAAGTATATCAGTCCTCTCTTCCACTGATAAAACCGGTTTGCACTTTTCCGGTCTTTCTATTGTGGGATCCTCGTGCAGCAAAACAACAAATTCTTTGCAGTTAGCTTTACATTCGCTAAACATATAAATGTATCCTGGATGGATCACGTCAAAATTACCAGCTATTACTCCGAGCATATCACTTTGTTTTTATTGATTCTATAAGATCTTTGTTTCCCTCTATCATCCGTGCAACTGAATTTCTCCCCTTCTCGCCAATTGGAATTGGATTGCCCTCTTCATCTATATGAACAAACTTAATGTGTGTTTTGAGCACCACTATCTGTCTGCCAGTGTAAACGTTGTGAGCCCTTGCCTCGATGTATAGAGTTATAGAAGTGTGACCGATATCTGTTGGTATCCCGTAGACCTTAACCAGCTGACCCTCCTTTGCGGGTTTTTCAAAATAGCATTTATCTATGAGTACAGTTACCATTCGGGGAGTGTCGCATAATTGCATAGAATACCCTGCTGCTGCAGCATCAATCCATGCTAATAATTTTCCACCAAATAGGTTTCCGTGAAATCCCAAATCAGATTTTTTGATTGGGTGCGTGTTTAATAATTCCATTCTTTATTCTTTATCTCTGTATTTTAATCCATCTATCATCAATGATGCAGTTGAATAGTTTGTGGCTAAAGGGGTGTTGTAAACATTGCAGATTCTAAGCAACATGCTCACATCGACCTGATGCGGATGTACGTCTAGTGGATCAACAAAGAATACCACGGCAGCTATTTCTCCATCAGAAACCATTGATGCTATTTGAGCGTCACCTCCCATAGGTCCAGATTTTAAGCAATTAACTTCCAATCCAGCATGGGTGATGTGTTTACCCGTTGTGCCTGTTGCTACTATATCAACCTTCTTGAAGAAGTCAAGTCTCTTCATTACAAAGGCAACCATATCAGCCTTTTTTCCGTCGTGTGCAATAACTGCTATTTTCATTTTAATTCTCCGTATTCTTTATTGTAATACTCCTCTGAATCTCCATTACAACCTTGGTTAAATTCACCTTTATCATAGGCATCCCTTATGTTTTTCTTCTCCTTGGGTAGGCTATTTTCCAACATAGATACAACACCTTTCATGGTTAAAGTTATTCCTCTAGATTCAATTTCCTTAACTGATTCTATTAGATCCTGGAGAGTTGTTCTATTTTTAGATTCCATGGTTAATTTGATAAAGGAGCTTTGATTGCGGGATGTGATTGGTAATTTTCTAATTCGAAATTAACCTGACCGTTAACTGCCTCGTCAAATCCTTTGTGCTCCAAATTAGCTAAGAATATAGGGTTGAGTTTTAACCTAGGTAACGGATAAGGCTGTCTGGTGTGCTTTGGCGTTGTGTCCTTTGCAATTTCTTCTACAATGTATAGATTCTCCATCTCGACATCAGTGTTTCGCATAACCCACTGTACCTGTTCTTCCCAAGTCATCTCTCTGCCAATCTGTTCTTTCGCTTGTTCAATGTGATTTGAATATAAGTGAACATCACCCAAGTTACCAATTAGCTCGTCAGGAACCATGTTAACCGTCTTGGCAATGATTTCAAGTAACAAACCATAAGAGGCAATGTTAAATGGTAAACCTAAGAATGTATCTACTGAACGTTGATTCCACATTAAAGAGATTGCTCTGGTTGGTATATTAGCTCTATCCCAAGATTCTACTGTGATTGGTGAGATAAATTCTGAATCGTGATTTGCTAATTTTCTCCTCTCTTCCAAACTTAACTCTCTTGTATAAACTTGAAATCCATAATGACAAGGTGGAAGTACCATTTGGTCTAATTCACCTACATTCCAAGCATTAACCATCAATCGTCTTGAGTCGGGATTTGTTTTAAGGTCGTTGATTAGGTTTTGGATTTGATCAATTGGTGCATTTATTGCTGATATATCATAACCACCGTTATCTCTAACTGTCCCATGGAAGCGATATTTAGTCCAACTTCTCCATTGTTTACCATATATCGGACCTAGCTCACCCCACTGTTTAGCAAACCCTTCATCCTTCATTGACTCAACAAAAGCTTCTTCCTTTGTTGTAAAAGGTCCCCAATCAATTACGCCATTGTGCTTTTCGTAATTCTTGATAGCATCACCACTCCAGATGTGACAGTTATTATCGAGTAGGTACTTGATATTAGTATCACCACGTAAGAACCATAATAACTCGGTCACCATAGTCTTCCAAGCCATCTTCTTGGTTGTAAGTAAGGGAAATCCTTCACTCATTTTATGACGGATTTGTCTACCAAATACTGAAATGGTACCCGTACCAGTTCTGTCTTTTTTCTCTATACCGTTATCCAAGATATCTCGAAGTAACTCCTGGTATTGTTTGTCTATGTTGTTCATTTAGTAAATTTTAATAGGTGGATATTCAGTTACTTCTACAAATCTTTTATCGACTTCGTAGTACTTTTCCAATACCTCATCAAGCAATTTTTCCTTGGTGTCTTGGCAGTAAAAATACCGGAACGATCCATATCCCATGTCTACGGTGTAGCCAATATACTTCCAACCCATGAACGATTTTCTCTGAATTAGATAATCGTTCTTTCTCTTTACGAATCTTATTTTAATTCTCATCATTTTCTGTATTTAATTTTCCAGTTTCTGTATCAAACCAAACAACACCGGGATCTTGATTTACCGACTCTGATAGAGCTTTCTGTAATACAGGACTCATTATTTCAATCACCCACCTCTCAAATGTTAATTTCGATTCCGGATTATTTTTTAAATAATTTTTGTACTGTAATTCCAGTTTCATTACCTCTATTCTATTATTTAGCGTGATCCGAATCCAAGTTCTTTTTCTTTTTTCCCTCTGGGTTTTTTCTTCATCCCATTTAGATGCTCTATAGCATTCTCGTATTTGTTATCTAACAGTACTACAGAGATGAAAAGTTCTTTTAAGTGTGACATAGAAAGATCCTCTGTATCGTCTAACCATTTTTCAATGTCTATGTCGATTTTGTTTTCTCCAATCTTATTCAAAAGATAAGCCTTTCTAACTTCTCTCGAAGGCGGAGCTACGTAGTATCTTCTATCGAAACGTGAAGGCCTATTTGTGATTCTCTCCTCCAATTTTTCGGGGTAGTTTGTTGTTGCTATGTAAACAACATTTTCGATCTGCTTAATACCATCAAGTATATTAAGCAACACAGAAGTGGAATAATTACTATCCCCAGCAACGCTATCAATATCTTCAATAATAACAACTAATGGGCGATCTGGTTCGATCTGTCTCAACTTAGGAACCATCTCAACATAAGCTTTAATAGAATCCTCATTTTTAATGTTGATCACAACACCGGATAGATCTTTGATGATGTGCATCATACAAAGCTGTAAAATACCAGACTTACCACAGCCAGGATCCCCGTATAGTAAAATCCCTCTTTTGTGCATAAGCTTGTATGATTTATATAGCTCGGATTTTTTCCAGAAAGATTTTATGTCTGTTAGAATCTCACCAATCTCAGTTGTCGGAAGCTCATAGAGCTCATCGGTGTTGATTGCTTGTCTCATTACACACCATTCGTTGGCCCTGTTGTTCCACTCAAACTCATATAAACCTGCGGGAAGTTTTTTCTCCGCTTTAGGAGCTGCGATATAGCTGCCGTCTCCCATTACTGACCACTGGGCGAAATCAATTTTTTTCTCTGTTTCCAACTCGTCTAAAGGTTCCTGCTCCTCGGTGCTGTAAACGTTTTCCATCTCAATTTCCATATCTTTCAGTTGTTTTAGTTTTTGAATTATTTTTTCTTTAATTTTTCTATCTGCCATTATTATTTGTTTTACGTTTATAGTTCTCTAACTCAAATAATTTGAAATATTAATCGCAGCTTGTTCAGCTTGCTCCCACGTTTGTATCGTTATATTGCCTCTTCTATTAAAGGGTATAATAGAAGCAATCTCAAACTCATCTCCGTCCTTTAGCCATCCATCTTTCCGATTTCTGATCTCAGATTCATTGGCTTTCTTTTTATACTTAGCCCATTCTTCTTTGCTGTAATCAGATTCTACTGGGACATAATTCTCGTCAAATAATCTGTCACCTAATCTGAAAGTATTTCCTCCTCTGTGACTGTAACCATAATATCCCTTGACGAAAACAGAAAAGTAGTCCTCAACGATACCTCTTCTATCTAGAGACATATGGAAGAAATCTTTTTCCATTACTAAAGCTACCCCGTGGGGTTTTTTCTGTGTTACTATCATTCTGTTTTTGTAGTATCTCCAGCCTTCGGAAAGATCACCTAGATATGTTCCGTCTGGAGCTAGGAAAGAATTTTCCAAAATGTGTTCATCATTATGGAAAGTATGTTTACCTATTATTCCCCCTGTATATTTGTTGATTAACTCGATCTTCTGAGGATCCGGAATGGGTCCATTCAAATCTCTTTTTAGCTTGATCCTTGAGACCAATTTTGTGAATCCAAGATTCAAGTGAACCTTATTAAGCCTGTTGCTTCCTGATGAGTACCAGGGGGACTTTTCAAATTTTAATTCGATCTTTCCTAAATAGGGGGTTTGGTTTTTTATGAACATTCTTTGTAAATTTACGGATTGAGATAACTTATCATAATATACGAGAGCTTATATCCCATAAAAGCACCAAGTGCCGAGGGAACGGGAAAAACTATAAGTTTTCCTAGTGATGTTACATACTTTGGTCTATTAACTATCCTTCCTACGTACATGTAATAAATTAGATAACCAACAAGTACCGCAATGTCCACTCTGGTCGCTATAAAAACAACTAAGGTAGCTCCAATAAAACCATAAAGAAAATTATCTCTTACACCTTCCCATATCTCCGTTGTGGTGGCGTCTTTATATTCCTTTACTATTTTACTGATGGTTGGTGTATTCTTTTTTCTCTTTTCACTCATTTTTGCAAATATAACCGTGTATCGCGGAATTAAAAAATTAATTCTGCATTTTTTTAAAGTTTTCGTTCAATTTATTTAATTTCTTATTTTCATTCTCCATGATAATAAGATCTCTTCTGGTATTTTTCCAATAGTAGTAAAACTTATCACAGAGCTTTTTGGTCAATTCCAGCTTCTCCTTGTGAATAAACTTAGCTTCCTTTATTGTGGTAACTATTCCATAGGAATTTACATACATCAGTCCAGCATAATCTGGGACTTCTTCCGCCTTGATTAGACCCTCCGGTACGCAGTAGTAAAATTTATTCGGTCTGAATTTCCATTCAGTCCGATCATAATATTGTTCGGATGTTCTTTTCTTTGTTTCTGGGTCTGTATGGTACCTATATTTCTTCTTCATATAAACGCCCTCGTTTAATATAAGGTGTTTATTCTCCTTCTTGAAATCATTGAAGAAATCGGATCTACTGGTTTTTATTTCTATCTCGTAACAGTATCCGCTTTTCTGAACCACTAAGAAATCTGTTTCCCAATTATCCTTAAATAGATACAGATTACCCACGGTGTACTTTATGTTTCCACTATCGAATCTTTTCTCGAGATTCTTCTGTATACTTTTTTCGTTGTGCTTGATGTCTTCCATTTGTATTTTTTAGTCCCACCATCCGCGAAGATCTGTTCCGTCGAACCACTTATAGTAGTGGTCCTCTTCTCTGCGTTCTTCTTCTGTTAGTGATTCGGAGATCTTTTTGTATTCTTCGTAGTCCTGACCTTTTAGGATTCTCCACAACTCATTCCATTCTTGCTCCCCTATTTCGCGGGCTCTCTCAAATACTTTTCTGTTATGGTCTTTCTCCTCTTCGGTTTCTTTGTCAACCAATCTAGAGTATCCTGGCTTATCCTCAGCCTCTTCAAATTCCCAATCATGCAATACGACCTTTCCCAGCTCTTTCTCAGCCATCTCAATATAAAGATCCTGGTTATAGTTTCTGATAAGCTCTGCAGCTCTCTTCATGGCTTTAACCTTCTTTAGTCTGCTGATGTCTACCTCAAGTCCATGTTTTTCTATTTTTTCCGCCATGTCATCAAATCCAACCTCCATAAACTTTAGCATAGCATGGTGATCCCACCAGTAGTGATCAGCTAGGGGTTTTCTAAACTTCCAAACATTCTTGATAAATCTTGGAATATCGTATCTGAATAGGGAATATGTTTTATACCACCAGGTATTGTGTCTTATCAGTGTTTTAATACTATCGGCAAAAGTGTCAGCAAATCTTATTTCCATAATGATATTTTATTTTCATAGTTAACGCCCTCTGCAATGTTCCACAAAAAAAGCCAGATATTAATATCTGGCTTTAAATATAAATTAAATTTAGATTATTCTTCGTCCTCGTCTTCGTCGCCCTCTTCCTTCTCGTCGTCTTCAACTTCAACCTCAACATTTTCGGGCTCTATCATTCCCATCTCTTCGCCTGGTTCTTCTTTACTGTGACCCTCCATTTCGTTTCTGATCCAATCAGCAACTTCTTGAATATCGTCTTTAGACGTAGCAATATGATCAGCAGCCCAATCGTGACCATTTCTAAGATGATTATCAACTTCTTTTGGATCCATTTTGAGGATTTCGTCTATGTAGTGCTTGATAGAAGTTAGGTTTGCGAAAAACATGTAGTGCTGTTTTTCATCTCCTCCTTCCATGTGATCGTCTTCTGCTATTTCGCTAGCTTTTTTTCTGAAGTCGTCAAATGATACAATTCTTTCCATTTTTATGTATTTTATGTTTATGTATATATCTATTCAGATTATTTAATTATGTAATCCGAGAATTTAGGTTTTTTTGGTGCTTCGTTAGCAAAGTAGTATTTTATAGTTTTCTTTGACTTCTCTAAATAGATTGTTTTATAGAATCCGCTTGGTACCGTGGCTCCTGTAGGCAATTTGATCGAATTTTTATCGAAACCCATTGTTATTGTAACAGTTACTTTCTCAGTTTTAGCTAATTCTCTCTCATATTCCTCTAGCATTCTCCATACTCCTCTGTTTAGATACTGGTTCTGTAATGCACAGTTTAAATAACTAAAAGTTTGATATAGAAGCTCCTTGGTACAATTAAAATCAGCTGCTGGAGCTAAATGCCCCTTGTCGTAAAGATTCTTGATATAATCCGCATTATCTGAGGTTTTTATCGAATCGTTGGTGTAAAAATCCATGCCTGCCCTAGAAGCTGCACCATTTGGACACTGTACTGTGTACTGGATCCAAGTTGGCTGCTCTAATTTTTCGCTATATACAACTTCATATATTGGGGTTTTTACTCTAACCGAATCTCTAAGGGTTTGTCCAAATGATAGTATTGGTAGTAATAATAGTAAAAATGTGATTTTTTTCATTCGTTTTGGTTTTTACTACTATTTATCTTTGGAAACTTACTTTATCCTGTCCCAGCCTTTAGCCTCTATAGCATCCATTACCTGCTTAGCAGATATCTTTTTTGTGCACTCGAACTGTCTAGGAGTTCCTTTGTGTTCGGGACACCACAACCAATCTCCTGCATTAAATGGGAATTTTTCGGGATAGTTGAAGCAAGAATTGCAGACTTCTTCCTTATGGAGTCTTATACAATCTTCATCAAATTCATTATCTTTTTTGGTTACCCCCGATATCACCACCACTTTTTTACCCAAAGCGTGTGCAACCCAGGATAGGCCGCTAGATAAACCTACGAAGAATTCGCAGTGTTCTATCCAGTGCATCATGTCTGCTAGCTCCATTCCAGTCTTATTTAGACAGTTGTTGGGTATCTCATTCCAGTTTCCTTCTATACCAAAGCTATAGTATCTGTCTATGCAAACGGGGGTTAGCCCCTTCTTAGTCAGCATATCGCATAACTTCTCCCAAGAGTTATTGTTATTCCAGTGCTTAGCCTGAGCTGTACTATGGCTGGAGAAGCAAACATATCTCTTATTTAAGGGCGAAGGTTTACCTGATCCCTTAAGTTGGGGTCTTAACTTGCCCATATCGGCTAATCCTAGCTGTTTAGCGAAGCCTAACTGTAAAGGTAAGTCATAGATATAGTCACAGCATATAATGTCCGTATACACGCTTAAATCATCCGGCATTTGTATTATATTCACATTTGGATATAAATCAGTGTATAGAAATCCGAAATTTGCTACGACATTACATCTAATACCCAGTCTTCTAGCATACTCATCAGCATATGGCATAAATGATATGGTGTCACCCAAAGCTGAGGTCCGGAGGATTATAAGGGGATTCGGTAACTTGACGTAATTTGGACTAAATAAATCTATTATTTGGTCCGTGTTTAAAACTCTATAAAAGCCTGATTCGTCTCCACCCTTGTATTTAAAGTGGGGAGTCTTTAGACCTGCCAGATAATTTGAGTTCTCCGATATAGAAGGTATACACTTTGCCATGGACAAAAAGTCCTTGACTATGTCCTCGAGATCAGATCTTCTAATGTTACCCTGCTCAATAAGAACATGCTCATTTTCCAGATTCATCTTTATCGTTTTGAGAACTTCGTCACCGTCCTTTATAACAATCTCCCAGTCAACATATTCGTGGGTGACATCAGGAATTGTTATCCACGATCTTTTGCTTTTACCACTATTTAGAAATCCCTTAACAGCTTTGGTTCTTGCATCTCTAAAGAATATAGATTGTCCGCCGCACTCTGGGTATGATCCTTTGTAAAAATGTGGATTCCTTTTGAACCAGCAATAAAATCCATTGTCTTCTATTTTTCTGACCTTCTTCGATACAGATTTATAATCATTCAGGATAAGGTCCTTTTGTGATATCTTGCCAAATGAAGCATAGTCCATGAGCATTCTAGAAACAATAACTTCCCATGAAATTAGCTCCCTCTGTTCTTTGCATCCTAAAACATATTGAGGGTAAGATGAGATCACGTCCTTTACACCCTTCATCATCTCTGTCGAATCAACAGATTCTATTCTTCTCATTCCAACCAGATCTGATTCCATTAATCCAACAACGGGAATACCCATTGATATGCTTTCAGTAACAGTTAGATTGGGATGTCCTGCCTCGATTCCTCCTAAATTCATAAAGATGTGATGCTTATCCAATTCAGCTAAAGTATTCTCATAGTCAACATCATATAGGATATTCAACTTAGAATAGTTTGCTGCTGATGAATTTTTCTCAAAGAATTCTTTGTTGTTTTTACTTGGACAAATTATAGTTATCGGAAGATCCAAATTTCTTGCACATTCTATACCCGGGATAAATCCCTTTCTGTCAAACAGCGGGTTTCCTAAAAGACCGTTGTTTGCCATCATAACTAAACTTGTCCCGTTCTGGAGAAGATCCTTAGACCTATCCTTAAACTTATAGTCATCAAGGTTTGCACCGTGGCTAAGATATCTTAACTGAGGAAGTGATCCAAAATACTCCACTAAATATTTTGCATGAACAAATGAAAGGACAGATCCCTTCATAGCTTCGAGATTGTTTTTATAAACTTCCGAATCCTTTCCTAAATGATGCGCATGGTGATCATGATGTGAAAAGATATAAGGTATTCCTCTTTCTTTAAGAATCAAAGCCAGATTAGCCATATGAACGTGAACTATGTCCCATTCACCAGGTCTAACATCATCGGTATAAAGTATTTCAACCTCGTGACCAAGATTTCTTAGAACCTTAGTGTATTCCCAAATTATCTTTTCAACAGCCCCCCATCCATTCGGCGGGATAGGAATTACCCCTGGGGTTATTTGTGCTATTCTCATTATCTAATTTTTTTAGCAAATATTACACCATGATCTTCAAAAGCATCAACAAGTCTTTTTATTGACTCGTCGTGCATCTGGTATGTAAATCCAGCAGATTCCAGTTTTTTGAGAATTGCAAGAACTTTTCCGTCCGGGTTGTCATGGAATTCTAAAATTATGTTGGAAGCTTTCTTTAGGGTTTCCTCCGAAGTCTTTGCTATCAGATCATACTCTGCTCCTTCTATATCAATCTTTAGTAGATCAACCTCACCAACTCTTTCTATAAGCGAATCCAAAGTTTCAGATTTAACAGTAACTGTGTTGTCGCTTATTGATTTGGATATGCTGGAAACAAGTGTGTTTCCTGGATTTACACTAAGATTAACGTCCACCCCATCTCCGGTCAAAGCCATTTCATGAAGAGTTACATTTGGATTATCAGAGTGCATTTTTCTAAATTCGTTAGCTGCAAGAGGATTTGGTTCTATCGAAATAACTTTTTCGAATCCGGTGTCTAAACAATATTCAGTAAATAATCCAACGTTAGCTCCAACATCAATAGCAACCTTTTTTCTAAATATGCTATCTGTCATTGGATCGTATATTCTATCAGTAAAGAACTCTTCATAGTTTCTGAATATGGGATCTTTAGTATCTAGTCTACAAATTTTCTTGCTGACATTTCGTAGTCTTAATTCGGATGTATGTATAACCGATTCACCTTGTCTATACTCTATACGGAATCCACCGAAATTGGGATTGTTCTGGAAATCGTAAATGTGGATAGGAATAGGAATCACCCAATATGAATTTCCGAGAGTAAATCCTATCGGACATTCATAAATGGTAGCACCGGTATCGATATCTTTTATTCTGACGTCACAGTGTAAGAATTCTAAATTGTCATTGTCACCTATGTAAACTATATCAATCTTATTTTCGCTTGGTGTAAATCTGTGTATAAACATGTTTTTTTTATTGGTTGTTTTTTCGTTTGGTATTGAACATAGAATAGTTCTAATTTGATTTGCTATCTCGTCTTTTGAATCACTCGCAAAGAATTTTAAATGTTCAGATTCCTGGTACATGTCAACATAGACGGGGAGATTTCTTAGCAGTAGTGGAGATTTCCACGATATTGCTTCCTTAATAACTAATGGACTAGTTTCCTTGTCATTAAAAAGAGGGATTGATGGAAATATAATAAGGTCTGCACCTTGATAAAATAAATCCACATCATCTCTTTCACCCCACACTTTACAATTAGACGGAAGATTTGAGATGATTGGCTCCCAATACCATTTAAAGTTATCTGCTAAAGTACCCACGAAGTGAAAATCAATCTCAGGTAGGATTCTTGCTAACTCAGCTGTTTCCTTTTGATTCTTTCTAGGCGTAAATATACCTATCTGAACCACGTGTTTTTTATTGGGATCTAATCCCAATTTTTCTCTGCTTTGGTTATATTCTCTGGTTGGTTTTTGTGATATCTCGTGTTCAACCACTTCTATGGGAACATTAAGATCCCTTAGAAGATTAACCTGCCACGGGCTAACAACTATAAACTTATCTGGAAGGTATATCTTTTCCTTAGAAGAAACAGATGAATCGTGCATGGTTTCAAATATCTTATACTCCCTATCCTCAGTGAATATTAATTCAAGCAGATGCTTGCTGAGAAATTGCTCACATGGTTCCTCGAAGTGTATAACATCAGGCTTCATTTCTCTTATAGACTTTATTAGAATGTCTTCTGGTTTTTCTCCCCAGACAACTATTCTTTCCTGTCCTATAATAGATTCAATTCTCTTCCTGATTGTATTATATGTCTTCTCGTGGGTTTTTTCAAAAACCCAAACCTCTGCATCATTCTTAATCTTGTCTATTTTGTTCTTTAGATACTCCGGCATTCCACCGGTAGACAAATACGGTACAATATAAAAAACTCTCAATGTTTTGTGTTTATAGGTTCTACTGCAAAGATAGAATAAAATTTCGTTTAAAAAGTATTGAATGGGTGCCTTTGTACGAAATTTATTGATCTAGAGATTCGCCACAGTTAGGGCAAAATTTCCAGCTTTTTTTCTTTGCTCTGGTTCCACAACCAGTGCAGTATTCCCTAAGTTCAGTAACCTCTACTGGTTTAACTGATCTTGGTAGGATTTGGTATTCTGACGTGTAGCTGCAATACCAAGAGTAACTACCAGAGTCCTGACCGAAACTTTGGTCCGATTTTCCGCCTTTCTCTACTCTTCCCGTTTCTAGCGAACCCGCGGCTGAGCAATTTGTAAAGGAAATACCAGATCCTGATGTATAGGAAGCATTGCCTCCTATGTTTGACGTGCTAGATAGATAAACTTCGTTAGTTGTTGTACCCCCGAAAATAACAGGATTTCCTGGAGTGGTCGTCCAGGTTGGATTTGTCGTCCATGTTTGATTGTAAGGAACATAGACTGTTCCAGTTGAAATTGGACTCCAGCTGTAGCTGGTGTGCTCCGGATAGAACTCGACCTTTACCTTACCGTTGTTTTTGATTGCCTCTCTAGACTCTGCTGTATCTTCAACAACATAAGAAGAAAATAAGAATTTCTTCTTCTCGTCAATGTAACGATCCAAGAAGTATCTTTGCCCAGGTTTAATAATTAAACCAGAACTGCTGATCAACTTGTTGTTAAGATAGATTTTAGCTAGATAGGATTCTGATGTTGGATTGTAGAGCTCGATCTGAAACTCTTGTCCATTGTCTAGATAAACTAGATCATCCTTTGCGCCGTAGATTTTTTGTCTGTTGTTGGATACGGCTACCCAAGCTTGTGGTTTTGGAGTACTGTGTACCCCGATTGTGTTGTTTTTCATTTTACCTTTTTCTTTTTTTTAAAATCCCATTGCTGCTATTGCTAACAACTCTAAGGCCATTGCTGACCCGGGACACTAAGTACGTAAGGCACCCTTCAATACGTTTTATATATAATCACCGGTAAAATTACCAGAAATCATCTCCTTCTTGACCATTTGCATAGTCATTATAGCCACCGAAAGAATTGTCATAATCATCATCTTCCCATTCGGATTCATCAAAAAATTCTCTTTCAACTTCGGTAACTCTTTCTACCCAATTATTATTGTCTTTATACCAAACAGTGTTTATAGAAGGTAGAGTAGAAGCCCATTCTATTTTAGAATCGTTTGATAATCCTCCAGGTATAATCGAATCAAGTTCTTTTACGATTTTTTCTAAATCGTTCTGAAGATCGCTTTCTAATTCTAGATCTTCAACATAGATTTCCAGGCACCCATTAAAATTGGTTTCCATGCAATCTATAAAGATATTGTATATCAAGATAGAATCTTCTACTAGTTCCATCTTAAGCTTAATATCCGCTATCTCCTCAGAGGTAAATTTTCTATTGGATATTAATTCAGCATTTAAGATATAGTTCTGCATTTGTTTTTTAGTTGTATATAACCATACAACTTTTTTATTTTAGTTGACCTGCTCTCATTTTTTTAGTCTCCTCGGTAATAGGTCTGGAGTAAAGGCTTAGAACTTTCAGTCCATTTATGCTGGTGAAAGTTATTCTACTAGATTTGTTAGGTTTTAATGTGATCGTGACATCCCCGGGTTCTCCTGAGCTGTCGCTCCAGGCAAATACTATCGGTTCTTCGTCATCGAATTGAAAAACCCACTCTGCATCTTCGAATCGTTCGTTAGGATCTGCTATCTTAGCAGGAGTCCCTTTCATTAAAGAATCATTATTTTCCATTTTATATAAAGTTTTGGCAAAAAGTTTTTCTGTGATGTTTGGTTATTCCTCTTTCTCTTATTGCTGAGATATGATCTGGAGTTCCATATCCAACATTCTTCTCCCATAGATAGTGAGAGAATTCTTGGCTTATTGATTTCATCAATCTGTCTCTATGAACTTTAGCTAGTATTGATGCTGCAGAAATGCAAGGAACTTTAGAATCTCCCTTTATCACGCATTCATAAGGTATGTTTTTATGTCCCGGAAATTTATCGCCATCAACATAGAGAAAATCAGGTTCAATCTTACAAGAATCTATAGCTCTTTTCATCGCTAAAAAAGTTGCCTGCAAAATATTAATCTGATCTATCTCCTGAGGAGATGCTGCGCCTATTCCCCATGCTATAGCATTTTCCTTTATTAATGCTTCTACTTCCTCTCTTTTCTTAAGACTCTTTATAGCTTTGCTATCTTTGATTCTCGAATCTGAGAAACCCTTAGGGAGAATAACTACTGCTGCAACAACGGGTCCGCTCAAACAACCTCTTCCCACCTCGTCTACTCCTGCAATAAATTCATACTTTGATGTGTCTAACATATTATGGTTTAAGTGTGGTGAATTCGCCCTTGATAAAATTGATGTGTTGAGCCTTCGCATCATGGTGAATCAGTACATGAGATTGTAGCCATCCGCTTGGTCCAATATTATAATTAACCCTTAGCTTAGTTGAAGTTCCAACAGCAAGCGCTCCGTCCTTTCTTCCTGGCGAATGGTAGTGTCCAACTACTATTTTTGTATTTAGCTTTCTGAATTGTAATAAAGATCCTCTAGATCCGTTTGATCCAACGTCTCCGTGTTGTCCCAATTCCCAGCCATTAATAACAAAGCTGTCACTTCTTCCGAGAGTTCTGTATTTAGGATATTTCTCGTTTATTAAATATGGAATAACCCCGTTTGGTGCCTGACCTTTAAGAAGCAATGCACTGTATTCCATGTACTCGATGGAATTTTTCATAGTGGTAGCTTTTCTCCAATCCGTTCCTTTCAGCCATCGATCTAAAAAGTCGTCGTGGTTACTTCTGACTATTACCACGTTATAATCTTCAAAACTCTTTAATCCACTAAGCATAGAATCAACTTCGCTTCTAAGAGAATTACTTCCATCCATTTCCCTTTGATACTGAATGAATGGATCTTTCGATTCGTGGTGGTTTATAGATAGACCATCAAATACGTCATGAAGAACTACGTTATCTGGTTTTAGATTCTTAAACAGCTCAAGAGTTTTGGAAATAACTCTTTCGTCATGCTGCCCATAGTGCAGATCCCCGAGTATGGCAGCTGCTACCGAATTGATTTTGGAAACTTCGCCATCCTCAACTTTGTAGTAAAGATCGCAAAAATCTCCATCGTCTGTAGCTGTGACCTGTCTAGCAAAGAATGTATTTGAATCTTTGATCTCCACGACAACAAATCCTAATGTGTGGTGGAATTCTCCTTTTTTACCTGACTTAGAATCCGTGTAATTTTTAAGAGTACATGCTCCGGTTGTCATCATCATCTTAGGTAGATTTCCTTCAAGAACTGGAATTGTTTCCATGTGAACTTTAGGTGATCCGAACACGCAAGAATTGATTCCGCTCATCCCCTGTAATCCAGTCATGGGATCTACTGCGGTGGGTTGGATCTTAACGTCTGACATGATCCACATGTGCTTATGAACTTCGTGACGATTAGCATCAAGATACCCTGCGATCCTATCCGGCCAAGTATCGTAACTCTTGTCAGCGAAAACCGATGTTGGATTTTTATATCTTCCTGCGATGACGTGAATGTCTGCATCTATTTCTCTAGCGTAAGCTTCCATGTTCACAACGAAATCCTCGTGAACTGGAGTGTCATTCTGAGCCCAAGTGATAATGAATCTTTTCTTTTTCTTATCAAATTTTCTTTCTTTGGCTCTTATGTATTGAGGGGATTCTGTTAGGGCTTTTTCTGTTATTCCAAGTTTGGAAATCCATTTCTGAATTGTTCTTTCTGATTTTCCAATTAGATCACTTAAACTTTTCATTCTCTGATCCCATGTCAAATCTCTATTCCAATAAATATCTGACATTTTAGATATTTGCTCGTCGCTTAATTCTTCGAACTTCATTAGCAAGTGTTAAGGTTATTCCGATGTTATATCCCCTATTATAATAAAGGTTTCAATTTATATAATCGGAATAATTGGGTTTTAAAAATTATAGGCTTTATCTGAGAACATTTCACCAGTTGCGCCAACTATATCTTCGTATATTTTAGACTCTTTTGCTTCGCTTTCAAGCTCATCAAAAAAGTCCTGTATGTATTTACACTTCTCGAACTCCTCCGTTGATTCATAGTAGGTAAGTAGTGATTTTTTAATCACTTCTCTCTTAGGATAGATCTTGGATAACAATATGCTATTCACACCATACTTCTTCATAGTGTCTATGGCATTCTCAAATACCCTTCTATCTATTTTCTTTTCCAATTTATTGAGATGTTTTTGAATTATCTATTTCGTTTATTATTCTGAGAAGGTGCTCACATTTTTCGTAGTCCTCAAAATATTCAAGCATTTTTATGCACTCTAGTATTATTCCTTTATCTTTAATTTTTTCTCTAACTATCGATGAATAAACTAGGATGTTGTCATTATATATGTCCTTCTCATTCTCCTTCACAAGGTGGTGATCTTTTTTATTTCCTATTTTGGATTTGTAGCATAAAATCATAACTAGGTTTCTTGGGTCCATAAAAAAACCTCATGCTATATATTAACATGAGGTCTTCAGTGTATGCAGATTTATATTAAGGAGCTACTCCAAAAATAACTTTTAAAGCAATAGCTAATATGGCTCCAAAAATTATCCAAAGTGCTTTATTAACCCCACTCTGCCATTTCTTCAAAGAATCCACGTCGATGTTAACCTTCATGTAATCCTCGTATCTATTTTCCTCCGCCAATCTGAATTTTGTGTTTTCGTTAACTTTAACGATAACACCAGACTCTGGATCTAAGAGTTTTTTCTTCATATCCGATATGTCATCCTTCATCGATCTTTGGTCCTTTTTTAGATCCTCCAGGCTAGTCTGCAGATGCTTTAACTCACCGTTAGGCATGTTGGACTTAAGATGATTCAGTTCATCCAAAATCTGTTTCATCAAAAACGTGCTTGTTATGTCTTTTTCTTCCATTGTCTTTTGGTTAATTTTGCCCAATTTCCAAAAGATAACTGCTTATATATCCGGGTGAATTTGGATATCCAAAGGATTCTGGATTTATCTTAGAGTTTTTCCTGGGGGGTATTCTAGGGTTATTCCGTCAGAAAATTCAGTGAAAACCTCAAACGCTTCTTCGGTGGCTCTGATGTAAAATACACCATAAAAAGGCTCGTCCCTCTCACAGATTCTGTCTGTGAGGATCTCGCAATGGAAGTAGTTTATGAGGGAACAAGCTTCTATATGAGATTTTGGATCCTGTGATTTTACGTAGAACTCTAGCAACTTGGTTGGTTTATCTTTTTCCTATAACTAACTCGGATATAGCGTTACAGTTCATTCTATAGTACTTATCATCAGAGTCCTTAACTAACATTAAAACAGGATCAATTGTCCCCATGAGTTTAAGGTTCTTTCCCTCAAATTCAAATTCAGCTCCTAGGTGTTCAACCTCTAGTGAGGACCTCCTAATCCATTTAGTTTGATTTCTTTCATAGAGAGATTCGTAGTACTTGAGCATCTCTGGGCTTGGCGCCTTAAATGGTATTAATTCTGATTTTTTGACTTCTTTGCTCTCCATATTAGATTGTTTTTCTTTCTAGTTGCTCTGGACTTAAAATTACATCATTTTTCAATGATTCGGCGAAAAAACGGATCTTTGTACCTAAGTGCATATCGTTTGGGGTTTCTCTAACGATCTGTATAATTAGATTTTTTAGATTCTCGTGATTTTCTTTTTCTTGTAATTCTTCATTAGTCATTGTTGTTGGTTGGTTATTTTTACATATTGGATTGCTTTAATATGCCTTTTTCGCTATTGAAGCAATGCAACGAAGTTATGTGCATTACAAAATACCCGGGGGTAACATCGGACCACCTTTCCGGATCCCTTTGTTTTAGGTTATCTAGAAGCCACATAAGTTTTCTGCAAGCCATATAGATGTCATCTCTGAAGTGTCTAATGTAATCACAAGACCTTATGTAGTAAGTCATGTGCATATGGTTACCCCTCCTGATAAATTGATATCCCAAAGTGCAAGGTACTCGTTCCCTGTGAACGGTTCCCGTATCCTCGGGAAACCAGATTGGTAAAAAAGCTTGTCTGGTGAACGGTTCCCTTTCCATAAGATCTAGAACATCCCCAAAATCGCCATATTCATATCTGATTCCTGATAATACAGTATTGGGCTCTGACGAAGCATATCTCGGCCAGATCCTTTCTGGGTAAGTATGAGAGAACTTATCGTGTCCACCAAACTGAGCGTTGTTCTTCTGAGCAAAAGGCCATCTAACATGGGAAGGCGGTGGATTTAAGGGTTGTCCGCCAACCCTCTCCTCAAAATGCTCATCTGCCCAAGGAAGATTTGGTACGATCTCGGCTACTAGGTCTTCTATAGTGTGGGGCATAAAAAACTGGAAAGAATGATTCATCGTTTCCCACATATCATCAGGGGATTCTATACCCTGCCATCTTTCTGTTTTAACAACGTAGCCATGATGGAATAGTTCCTCCTTAGACCATTTAATAGCTTCACTTGGTTTAAAAAAAGTTTTTATGCCTCCCATCTTTTTAGTATATAAAGTTCTAGAATAAACAGCTGAATAAATTTCATCAGATACTTAAAATTATCGGTGAATTTTTAACGTCGTAATATAGATCCAGGGTACTCGCATTTACGTAGATTACCCCGTTCTTTTCTACTATTCCCGCAGCCTCATGTATATGTCCAAAAACATGGATCTTGAGATTGGAGAGTTTTGATATTTTTTCTGCTAGTATTGGACAGCCAACTCTTAAACCACTTTTTGTGCTATCCAGAGTTAAATGTGGAGGACCATGGGTAATTAGAACATTGGTATTTTCGGGGATGAGGTTCCAGTGGTATCCGATCTCCTTATCAAACCTATTAAATGCCCAGTCGTGGAACCAGGGAGTTACTGGACTTCCCCAAAAATTCAACCCCTCAACTTCTATTCCGCTGTCGTTTAAATAGATTATACCTTGACCTAGCCTTTCTAATATTTCTGAAGCTTTTTCGCTTTCTTTCTCAAACAAAAAATCATGATTACCAGCAATCATGATTTTATTTTTAAAAGGTAAAGATGCGTACCACTCTACGAATTCCTCAACTTCCCAAATTCTCCCTCTGTAAGAAATATCACCAGAATGAACCAATATAGCATCGGGGTGATTTTCGGAGATCTCCCTAAGCTGTTTATCTATTTCGTAATGTTTGGTGTGTGTATCTGATATAAAAATTAAAGTTGGCATCGGTTGGTCTTTTTATAACTTTCTAATTTTCTCTATTCTCTGTTCCGTTTGTGTCGTTAATGGCATCAGGTGAATTAGATGCAGGTGTCTTGAGCTCGTCCAATTGAACGTGCTGTTTATTACACAATTGTGGAACTTTTATATAAACTGTGTCATGTACATAAATCTTTTCCCTTTTAGGACAAACGTGTTCAGAATAGGAAGGTGTAACAGATTTCTCCTCAGTTTTGGATTTGTTCGAAGCATAGAAAATTCCAATTCCGAACATCGCAGCAATTGCCGCTAGGAAAAATAATGGTATAAGTCCAACTAGGAATACCTTATCGAATTTGTTGCTCTTTCTCATTTAGATTTTTTATGATAGCTTTAAGGCTATGTTGAACATTGTTCTTATACTCATCTTCCATCAGATTTCTCCTAGATTCAACTTCATCAAGGAAAGTATCAGTCAGCATTCTTTCACACTTTTGAGATAAAGGAACATTGTAGCCATAAACGTGATTAACGATAGAAATTTGCCCATTACCGAGAACTAATAACATCGATTTGTCCTCTGCTCGGAGATAATATTTTCCCGAGAGTGGAGACGTGAGTAACTCGGACTCCGGCTCTTTTAAGAGCTTTCTAAAGATAGCTGAAGCTTCTCTTTCGCTTTGTGTCATTCTTCCATTATCCATAGGATTCATGAGCCTAGAGAATTTGATACCGAACTTCTGAGCAATTCTTTTTAAGTTGTGAAATTTTGGGTCCATTTTTATAAATAGTTAGTTTACCTTTTAGTTTACGCAAATCTAATCTCTCCCGACGGGTAAAAAAAATTTTTTCGCATAAAAAAACCTGCTAATATTATTATTAGCAGGTTTGCTGATTATAGTTTCGGTTTATCTTAGCTTAAAAGTAAGTCGTCGCCTTTACTTTTAGGTTTCCTTCCTCTCTTTGCTCCTCTCTCTTTAGAGATAGATTTTTCTTTCTTGGGAGCTTTTTCTTTTTTAATGGATTTTGGCTTTTCGACCGAACCTAAAACAGAAGGACCCGAAGTTGGTGGAACCGTAGCTTTAACAACTACCGGATATTCTTCTTTTACTTCCGGAGCCGGTTCTTGAGCGGGCTCGTCTTTTTTATTTAAGAATCGAGATCCGATAACGATAAGACCCAATACGATTAACAAGATGATTAAGATTTGCATAGTTTTGATTTTTAATTAGTGATTATTATATATCAATCCGGAAAATTTGTTTCATAAAAAATCCTTGCCAATTGATTGGCAAGGATTTAATGGTGGACCTAGAGGGATTCGAACCCTCGTCTCCTTCAGTTAACTCAGAGAACTCATTCACAGGCTTAGATCATTTTTCTAAATGAACAAACTTCACAATTCCCTTATTTTATAGTGGTTCGGTTTACTGAGAACTAATCCTCCACTTTTGACTTCCATTAACAGCGATCTTAAGGGTATTTCGGGGTTACTGATGGTTGTCGGATTGTGGTACTATTAACCCTTTTTCCCGTTTCACATTTTTTAATCAGAGTAAGTGAGACTCCGGAGGTTAGGCAGCGTAAGCGTACTCTACCTCGTTTACAGGAGTACCAAACGCGTTGATAACGTCCCAAACTGATTTTTTGCCATTTATAGCGTGTATAGGTTATTTAAGTGTTTCCGATACTAACACTGCCTGCATTCAAAGAACTACGCCTGCGGATCAATTCCGGTTAGGCCCATTTATTATGTATCTATAGAAGATTGTAAATTATTTGTTTCGGGTCCATACAATTCCCTGTTCTTTCTGACGCATTCAATTATATGATCCTTGAGATTCAATCTTGAAGATATAAGCTGACCAAATATAATTTGCTCTTCCTCTTCTAGATTATGTATCTTGTTCTTAAATCCCCAAATGTGAAGGAATCCCTTCTGACTTATTTCATCCACATTAGAATCCTCAAAATAGCAACCGGTTTTTCTTATCTTGTCCTCAGTTTTATAAAGACCGCTGATTAGAGTTCTTACCTCCATTTTCTGATCTTTGCAGAATTCATAGAGGTATCTTTGCTCTGCAAGGAGTGTGTATCCTCTTTCAAAAGCTGGGTCTATCTTGTCTATACTAGCGATAAAGTTCAAAGCCTCATTAGCATATTCCTTAGCCTTATTAAGATCCTTAAAATAAAGAAGAGATGTGTTATATGCTTTATTGTCCCAGGTAATACCATAGGTTCTAGAGAAATATCTATTGGGGTCTAGATATTCGGGATTAGGATAGTAAATAAGATCGCTATCATTTATGCCTTCTATATGGGAGCAAAAAACGTCACAGCCAGAAAAATCAATTTCAAACCTAACCTCAGCATCCAGATCCACCATAAAAAAACTTTCTTCTATATCCCTAATAGCTAAAAATTTTCCGGCTGACCAAAATATGGAAGGATCAAAATCAACCTCAGTAGGGAGAACTGGTCTAACCTCATCAAAGCATTTGTCCAATCCGGTTTCTTTATAATACTCGTATATCTCAGGGTCGCAATATAAAACTGGGCTCAATCCGTTAATCTCCTTTGAAAAATAAGCGGATCTTATAATCATTGCTATCTCCCACGGCTTTTTAAATCTGCTTAAAACGCCTCTTCTTTTTCTTGGCATGTACCAATCCACGTAAAGAGCTTTATCGGGTCTCACTGAGTCTCTAATTTTTAAGTTATTATTTTATAGACCAAAGAGCAAAAAAAAATCCAGATATTATCTGGATTTTACTTTTAATCATCGTCTCTCATAAGCCAAATGCCTATAATAATAAGAGCAGCTACTATAAAAAATGTCATGTCCTCATTTATTTAATTCTATAATTATAAACATCAATTGCATATTGGTTTACCATTGGTCTGCCAGTATTGTAAGCTCCGAAAACCAATTTCCAATCACGGTACTTGTCGTAAAGGTGTCTAAGAAGCTTCATGCTGGTTTCGACGTTTAGTCTTATGTCAGATTTCAGATTTTTCTTGTAGATCATTTTGCCGTCCCACATCATTCTTGCTGTTGAAGGCATTACCTGCATAGGACCAACCGCACCTGCTGAGCTTTCCCTCTCGTGGTCATAGTTCCATTGGAACGGTCCTTCATACCTTGTTTCCTTCCATGCTACGCCGTAGGCATAGTTCTTGGGTATTCTGTATTGTTCAGAATATTTCTCGATGTGGTAATACATCTGAAGGCAAGGAGGGGAAGATTCGTTTATCTGATTCCCTCTCAATGCTATCTTTTCCTCTGTCTCTATTTCTCTAGTTTCTAAATAGAAGAAAGTAAGGATAGACAGCATCATTGCTCCCAAGATCGTGTATATCCCTCTGAACATTACTTAGATTTTTGATCATTGTAAATCTGATTAACCCTGAAATTGAAGATCGGATCGAAAACACCCATCTCGAAAATCTGGGTAGTTCCTGTTTTTGTGTCGAGAATCAAAACCTCCTTGTCGTTAGCCCACACCTTGGTAAATTCTTTGGATCTGACCATAAACATCTTACGGTTGCTGACCGTCGTCTCGTATCTATGATAGATCTCTGATGCAGCATAGCCGGATGCCATGGCAGTTACGATAATGGCTACTTTACCCAGGTTGCTGAAGAATTTCTTAAACCTCTCAGTAAAGTCTTTCAAGTTAAAATTGTACTTTTCCATATTTTTCTTTTTTTAAAGATTAGTACAAATGTATGTTCTGTACCCGGGATAAAAAAATTTTTATCCGGATTATTCACAGCAGGGGACAAATCTCCAGTCATCAAGATCAATTGGCAAACTGGCGAATTCAGGAGGGAGAAGATCGTTAATATCAGCGATTTTAACGTTCATGTGGGTAGAATTTGACATTTTAATCTTGGCCATTACAAAGCCAAGTTCAGTTAGGTAGACCCCAACTATTTTCTGTGGTTTCTGATCGAATGTTTGGGACGGTTGTGACATATTGCTGGTTTATTATCCCACAATATATCTTTGACGTATAAGAAAAAATTAGATTTAATATTGGAATCTTTGAACCTGATCAATACCATTATAATTGATCTCTGGCTCTGGTGCCATAATAACAGATATACCGTCAGATAAATCGTATAGGCTTTCTATATAGCTTTGAACCTCGTCTTTTTTAGATTTGTCTATGCCAAGCTGATTTAAAGCGTCGGTTGTTATTTGATCCACAGAATCCATAAAGTTACCGCTATCGTGGAAATTAAAATACTTCTCGTATTTCTTTATCCAATTCTTGATCTCCGCCTGCTCTTCCTGGCTTAAATCTAAATCGTCTAAATAGTCGGAGAATTCCAGTATTTTTTTCATATAATATATATCATCTAAACTATACTAAAATGGAAGGCGAACAATTATCAGGGGACGAGATATCTCCAGACACATCACAATTAAACCCAGAAATTGGGAGGGAAGAAGGACAAGGATCTTGGGATGAACTTGAAATAGAACCTGAGGAAGATTCGACAGCTGAAGTTGAGGTAGGTCAGGAATCAGGGAAAAAACCAGAAGATACTGGACATGATTCTCCAGGAGAATCCGGGGTAGAAGGAGTTGATGGGATAGAAGATCCGGAGGAAGAGGAAGAAACGGAGCAAAAAAATACTCTAAGTGATTCCTCACCTAGAGTATTATCATTCAAAGACTTTTTCGGTAAGAATTAATCCTTACTTGTGCTTTTACCCAAATCTCTTCTAATTAGTCTTCTAACATAGTGAGAGATTGATACAGGTGCTTCACCTTTTGCTAGTGCAGCCTTAGCTATCTTTCTACTAAGATCGGTTAGATCCTCTTCAGATAGAAGTACTTGTATTTTTTCTGATTTTTCTTCTTGTGAGCTCATATTTTATTATTTATTTTCAAAGTAGATTCCAGCGTGTTGTTCACCTTTTGCTTTGCCCGGGCTATATTTATCCTCAGGCTCGTTAGTAACAACGAATGCCTTGTTTGGATTAACTATAAGACCTAATCTCTTCATAAAAGCTCTATTAGCTAAGAAAGGCGTGCTCTTTTCGGTTCTATCGACTGGTGAAACTTTAACATCAGGTACTAGGATACCATTAAATTCAAGATTTGTCTGTATGATTGGTCTAGTGTGGGTATCCCTACCAACCTCAGCATCGGAATATCCTATGATGTCATTTACGAATTTTTTTCCTCCCACTGACCAGATAAGCTTCTTACCTCTTTCCTCTATTTCATCTGCATGGATAGTACAAGATTTTGCACCGTTTCCAGTGTCAAATTTAGCTATCATATTTCCAATACCTGGTACTGTGATTTGTTCTAGATATCCTATTTCTAGGTTTGAGTAGCTCCAATTAGCTTTATCTAAAAGGTAATCTAAAACGTCATTTACAATTGGTTTTCCTATTGCCTTAGATATACCTTCCGTTCCTGGAGAAGAGTTTACCTCCAAAATATAAGGCTTCTTAGATTTTTTGTCAATCATTATATCAACTCCACACCAGTGACATCCCACTGCGTTAGCTGCCTTACAAGCTATTTCAACTAGATCCTCCGGTATTTCGTAGTTAGAAACCGAACCACCTAATGAGTAGTTTGTTCTAAAGTCCTTCTCAACAGCTTCCCTTTTCATAGAGCCTAAGATTATGCAGTTGTCTACTGAAGGATTTATAGGGTCGAAGTTTTTAAGAATAACTTGGATTCTTAGATCGAAGTTGGAGTCAATTTTTTCTTGAACCAAGATTTCGCTTGTTTCGTCAAGTTTTCTGATCGTTTGGTAAACAGATTTTAGAGATGCGTATGAATCCACTATAGAAACTCCTATACCCTGTGTACCCGATAAAAGCTTCATTATAATAGGGAATTTGCCGCCTATTTGTTCTAAAGATTGATCTAAGAAATCCTCGTTTGGTACCAGAGCATACTTAGGTACGGGTAATCCCGCTTCCTCTAAATATTGAGAAGTTGTGTATTTATTTTCACAAACCTCGATAGATTCTAATGTGTTTACTGTAAAATATCTATTAGCCTCCAGTTGTTCTAATAGCTGCTTAGTGTAAGAGTTTTCGATAACCCCTCTTCTAGGCACGATTACTGTTGAATTTGGATCTATCAAGATTCCCTCTTCTCCTGTTTTTAAGAGGTGTCCGTTGTAAACCTTTTCCATTACTGTTTGGTTTACATCTACGACATAGCATTCTGCTCCCCTTTTTTCACACTGTTCTGCAAAGGATTTAGCAGTCTTACTTCCCTTCGTATTCCCAGTTAGAACTATAACCTTAGTGGTTTCCCCCTTTGACTCATTCAAAAAGGACCAAAAATCTAATACTTTATCGGCCATCAATGTTTCTTATTTTATACCCTATATATCACTTATCTGGCCCTTTAAAAAGTGCTTAATCATAATAGCTCTTTTTAAATTAGTTAAATCCTGAACAATCTCATATTCTCCTTCCAGATAGAAGAAATCTATCATCTGGTCCAGGTTGAAAAGCTTTGTTATTGAAGCTATTGAATCGGTTTGGACAAACCTTTTTCTTTCCCTTAAAACTATTTCAGCTTCTTCTAGTATAAAATTTCTGTAGGAATCATAATTGTCCAGTATGCTTGCTTCCGTTGTTTTTGTCTCCATCTGAGCTTATTTTTTCGTAGATGGAATCTAGGTATTCCATCGATTGCACGGAGCCTATTAGTGCATCAGCCTTTCCCACAACAGAATTTAGAAATTCTTCGTCTGAATCATATCTTTTTCTTCTCTCCATTAGTACATCTAGCTCCGGAACGTATCTTTTATTGAACCCCATATATATTAAAACAAAGCATTTATTAAGAATAAGTTCGGACTTATACTATTGTATCCCATAACCTCGATGAATCGATTAATTGGATCCAAAATGGTCTTAGTGAATTGCATATCATGATCAATTGGAGGAGCATATTCGTAAGGATAGGTTCCCTGAGAGTATGCAAAAACGTTATTATCCAGAATAGACTTGGTTTTAACAAAATAGTAATTGATTTTTTCTCCGCTTCTGATTAACGGGTATTTGTCCTTGTACTTGGATTTATTCAGAAGATAGTTGTGATAAGCAGCAGCTCTAACTTGAATAGGGCATCCCTTAGTAACTTCTAATGCAGTTACGTCATTTAGTATGTATTTCTCATAGTTATTAATAGCTATTGCCGCTGAGATGTTTCTAGGCTCTTGTATTTTAAAATCTCTCTTAATGTCCTTAAGTTCTTTAACAAATTCCCTAATTTCGAAACTGCGACCTTTGGAGAAAATGAATTTAGTAAGGTAGATTAGTTTCTCCCTAACGAAAGGAGGTGTTCCCCCTTTAATCATTTCCACCCCTGTTGTTTTTAATTGGGATAAAGGATCCATGTGGATTCCATCCGAATAAACCAGGTTGGTCACGTATTTCTTTTTACCTAAAAATATTCCATTTATGGCTAGATTCTCCATCTCAAAATCTTGGTAGTTTTGAGTACCCCATTTTTTAGAGTAGTGTTCAAAACAATTCTTGAGATATTCAGTCAGCCTAAACTCATTTAATTTAAGAATGAAATCCTTGGGATCACCTTGCCAATCGCATGAGTCTACCACTTCCTGAAAAGTTACATAGTTGGAATCGGTGTCGCCATAAACAACTAAAGGTTTAGAAACCTTCTTAACTGTGGTGAGTCCAAGTTTCTCGTGGAGCTCTTTATCAATATGCCAGTATTCGTGGAAGTATTTATGTAACACTTTCTCTGAATACTTAATCAAATCTTGACCCTGAAGAGTAACGGCTTCGGCTACATCAGGATTGAAACAGACAAACCAGTTGTTACCGATCGCTCCGTAGATAGAGTTCATCGTTAATTTTATGGCCTGTTCTTCATTCTTTAACTCATTCTTTAATGAGGTAAGTTTTTCTATTCTATCCTGTATTTCCTTGATTTCCTCTGGCGTCATTTATCTTAAATTTGTAGGGTCAGTTGATATTCTTTCCTGTGTTTCTTTATTTCTTGGTGATTTCAAGTAGACCCAATTGCTACCATCAAATGTATTCCAGTAGATATACTCACTTGGACCTTGATTGGTTTCGATGAACTCGTAATTAAAGTCTTTTCTACAAAAATCTAAAAAGTTAAATCCTCCCGGATTTCTAACTATCTTTCCGTTCAGATCGTTTAGAAGTAATCCAGAAATAGATTGATCGTGTCTGTGACCGACTTTACCGCAGCTTCCCACATCAACACCATAGAAATCTTTCACCGGCTCGTCTAATGAGCACAAACTAGCACACTCATCTATAAGATTCCATTTTAACCACTCTGATACGAAATCTACCGTCTTCTTAGATTTTTGTAAAACAATCATACCCGAAGCGTGCTGTATCGAATGGCGATATTTCTGCATACCCATTCTATTCATACAAGCCTCTGTTGTAAAGTTCTCGTGAGTGTGGGGTGCAACCTCATTGTCCACTATCCAAACGCTTTCTGTAGTGAGAATACCTCCGTTTGAACTGCACAAATTCTTTATAACATCTAAACTAAAAATTGAGGTGTCAAAAGATAGATTTCTCCAATGCTCTGGTGAAACGTCGTTATAGATTAAAAAATCCCCATCTTCTATAGACTTGAGTGCTTCTAATATGGTAAAAGGTTTGTAGCACCTGCCATTCATGGAAGGATCTGGATTGTCCAGCATCTTTTTATTTTCCTTATAGAAATCCGTTGACAGTATATCATTAAATTTCCAGAAGAAAAAATTGGAAAATATCATAGGTGAATTTCGGAATGTGTCCAAAATAAAATCCTGAGTTGCTGAATATTTTCCTTCCTTCCTTCCGAATCTATCGTCGGATACTGTTACGAATGATATGTTTTGGGACATTTGGTGAATGTTATTTTTCTACTAATCCTATTGCAATGGATGTTGAAGACTGTTCTGAACACATAACCAATCTGCTATCGTGTACATAAACCTGACAAGTTTCTGCTTCCATATAACCCAATTGGTTTTTGTATATGTTAGAAATAACAGACCCTTCTGTTGTGATCTCCGATGCACCCAAATTAAGCTTATATCTGAAAGAGTCTCCAAATGCATGTGCATTTTTCTCGTTGATCTCGAATGCCAATACTTCTTCTGAATTAGTTTCCAATCCACAGAGAGAAAGTATCGTAGTGAAATCTGATTGATAAATTTTGAACTGTGCAACAGCATCTTCCTGAGAATGCACCATGCTTAAAATCTTATCCTCAACGTAAGATAACAAAGCAAGGTCAGCACATCTTAATCTAATGTTCAATGATGCTGAAGTAAGTTTGATCTCAGTTGACACACACTCTCCGTCTACAGTTTCTGTGGTAAGCTCTAAATAAACATCCTCTTCAGGTCGGAAGTGTTTAAATGCTTCCATTAATCTAGACGCATCCAAAATTCCTATCTTAACTCTGTCAGTTTTTAACTTTGCCCAATCAATATCTCCTTCTAGGATATCAGATAAAGATACGCTGGAATATTTCATAACCGACTTGTCTGCTGTGTGAGCTTTTGAGAAAAGATTGTCCTTGTCTAATTCCAGGATCACACTCTTTTCTACCGATTTAAGTCTTTTCAAAAAGACTAAAAAATTTGGAATGCTTGTTATTCTTAATTTCATTTCTTAATTATTTAATAGTTCTAGCTTGGTTTTCTGATTAAATTTCATCTTCTTCTAAATCTTCTGAAGAAATAAGTTCTTCGTCCTCCTCCGGTACCTGGTAAACTTCTATACCCTCCATCTGATTTGTTTCAAATAGATTGTTCATAGGTTTAAATGATTTGATTTTACCAAGGGATTGAATTTTCTTAAGTGCTTCCTTGTGAACCTTTTCTTGTTCCTTGACCATCTTTTTGGTCTTTGCTATCTTATCTTTTATTTCCTTAATGTCTATCTCCGTTTGCTTTATGTGATCAGAGCTTAGTCTTATGATCTCAATTCTTTGCAGCCTTTGTGAAATCCAATTTTCAAATTGGGCTAGGAAATTTATGATCTCGTCGTTTGTTCTCTTGGTTGCTATCATGAAATTGAGAAACTTTAGCTTAGCCTCCAAGAACTGAAGCTCTCTTGAGTAGTTGTCCAAATCCCTTAGTAGCCTCTTAAGCTTAACAAATTCTAGATGCCCCTTGAAATGATCAAGATATTCTTTAACCGAGTTGAATTCCATTACCCCTCCGTCCTTTATGAATATAACATCCTCCTTAACTATGATCTTGCATAGTCTAGAGATGTTCTCCACAATCTCTTTGAACCTGTTATTGTCCATGCTTCTAAGAGAAACTATAAGATCACATTTACTCTGAGACCGGTTTTCTATCCTATATTCACATCCGCTGTTTTCTAGTTTATTGTCAAGCTTATTTATAAAGCTATCATATCTCATGACAGGCGGTAGATCGTAGATGTGGATAGTTTTCTTTTTCTCGTCCACGTCAAACCCGCTCTCAAATAACCATGTATTATCCTCGTTCTTGAATTTCGTAATCTTTCCTGAGAAATCCTTAAAGTACGGTTTAAGTAACTTAACAGAGCCGTCTAAATACTCTATAATGTCTTCCAGCTTTCTTGGCAGGATGTTACTTCTGTATCCAACCGCAATTCCAACCACGTGGGTTAGCAATCCAACCGGAACTTCTACGTTTAGCCAATCGTGCCCTCCTTCCTCGTTCTTTTCGTTTAGGTCATAGTTCTTAAAAAGAAACTCCTTAACCTTAGGATTTATCTTAACCGAAGTGTATCTGGGAGCTGATGGACTAGGATTTACGGGAGATCCAAAAAATCCGTCTCCTTCGAGCACACTAAAAGAACACCCGAAAGGTCTGGCCAATTTAGATATAGCTCCAGATAGAGAAGAATCCCCGTGGTGATATAATCCGGTTTTAATAACTTCGCCAACCAGCCCAATCGTTTTATTAAATTTGATAGGTGAATTCTCTAAGATCAATCTTTGAACAGGAGTTAAAGCGTCATAAAAATTAGGTATGCCTCTACTTTGTAAAACATACAAAGCGTACGTTCTATATTGGTTGTTTATCTGATCTGATATGTTTAAATTTTTGGACATTTTAATTTCGTTAATTGTTTCTTGATGCTCCTTTAACTAAGTAAATTACAAAAGATTCCAGCATTACTGCAGAGCCGCTTTGTAGAAATGGATAGACCAAGTAGCTAATCCAATGATGCTCCGATATGTGTGAAACCTCTCCTACTGCCAACAAAGGCCAAAATATCAATGCGCCAAGCCAAACGCTGGTACACTGTACGCAGGAGATCAAATTTCCGATAAATGGATTTTTTACTAGGAAGTAGTTCCTAATAGGATCAAAGATCTTACCGTTTACTATCACCGAGGTTATCGACCATCCTATAAATAAAAATAATGCTGTCATTTTGTTTAGTTAAAATATTCTATAGCTTTCATTTGTTCCTCTGTTAGGAACTCTGGAATTTTTACATTAACCTGGACCAAAATATCACCAGATCCGAATCCATTAAATTCGGGAATTCCTTTCCCCTTTAACCTGAATATTTTTCCTGGTTGAGTACCAGGGGGAACTTTTATTCTTAAACTGGATCCTTTTAAATTGGGTATATCTATTTCGGTTCCTAAACACATGTCCTTAAAGGAAATCTGCTTTTCACTAATTAAATTTATTCCGTCTCTTCGATAAACCGCATGTACGTATTCTTCTATTGTTATAACAAGATCTCCGGGATTGGATGGGGCTTTTGCCCAGTCTCCCTTAGCTGCTAGAACATAGGAAACTCCAGCAATCGATCCCTTTGGTATATTAACTTCAACCTCTTCGTCTTTCCTGGTAGTGCCCGTTCCGGAGCAAGAAGTACACGAGGTTCTTGGCTTTGTTCCCTGACCACCGCAAGTTCGGCATGTTTCCTGTGTAACCATTTCACCAAATTGGTACTGAATTGTCTTATTTACTCTTCCGATACCCCCACAGCTTGAACAATTTATCATATCTCCATTTTGAGCTCCAGTTCCTTTACAAGGATCGCAGTGAACTCTTCTATTTAGATTGATTTTTTTGGTTGTACCTGACATCATCTCCTCCAAAGTCAGTGCAACAACAGCGTTTATATTTCTTCCCTTATTGACCATGGGTTCCTGGTGTCTGCCTCCAGTAAAGAAGGAAGAAAAATCTCCAGACTGGAATGGATTCGTACCACCCCAGAATTGTTCGAATGGGTTTCTACCTCCGCCACCAAATGGATTTGGATTGTCGTATTTAGCTTTTTTCTCCGGATTGGATAAAGTGTCGTAGGCCTCGGATGCCGACTTGAATTTCTTTTCCGCTTCGGGGTCGTTCCCTGTTTTATCCGGGTGATATTTAATAGCTAATTTTCTATAAGCCTTTTTAATGTCTTCCTGAGAAGCGTCTCGGGAAACACCTAGTATCTGGTAGTAATCTTGCATCCTTTATATTAATGATTAAACAGGTCTCTTATTCTAGAAAGACCTGCAGAGTCTCCTTCTCTAGATTCTCTATTTGTCCATCTTTCCTTGAGATTCTTGGTGAGATCTAAGACTTCTTTACAAATCTCATAGTTTTCTAACCCCTCCCAATAATTTAAAATTCTTTCGGTGAAGTCATCTATCTGAGATTCGTCTTTAAAAACGTATAATAGATCTTCGGTTTTACTTCTTAGAGATTCTATAAAAAGATCTTGTACAGCTCTTTCTATATGCTTTTTGATCAAATCAAACTGGGGATGTTTAGGTCCTGAGCTGAAATCATCCAAGTAAAAATCTCCTCCGTTAAACATATTATTCCCCGTTTAAAATTTCGGTTATAGACTTATACTTTTCCAGATCTGAAAGTTCTAAAAAAGTCATATCCAAATTCGCTAATGCCGAATCAACTTCAGCTTTACCGAAATTCTCACACAGAAAATCATATCTTACCGAAGACTCTATGTCGTTGTCGACAGTATACTTAATCTTTGGTACTTTATCACCAAGTATTATTTTTTCAAAATCTTCTACTCTGTCGTTCATATTAATTAAACCTTATTTTTTGATTCGAGGAATTTTAGTACCGCAAGATCTTTCATTTTTACCTCAAACTCTATATCGAAATCAAGTCCATATGTTTCGACATTACCCCAGATCCAGTCAGTGTGAGCCACCTCTTTAGACCCCGAGTCCTCATAGAGTTTCTTAGAATCTGAATAGTGGGTGATCGCGGGAATATCTTTAGGCCAGGTCGAAAGGCATAGTGCTAAAGCTTCCTCCTCGTTATACTGAGAGGGATTGCATTTGTTATGTAGATAATCAAATGTAACGGGAATGCCTATAAACTTATGTACAGTTAAGAAAAGATCAAGAGCATTGTACTGAGATTTTTTATCATCAACCTCCACCACCAATCTTGACTTTACTGAATCTGAAAGAAGCTCAAAGTGTTCGCAAAATCTAATTGCTGCAGCTTCCTTAGTTGGCTTGGTAGTGTTTACGTGAACATTGATGGGGTAAAAGTGATTTCTGTCCAATCCCATAAGATCAAATATTTCTCCGTGCTGGTTAAGTTCCTTTATTGCCTTTTTTACAACAGCAGGATTCTCTGAAGCTAGCACCCCATATGGAGAGGGATGGAATGTTATTCTCTGGTCTGTTCTCTTTGCAAAATCACCGCATGATTTTAATATTTCAGATATGGCAGGATAATCCGGAAGATCGCTTATTTCATACTCAGAACACCAAGGGAAAATATCGCTGGACATTCTGTACATCCTTATGTTGTTATCGTCATTCCACTCCAAGATCTGTCTAAGATCTATCACATTTTTTAATGCAAGTTCGGAAGCATAGGGAAGACCTTTCTCTTCAAAAGTCCTTTTGACCATTCCTCTATTTGTAGAGATTTTGTCCTTAGCTAAACTTAAATTTATACAGCAATAACCATATCTTCTTTCCATTCGGTAAATATATGAAAAATACTCGGGGTAAAAAAATTTAAACAGTGGAGCTTAGCCACTTTTTTCTCTCCATTGCAGACTTACCAAATGCCATATCTAAATGGTACTTAGTTTTCTTGTCTTCTACAAGGACAGTAATTCTTTTGTTCTTCATAACATAATCCCAGTCTTCAAGAGAAAGAGATCCGAGCCCTTTTAGATATCTGACGTTTCCTTTATCAGATTTACCTGTTCCTTTTTTGAACTCTTCCAGAGAATAGAAATACTTCTTAGCCTTATCTCCAACAGTGACCAAAGGTGTTTCTAAGAACTGAATTCTTCCTTGTTTTATCATCCAAGGGAACCAGAGATAAAATAAATTGATCAGTAATGAAGTAATGTGTGCTCCATCCGGATCCTGATCTGTTGCAATAACAACCCTATCAAATGGGCATTGTATATTTTGTCCCTCTGGATCCAAATTAAGTATTTGCATGAGCTCCAGTATTTCTCTGTTATCTGAAAGATCCGATAAACTTCTAGCATTTTTAATTTTACCCTTTAAAGCATAAACAGCTTCTTTCTTAGGATCTCTCTTTTGTAGGATTGATCCCATCGCACTAAGTCCTTCCACTATGAATAGAGTTTCTGCTTTTGATGATGCTGAAGGGAAGTACTTATTAGAATGCTTAACCCTAATCGATTTTTTGTCTCGTCTGATTTTCTTAAGTTCCGTTTCTTTCTTTCTAGCATCAACAGCCTTCTTGATGTTTTTATAAACCTCGCTCTTGAAAAACTTACCTAAAACAGGATCGAAGTGTTTTGCTATGGTGGGCTCAACCTCTTCTCTCTTAGAAACAAACTTTGTTTTATTCTGATCCCCGAATCTGACTATTCCGGGTGATAGATTTAGGATAATTAAGGTATCATAGAAATGGTGGCCTAAAGAATCCTCTAGTTGACCGTTGATTCTATCAAGTATTATCTTCTGATGTATACCGGTACAAAGAGCACTATTAACAAAAGAGAAAGATCCTGATTCGGTTGTTTTCTCCCAGATGAGTATTTCTCCTATTGGTGTTTTTGCAGTCCAAGCAGGAGATAGTAAACTGGTTATATTTTCTGTTTTACCGTTCCAGATGAAATCTATTTTAAGACCAGCTGTTTTGGTCTCAGTTTCGAGAACTCTTTTCTTTAAACAAAGGTAAGATTTGATGGTCTGGTAATCCCATTTCGAATTATCAAAAACCTGATTGTTTGGGGTAAATGTTACCCTGGTTCCAGTTTGTCTGCTTTTTGCCCTTGAGGTAACCTTAGCTAATGAAGCTTTAAAAGATTTCCATGTTTGTAAATAAACCTCTTTATCGTTAGCTGTTTCTATCTCGAACATATTGGATAAAGCGTTAACTAAACTTACCCCCATCCCGTTTGTGCCTACTAGAGTTTCTGAGATTGAGTCGTTATCGAAATTGGACCCGGCTCTAAGCATAGAAACTGCGGTTTCGATATTACTAAGTCCACTCTTTTTATTGATGGTAGAGCCGTTAGTAAATCCGTCCCCAGTATCTGTTATAGAAACTGAGTTTTCTTTCACGTCAACTTCAACGATTATTTTCTTCATAGCCGTAGACATCCTTTTAGCTTCGTCTACTGAGTTAGAAAACACTTCATCAAATAACTTATACATTCCAACCGAATGCTCCTTTACGACGCTCTTAATCATGCCTGCGTCAATTATAGGAAGTGTCTCCTCGCTTCTTTTCACACTACCTACATAGATTGTAGGTCTTTTTATAATGTGTTCAAAATCGGTAAGGACTTCAATGGTTTTATTAACTTTACTCATGCTTTTTGTGATTAAATGTGACCAATCCGGCCAAAGTTATATGACCTGATTGGTCAAAGTTTCAACAAAAAACCCCAACATTTAAAAATATTGGGGTTCGATGTTATTTTAAATTTCAATTACTTAGCTTTAATATAGTAAATTTCTATTATTTGCTGTGGTGCGATTTTAACCGTGTAGTACTCTTTTAAACTTGGTTCTCTTTTAACCTTGTTTACAAAAGAAGCAGGGATACCGATTAGATAATCTTTACCAACTTCTCTAACAACACCTTCGATAGTGTACTCAGAGTCAACGAAAACGTTAATTTCGTCTCTGTACTCTTCCTCTTCCGGTCTGTCAGCTCTTTCGATTCTGCTACCGTGGATAGCTTGCTGTCTTTGAGCCATTCTTTCTCTCTCCTTTGTCATTAGATCCCTAACGTATGCAGGAGCATTTTTACCTTGTGTTGGTATATCTGCTACAACAGTTACTGTTTGAAGTTCTCCAGATTCAACTTTATTTAAAAGACCCTCAACAACAGCAGGAATTTGTGTCCATTTTATCTCCATATCTGGCTTGGACTTAGTGTTTTTTACGAACTCGTCCTCGTCATAAACAGGAATTGCCCCCTCTGTAATAGGGTTTTCGTAAGATTCGTATTCTAATAAATGCTTCATTAATTCAGAATTTTTTCTTTATATATCTTACCTTCTCTGCATTTGCTGGGCTTTTTCCATTGCTTCCATCTGCTTGATCTTCTTAATCTTCTCGTCATATCCTTTTTTATAGAAATCCATATTCTTCTGGAGTCTATCTCTCTCCTCTTTAGCAAGATCTTTAAAGAAAGGAGCTTGTAGGATAGCAGCGGTTTTCTCGATAGCTAGTTCAGGATTTCCGATATAGTAAGCAGATAGGGAATACTCATCTAAAAGTCTCCATTGCCAAATCTCTGGCTCTACGAATAAAATATCACCGGTTCCTCTTGTTTTTATAGCTACGTCACCGTAAGCAAAGGCAATCAAGAATCTTTTTTGTTCCCTAAGTTTTCTCATGGTGTGGAAAACTGCTTCTAGCCTTTCTGGTCTATATTCCCAGGCTCTGGAATACCATCCAGTTACTTCCTCGATGGGAGCTCCCATTTTTTCTTTTATTTTGGCGATCATATACATCGAATAGTAAACTTCTTCAGGCCATTCCCCCATGTCAATTCTTTTTTGATAAGCCTCGATTGCTTTATCGTGCTGGCTGGAGTCACGATAACTTTGAGCTAGATAGAACATGTATCTTGTGTTCTTTGGCTCGTCTATTAAAGCTTTCTCTAAGATCTTAGCGTCATTAGCATATTTCTCCTCTAATGAATCTGCTCTTTTAAGCGGGGAGATGTCAGCAATAACATGGGCATTCGGAACTATACCCTGAATTATTTCTGGCTTGTCCAAATGTAGATACTCGTGCAAAACCCCTTTATAAACCCAGTCCTGGCTCGATTTAACAAGCTGAACCCTATGGTATTGTAAAGCATTTAGCTTATAAAGTATCTGATATCCGTCTGGCTCTTTTGTTAATCCTGCAAAAGGATTAACCCCCGGCACATCGGGATAGAAAGTGTCATCTGCATCTATAATCCATCTATAGTCACATTTATTCTTAGCTAACTCCAAGCTCTCGGTTCGGTTAACTTCAAAGTTAACCCAAGGTCTTTCGTGAAGTTCACCCTCTATATTAAGCTCAGCCATCGTTTCTCTAATAACGCTTAAAGTGTTATCCTTAGATCCTGTATCGACTATAACCCAATAAGAGATGTAGGGAGCAACAGCTTTTAAACATTTAGCTATCGTGTCCTCCTCGTCTTTTACGATCATAACTAAACATAGGCTTATCTCCTGTTTATTTGATCTTGTCATGTTTGGCATCGATGCAGTTATGGGTTTTATTTTCCCCATCGGGACTGCTTTCTTTTTGGCTTTACTCATTGAATTGTATTGTTTATTAATTATAGATCCGTTCCCTGTTTTTTCTCCCTCTTTTTGGGAAATAAATTAAAATTACTCATCTCACCAGTTTCATTAAAAGATACGGTTATATCGTATGAAGGATCATCCGAGATTTTCACTTTTTTCTTATCCCTATTCAATCCTCTAAGTGTTATTGATTTTGTAAAAATATTAAGATTTTCATGATACCAGAATTTTACTTCGTGGTAGTTTTTATCAAAAACAGAATAGCAAAATTTAGGATCACAATGGGAGATTCTTATCTTGTAAGTTTTTAGTCTTTTAGAAAAGACCTCCATGGAAAATACGTTATGGGGTGCTCCTGAAGCTACTAATCTGCTTTCTAAATCGACTATAAAAACACATTTATAATCTCCCAGGATTGATTTTGTGTGGGGTATATTGGATTTTTCTAGTGAAGATCCTATAGCTTCGAATATTTCGGATGGCGAGTATATGTCAACAAAACAAGATATTTCGCTAGTTTCAAAATCCCTAATAGTTCTTATTTCCAAATCTGAATTAGATCTAAATGAATCTAATATTATATTAAGTGAATCCTGCAAAAGGATTCTTTTTTTCTGTATCTGGCCTTTCTCCCGGTCCAATTTTTCTTTTAGAGACTTCACAAAATCCCCAGATATTCTCTCTGACATGGCCTTGAATTTTACTTTTTAGATTTTAAACCAAGTCTTTCCTTAACTTGTTCTAGGACCTTATCCTTTCCCTTGTCAGCCTCTAGCTTGATTAATTTTCTGCTTTTCTGGTAAAAGTCTAGTAGTGGAAATGTTTTCTCGTGATATTCCTTGAATCTTTTTTCAACTACTTCATCACTTGCATCATCCTTTCTATCCTCTTCCATAGCTCTCTTTTTTATTCTTTCCTTGGCAACCTTATCAGGTAGATCCAAATAAAGAGCATGATTTAATCCCAATCCCATTCGGCCTAAAAGGGAGTCGAGTCTCTTAGCCTGTTTTATGGTTCGCGGAAATCCATCAAGTATAACATTAGAACTAAGATCTACTTTTTTCAATTCTCTTCTAAGAATTTTGATTATCATATTGTCGGGTAATAAATTACCAGCTTCAATAATCTTTTTAACATCCTCGTCGTCTGAATTTCTGATAATATCACCAGTTGACAAATGTATGAAGTTGTAATTTTTCTTTAACTCCTTAGACAAAGTTCCTTTACCTGATCCAGGTGCTCCGAGGATAACCAGGATTTTACCCTGATTATCCGGAAGCTCTCTTTCATTTAAAGTAAAATCTTCAAAAGTTTTTATTCTTTCCATCTTTTCAATTTTTTTTATGATCCACACGCTTCGCAAGCATCTGGATTATCCAAGCTACAAACTATACCAGAAGCAAGCTCTTCGGCTGCTTTGCTTAATTCCTCGCTTGTCATGCCACCTAAATCAATTTTCTTTGATTCAACCTCAACCTCCTCCATTTTTTTAAGTGACTCTTTAGCTTTAGACATATCTATCCCTAATCCTGCAATTGCATCAACGGCGGATTTAGTTCTTAGGTAGTACATACCGGTTTTAAGTCCTAGCTCCCAAGAGTGGAAATGTGCTGCTGTTAATTTAGCAGAATTCACACCCTCTATAAACAAATTAAGTGACTGTGATTGGCAAATAAATTTACCTCTGTCTGCTGACATTTGGATTAGGTCTTTCTGTTTGATCTCCCATACAGTTTTATAAACGTCCCTGATCTCTTGAGGAATCTGTGGGATGTTTTGAACTGATCCTTTATGAAGAATAATAAGGTTCTTCATATCCTCGCTCCAAAGGCCTAATGAAATAAGGTCTTTAACAAGATGCTTATTAACTAGAATAAATTCTCCACTTAATGTTCTTCTCGTATAAATATTCGAAGTGAAAGGTTCAAATGCTTCGTTGTTACCCATAATCTGAGCAGTAGAAGCAGTTGGCATAGGTGCTAACAATAAAGAGTTTCTAGTACCATGTTTCATTACTTCTTTTCTCAATTTAGCCCAATCCCATCTTCCAGAAAGTTGATCGTCGTTGAAGCCCCAAAGATTAAATTGAAAATCGCCTTTGCTGAGTGGCGAACCATCAAAAGTTTCGTATTTACCATCCCTTTTAGCTAAGTCCATTGAAGCTGTCATTGCTGCAAAATAGATAGTTTCAAAAACATCTTCGTTGGTCTTCATAGCTTCTTCAGAAGTAAATGGAATACTCATGGTAGCATAAAGATCAGCTAATCCTTGAATACCGATACCGATTGGTCTATGTCTAAAGTTTGATCTTTTAGTTTCCTCTGTTGGATAGTAGTTGATATCAATAACTCTATTCAAGTTAATTGTTGTTTGATAAGCAACATCATAAAGAGCTTTATGATCAACCTCGCATCTACCTCTATTAATCTTAGAGGTTCTTGCATCCGTAGATTTTAAGAACTTGTTAACTGGAATAGAAGCTAGGTTACAAACTGCTTGTTCATCTTTATCTGTATATTCTAATATCTCTGTACAAAGATTTGAACTCTTGATAGTACCTAGATTTTGTTGATTGGATTTCTTATTTGCTGCATCTTTGTAAAGCATATAAGGTGTTCCGGTTTCTATCTGTGAATCTATCACCTTAGTCCAAAGCTCTCTAGCTTTAATAACCTTTCTTGCTTTTCCCGAAGCTTCAGCTTCTAAATAAGCTTTTTCGAAATCATCTCCGTAAAGCTCCCAAAGGCCGGGAACGTCGGAAGGAGAGAATAGGGACCAATCCGAATTCTCTTTTACCCTCTTCATAAATAAGTCAGAAACCCAAAGTGCCAAAAATAAATCTCTAGCTCTTAATTCCTCTTTACCTGTATTCTTTCTTAGATCCAAGAAGTCTTCAATGTCTGCGTGCCAAGGCTCAATATAAATAGCAAATGAACCTTTTCTTTTTCCGCCTCCTTGATCTACGTATCTAGCAGTCTCGTTGAATACCTTCAACATCGGAACGATACCGTTTGAAGTTCCATTTGTTCCTTTGATATAAGAACCTGTACTTCTAATGTTATGAATAGCTAATCCAATACCTCCAGCATTCTGAGAAATAACTGCAACGTCAGAAAGAGTTTTGTAAATTCCAGCGATTGAGTCATCTGCCATTGTTAACAAGAAACAAGAAGAAAGCTGTGGCTTTTTAGTACCAGCATTAAACAATGTCGGCGTTGCGTGTGTCATCATGTTATTAGATAAAAGCTCGTAAGTTTTAATTACGTTCTTAGTATCTTCTCCCCAAATACCAGCAGCAACTCTCATGTACATGTGCTGAGGACTTTCAGCTGGAGAACCATTCATTTTTAAAAGGTAGCTTTTCTCCAAAGTTTTAAATCCGAAGTACTCGAAATTAAAATCTCTCTCATGGATAATAGCACCATCATACTTCTGCTTATTCTTCATTACAGCATTGTATGTTTCCTCGTTAATTAAACCAGCTGGTTGATTAGTTTCTGGGTCAATGTAAGAATATAAATCCTGAATAGTTTCCGAGAATTTTTTCTTAGTTGATTTGTGTAATTTAGATACTGCTATTCTTGATGCTAACACAGAATAATCCGGGTGTCTAGGAATCAATGAAGCTGCAGTTTCTGCTGCAAGGTTATCCAATTCTTCTGTTGTAATTCCGTCGTAAATACCGGCAATTACCTTTTGTGCTATTTCGATGGGATCAACATAATCAGCATTTAAGCCGTATGTCATTTTTCTTACTCTATTAGATATCTTCTCAAATCTCACAGGCTCTTTCGAGCCATCTCTTTTTATTACTTGCATTTTTAGTTTATATTATTTTTTAGAAGTCAGCGTCGAAGTCGAATGAATCCTCAGATTTATTCATTACTCCTGATTTTTGGTATTCCCCAACTCTTTTTTCAAAGAAATTAGTTTTACCCTGTAGTGAAATGTTTGCCATAAAGTCAAACGGATTTTCAGAGTTGTATACTCTAGAACAACCTAAATCCATAAGCAATCTGTCTGCTACAAACTCTAGGTATTGTTTCATTAGATCTGCGTTCATTCCTATCAATCTAACAGGAAGGGATTCGGTGATAAATTCCTTTTCGATTTCCAAAGCACTTGTGATAATTTCTTTGATTCTCTCTTCGGAAACTTTATTTGCTAAGTGATTGTTATGCAACATCACAGCAAAATCTGTGTGCATACCCTCGTCTCTCGAGATCAGCTCATTAGAGAATGATAGGCCTGGCATAAGTCCTCTTTTCTTTAACCAGAAAATAGAACAGAAAGATCCACTAAAGAAGATACCTTCAACAGCAGCAAATGCCACCAATCTTTCTTGGAAATGAGGGGATCCTATCCATTTAAGTGCCCATTCAGCTTTTTTCTTAACGGCAGGTATGGTATCAATAGCATGTAAAAGCGTGTTCTTTTCTGCTGGATCCTGAATGTAAGTGTCGATTAGAAGTGAATATGTTTCTGAGTGAATATTCTCCATCATTATCTGGAAACCATAAAAGAACTTTGCCTCGGTGTACTGAACTTCAGACAAGAAGTTTTCCGCCAAATTTTCATTTACTATACCATCCGAAGCTGCGAAGAATGCCAAAACGTTCTTGATGAAATATCTTTCGTCGTCGCTTAATCTGTTTCTCCAATCGTTTAAATCTTGTGCTAAATCAATTTCTTCTGCTGTCCAAATACACGCTTGTTGCTGTTTATACATTTTCCAGATATCGTGGTGTTCTATTGGGAATAAAACAAACCTATCGGGATTTTCCTGTAAAATAGGCTCAGGTATAGAATAAAAATCTTCCATGTTTTTTAATTAATTTTTTAATAATTGTTTTCTTGTCTTCTAATATTCTCTTTGTTTTTAGAGAGATAGAAGTTGTAAAGTTCGTCTGCAGTCATACCAACGGAAATCATCATATTAAATACGAAGTGCTGGATATCCACTAGTTCCATCTTAAGTTCTTTCACGTCTTCAGGAGACAAGTCGGATATCTTCATTGTGTAAGCTTTCTTGTGATTACTTTTCCAAGGTTTCCAAACTGCGTTGCCGATTGAGGTTTCCCCATTATTAGAAACTCCTCCTAGAGCGTCGTATGCTTCGGAGATTTCATCCTCGATTGCTCTAGTGTTCCAAAGCCAGAAGTCTTTGATTTCCCCTAGAGTGAGGTTTGCGAAATCGTACCCATACACTTTCTCTTGAGTGTTCTTTTGAAGGGTCATTAAAGTGCCCAGATGATGCGTGGACTTTACGTAGTCATTCTCAACGAGAAGATCTTTGCATTGGTTGTCTGTATTTGCCATATTTGTGATTTTTGACTAGGTTTTTTCGTCTAGGTCTCCACCACCGGGTTTTTTATATATCGATCGATTTCCGGGGACTGGGGGCCAGACGGGAGTTATTTTTAATTTTTACCGATCTTTTTTTTCAGCTGGTCAATTTCATATTCCAGCTCTAACATTTTGTCTTTTGTCTTACGACGTTTAGCATACAAATCCTTAATAATTATCTTAAGTATAGGATTTTCTTCATCCGAAGCAAAGCATGCTCCTGAAGCTGTTCTGACCCAATCTTCCTTGGGATTTACTGGATTTTTACCCCTGTACGCTTCCGGCGAGATGTTCCACTGAACCATCGTGTTTGGGTATAGAGATGCAAAGTCATAGCAGGCTACCCATTCGTGTAATCCGGTGATAGGTTCTTTAACGTAACCTCCAGCAAACTTAACGTGTACTTCCTCTCTGTTTTCCACAACAAATAGCTGTTTGCGTTCTAAGAACTTTCTGAGCATCATGATTTCAGTTGACCAAACGGGGGAAAGGCATCTGTTTATCTCCACACCGCTAATCATAGCTATTTTGAAGAACGTTTGCATTGTCTTAAGCTTCTGGTCGATATAATGAACTAAAGCGCAGTCAACTGCGTTATAGTAAATGAAATCTTCAAAATTGGATTGGTATAGATCTCGGAGTGTTCCGTTGTATTCAATCTTTTTTAACCCGATAGCTTTATCAGCTACATAATCCAATCTATTGCTTTCTTTGATCTTGATAACTCGGTCCCACTTCTTGTAAATTTCCAAGTAGTCAAACATTAGTAAGTGGACAGGAAGTTGCTGTTTGCCTATAAGATATCCGCCAGGAGAGATGATCTTAGGATCAATCCCCAGCTTCTTTGCTCTGTTAATAAGATACGGCCAGTCATATCCTAGCCAGTTCCAACCCGTTATAACTGGCATTTTAGGACCAAGCTCTTTGAAGAAAGTGTACATCATATCGTACTCGCTTTCAAACTGCTTATATTTGAATGACCATTCATCCCCAGTCTTTTTAAAGTACTCGTTGGTCTTCTTGTAAATGTTGGCTTGTTGCTCGGGAGTTAATGGGTCCAGACCTAAAATGATCAACTTGCATTTGTCTGTTGCAATTCCTATTGATAAAACACGGTTTTTAGCATTTTCTGTGTCTAATGCTGCCGCCATATCTTCTGTGATCTCAACCTCGATATCGACGAAGTATTTCTTAGGAGTTTGGTAAGACCATAGAGGAGCTGTTAATTCAGGATCTGCCTCGATTAGAATCTGAGCCATCCTATATTTGTCGTACTTCTGAGTTTTGAGTTTTTTGACCGGGTCACCAGTCCAAGTTTTCCATTCTTTATCTTTTGCTGAATTACTAGGACTGCACTTTTCCCAAACAAATCTTTCTTCTTCAGGAATCGGAACATCCAAGAAAGCTAAGTCGCCTTCTTCAGTGAAATGTGATACTTTAAGATATTCTCCCCTGTTCTCAATGTCTACGATCATTATTTTTTATTTACGTATGTTTTATTCTGGTACCATCTTTTTATTCCGATCCTAACTTAAGTTTCCGCCTAGGATATATAAAAAGATGAAAAATTTAAAAAATATTTCAGATTTCCTAAATGAATGGCTCGATTCTCCTGGTAGTATCGACGTTCCTGGACAGAATTCGGAGATTAGAGTCAATTCTAGAAACTATAAAACACAGAACCAACCACTGCCAGAGGTTGTTGATGCCATGTTCGAGGCATCATATTTTCACGATTTTCTGGATGAAGAAGGTAAATCTGAGAAATTCAATAAGTTCCTAGACGGGGGTAAAAAATCAGGGGCTCAGATAACCAACTACATAAAGGATTCTTTTAAGGAAAGATCCTCTAAAAAAAGATAATTAATTTTTTTATCCGTAATAATACCCTAAATTTGTAAGAAAACATATGTACTCAAAAATATACGACTTTTGCAAAGTCAAAAATTTAGGAAACTGTTTTAGAAACGGGGAGAATCCTACACCAAGGGTAAATTTCCTACTTGATCTTTGTGATCAAATGGGTCTTAAATACGAGTTAGATACTTTCCAACAAGACAAATCTAATGCTGGTGACGATATGACGATGAGGGATTTCCGTTATATCGTAGATACGTTATCACCAGAAAAAAGAAAACAAGCACTTGATCTTTATAAAGAGTTTCGCCAGAAGGTGGAAGATCTAGATGCTGACTTTGAAGAATCGGGATTAGAAAACGACGAGGAAGCTATTGATTTCCACGAGGAACAATACTACCAATTGGAAGACGAGTATTCGGAAAAGTTAAAAGCAATTGCTGGTGAAATAAAGAGAAGCGTTAATAACTACTTCAATATAGTACTTCCCGGATCATCTGATAAATTTGTTGTGGCTCACCACGATATAGTAAACAAGGATTCTGATAATGCTAATGACAATTCATGTTCAGTTATAAATGCTTTAATGATTAAGAAGCTAAGACCAGATGTAAACGTCGTTATATTGGATGGCGAGGAATTTGGAGGTATAGGTTCTAATAGATTAGCAGAAAGAATTAAAGGCGGAGATTTTAAATGCAAATGGGTTCTTAATTTGGAACTAACAGGTAAGGGCGGAAAAAGCTTCTTCGTGGGTGCAATGGGAACACCTTTAACAGATTGGATTGCAAACAGATTTGAATGCCCAATTGTAAATGTTCCTTTCAATGACTCGGTAATCTTCAAGAAATACGGGATAAATAGCACTGTGATCAATCCCCTTCCAGTAACTGAAGAAAAAAGCCCGGTTATAAATAAGGATGGGGAATATTTAAACTTTAAAATGCTATTCAACTGTCACAAAATGACAGACTCCGTGGACACAATCGATCCAAAAGACATGGAGGAATTCGTTAACGAAGTTTGTTTGAAAATAATAGATGAAGCTTGAAACACATAAAGCTATTTGAGGAATTTGTCGAGTATGTTATGCCGGCCAAAAAGCGTAACATGAAATCCATAGTCATTATCCCTAATTGGAAGGTCTACTAATAAACAGTAGGTAGAGAATCCGGTATAAGCTTAAATACAGGGATCTATAGTTTAGGAGAAATAAGCATCTTCTAATGCCTGGCAATATCCTTTTTCCAACCAGTTTATAAATTGATCCATAGTTTTTATACCCGAAATACTCATCATCCCCGGAAATCTATTCCACTGAAGTCCCGACTTAGCCATCAATTTTTCTATTTTTGGCATGATGTAATCCAGGGCATCCCAATCTGACGCATTAGAATTCATAAGCATATCTTTAACAGGTCTTGTCAGTTCATTTTTAAGACCTTTAGGAAGCATATCAAGATAAACCATACCAGATTTTCCGCGATTCGGAACGCTCGAATCCATAGACCCAGTATTTCCATCCTGTCCGTAAAAGAAAACTTCGTATAATTTTATTCGTTTCATAGTTGATGATTTAATTTTTTTATTTTATATATTCCAAGTAACCTATTAATTTTTTATCAGTTGGAGTAACAGATAGATTACCCTCTATAAAAATATCCCATGAATCTACTCCGTATTTACCAATCCCTGGTAACTGGCTCACATGTTCAAATCCATCAACCCATTTTTGGCTAAGCTTTATTATCCGGGATGCTTTTACGTTCTGAAATCCGGTGGTTTTTATGACCGCTGCTAGCTTTTCGGGATCACACCCAATAGTAGATATAGGATCAGGAATAAGCTCAAATACGGAGCTTAAAATCGGTCTTACTTGCTTGTTGTTTGTTTGATTTAGCAGGATGCAACAAACCATCATTCTCCATGGGTTGTCTAAGTAATCCTCCTGTATTAGAATTTCCCTTTCCGCCATTAGCTTTGCATTTCAGAAACCCAATGTGTCATCCTACCGTCCTCTGTAACCTCGTGAAGAACTGTGTTACCCAGAGGATCTTTATCCTTGCGATAAACATGGAAAGAGAATACAAAGTCCCCGTGGTTATTGTCCATGTCTGTGTATGTGGCTAGTGTCGCTCCACCTTGCTCGTAAGAAGTCCGGATTATCGTTTTTATCCACTCGCAAAGCTTCTCCATCCTATCCTGTGGGATTTCGGAGATCTTTAAGTGGGGTGAAATGCCAGCTCTGTACAGTGCTTCTGATTTTATGTAGTTACCTACCCCAGAGATCACTTTCTGATCCATGATAGCTTTACAGATATTCTTGTTTGGTGATTTTGATAGTCTAGCATAAAACTCAGAAAAGGACACCTCGCTATTCAACATATCCGGACCTGCTCCATTCAACTTCTTTTGGATCTCGTCGGGATCTGAGTGGAAAGAGATATTACCGAATCTTCTTACATCCTCAAAGAAAACCTCAGAAGAATCAGAAAGTCTAAGAACGAAATGCGAATGCTTTCCTCTAAGATCTCTCCAGCCTCCGCTCATGCCTAGAGTGTTCCACATAAACAAATTCCCCATTTTGGCGTAGATGAATTTGCCTTTAACCTTAACCCATTCCACTCGGAGAGGCCCTTTTGATAGGCTCTGCCTAATAATATCAATTCCTGTAGGTTCTTTCTTTAACCACTTACCCCCGAGTATTTCAGCCTCAGTTAGGTCCTTACCAACTATTCTTTTGGCCAATCCCTCGGCCATTCTTCTTACTTCCGGTCCTTCTGGCATTTCTTCTTTTTTTTGCAAATATAAGGAAAGGATCCGGTATAAAAAAATAAAGCCGAGCTTTTTGGCCCGGCTTTATTTTGAAATTATTTCTTATTCTTATCTTCTTTTAAAATAGATCGGATCTTCATAATCTGTTCCGGTAAAATCAACACCCTTGTCCTTTAATAGATTAACTAGATATTCCTCGGTTTCAGGGTCATTATCGCTTACCTCTGCCAAATATGCAGGTAGTTCCCAACGATCGAAAAAGCCGGGTTGGGATAATCTTACAACATCGGATTTTATTTTCTCTAATTCAGCGTCAGTAAATTTTTTAGCTGAAAAATTCTCGAATAATTTGATATGCTTCATAATTTTAATTTATTAGTTTTTTACCATCCACTTCCCCATCCATATTCCTCTTCGACAATGTCGTAATTCTGAGTTTCCTGATTGTAGTTTATTATAAGCTTTCTGTTTTCGTCCATGTCAATTACAAGAACTGGAGAATTCGATACTAAGGAATCGAAGTATGCTTTAGCATCTGGACCTTGGTATTTTTTCTTTAATTTACCACATTCTTTAATAACTTCTTTATCGAATTTAAAGAAATCATTTTTGTCGTAAATTTTAACAGCATTCATGAAAGTTACCGGGCCACTAAATGTGGTAAAAAATGGCATGCCTTCGTTTATTCCTTTAATGTGCTTCATAAATAATTTCTATTTAGAAATATCTTTCCTCGAAAATCAAAAGATCTAATTTGTTATCTATGTTGATTAACATGAGTGCATTTAATAGATCAGAGTAAGCTCCAACTGACTCATTCTGAATATCAACATATTTTTGGATGAAGTTGAAAGTTGCTGGGTGTGAATCACAAAGGGCGTGCTGAAGGGCAGAATAGCTTTGCAATAACTTATATTCGATGTCGTAAGCTTCGTCAATAATATTGACTAATGAATCAAATTCGTTAGGTACGTTTACTGCAGGAATCTGGGGAAGAATGTTCCACTGGGTCAAATAATCCTGGAGTCCTTTAGCATGTTCTAATTCCTCTGCTGCTTCACCTTCGAAATAAGCAGCGGCTTTTTTATAATTTGCGTTTCTACACCAGTTAGCTGCGTTTCTATATGTGTAGTGAGCGATATACTCATCTGCTAGTCTTTTTTCGAATACTGCAACAATATCAGCAGGAAGAGATTTGGGAGAGGTAACGCCAGAAGCTGATGTTATTTCTATGCCTTCGAGCTCTAGACCTTCGTTAGTTCCGCCCTTGAAATGTTTAAATGTTTTCATCTGATATATTTTTTTACATTACTATATATCACAAAAAAGCCAGGATAGTTAATCCCGGCTTTTAATCTATGTAAAATGCTTATTTAATCTCCTCGTACTCTGCTTCTTGAACTTCCTCGTTGCTTTCGCTTGTATTTTCTGCCGAATCCTCAGATTGAGATTGCTGGGCTGCTGCATATACAGCCGAAGCTATCTCGTTCATCTTGTCACCAAGTTCTTTCATTTTAGCTTCAATAGCATCAACATCCTCGCCATCTTTAATTGATCTTAGTTCCTGGATTTTAGATTTCATCTCTTCTCTATCGGAATCCGAGATCTTTTCACCGAAGTCTTCAATAGCTTTTTCCATTTGGAAACACATGGAATCAGCAGTGTTAACGACCTGAGATTTTCTCAATCTCTCCTTATCAGCTTCTTCGTTAAGCTTAGCTTCATTCCTCATTTTTTCGATCTCTTCGTCGCTTAACTTAGATCCAGATTCAATTCTAATGTTTTGTGCTTTTCCTGTTCCTTGGTCTTTAGCAGAAACTTTGATGATCCCGTTGGCATCGATATCAAAGGTAACCTCAATTTTAGGAATACCCCTCATTGCAGGAGGGATATCTGTTAATTGGAATCTGCCAAGTGATCTGTTATCGATAGCCATTGATCTTTCTCCCTGTAACACGTGGATTTCAACAGCTGGTTGATTATCAGCAGCAGTAGAGAATACCTCACTCTTTGTTACTGGGATTGTTGTATTAGACTCAATTAGCTTAGTAAATACACCGCCTACAGTTTCTATACCTAAAGAAAGTGGGGTAACGTCTAATAAAAGTACGTCTTTGATATCTCCAGCTAATACACCACCTTGAATAGCAGCACCAATAGCTACCACCTCGTCTGGGTTAACTCCCTTCGAAGGTTTTTTACCAAATAGCTTTTCAACCTCTTCCTGAACTTTAGGAATTCTAGTAGATCCACCAACCAGGATAACCTCGTCAACTTGTTCTGCTGTTAATCCGGCATCTTTTAGGGCTTTCCTACATGGTTCTAATGTTCTCTTAATAAGATCCTCGCACATAGACTCAAATTGTGCTTTAGATAATCTCTTTACGAAATGCTTAGGACCTTCAGAGTTTGCGCTCAAATAAGGGAGATTAATCTCGGTTTCGTTAGAAGCAGAAAGTTCAACCTTAGCCTTCTCCGCACCTTCCCTAATTCTTTGATAAGCCATTGGATCCTTAGCAGCATCGATCCCTGTTTCAGCCTTAAATTCAGATACGATCCAATCAATAATCTTCTCATCGAAGTTATCTCCTCCTAAATGGGTGTCACCGTTTGTAGAAAGAACCTCAAATACACCAGATCCGATTTCTAATATAGAAACGTCGAATGTACCTCCGCCTAAGTCATACACTGCAACTTTAACATCTTTATCTCCTTTATCTAATCCATAAGCTAAAGCAGCAGCTGTAGGCTCGTTAATAATACGAAGTACCTCCAATCCCGCAATTTCTCCAGCTTCTTTTGTTGCTTGTCTCTGGCTATCGTTGAAGTATGCAGGAACTGTGATCACAGCCTGTTTGACGTCCTCACCTAAATAATCTTCTGCAGTTTTTCTTAAGTTCTGTAGAACCATTGCAGAGATCTCCTGCGGTACGTAAGTTTTGCCGTTTGCTTCGACAACCACTTTACCGCCTTTTTCGTTCTTAACTTTATAAGGCATTTTACCAGCCTCGCTCTTAATCTCATTGTAATTAGACCCAATGAATCTTTTTACTGAGTAAACGGTGTTTTCTGGATTTGTTATCGCTTGTCTCTTTGCAGGATCTCCGATTCTAATTTCACCATCTTTAAATGAAACCACACTTGGGGTAGTTCTCTTTCCTTCTGAGTTAACAATAACTGCAGGGGTGCTTCCTTCAATTACGGAAACACATGAATTTGTTGTTCCTAGGTCAATACCAATTACTTTTGCCATTTGTTTAAATTTATTATTTTTAGTTGATTTTTACGAAAAGATTCCATAATGGAATTGTTTTTCTCTAACTATCTCCGTCAAATAAAGTTCCGAATGGGAAATATGGACTTTTTGTCTTTTATTAAAATATGATAAGTGACTTTTTGTCTTTTATGAAGCAACAAAAAAGCCCGTCTTTCGAACGGGCTTGTCATATTAGGGATTTTATTATGCTTTTTTCTTTTTCTTCTTTATGAAATCCAAGTAGCTCACAATAGTTTTTGTGTGCTTTTTTGCTTTTGCTGCTGGAGTTCCAACAGTTAAACTGGTAAACTTATCACCAGATCCATTATTAGCAGAATTGTAGAATCCGCTGTTAGTTGCACCTGCTGGGCTTGGAGGAGCTGGATTTCCCATACCTCCAACGTTTCCTAAAGTAGCTAGGCCTGGTGCAGGAGCAGCAGCTACCATGTCTTCATTTACTTGCTCCTCGTTCATACCTTTAGCTTTAAGATACTCTTTAAGCTGCCAGCACTCTACACAGTAATTATTTTCATTTAACCATTCCGTGATAGCTTTAACATACTGTGAAGGTGATTCACATTCATCAATAACGTTATCCAGTTCATCCTCTTCATCCATCATGCAGATTAAGGTTTTTCCGTTTGGCATTTTTCCTGTTGGGTGAAACATATTATTCTTCTAAAATTTGTTTTATGTTGGTGCTAAAAATTCTAACGATGTTACCGTCCGGATTTTTAGTGATATAACCAATTATATCATTGTATATATCATAAATAGGATCCTGTATTAAAAGCTTTCTACCAAGATTATCAATTATCCATTTGTTTAGGATTTTGCTCTCCTCTTTAGAAGCTTTTCTTTTAATTGGCTCATAAACTGAACCTGAGCCGCATCCACAGTCACTCATTATCTATAGTTCCCTCTTTCTTGTTTACGTTTAATATACTGCCAAAGGTATCTAAGTCCCTTACCGTACTCTGATGGTCTTCTGAAAGGCTTTCCGAAATCTTTTATATCGTTTCCGTTGCCTTCCATTCTTTCTCCTGGGTTATCTTCGTTTTTCACCGGATTGTATCTTCTAACCTTTCCCGTTGGGTGAATAGTATAGAAAACTTTATCATGCCCCTTCTCACTCTTGTTATTGGTGGTTCTGACGAATTTTAGGGTGTTGTTGATTTCTTGTTGGTGTGAAGTGTCTTCTTTAAAACCAAGTTCTATTAGTCTTTTATAATCAACAGTTTTTCTAACAAGATCCAGATTTAAAGATCTTCTAGAATCGGACTTGTACTCCTCTTCCGGATTATATTTTTCATACTCTAATAGATGTATCACCCTCTATATATTTACTTTAACTCTTCCGGTTTCATGCGGTTGCCCTGACCCCAATAATCATCTCCTCCGTAATAAGTGCAAATCTCCTCATTCTGCTCTATGTCTCTAATAGCATAAAAGAAAAATGTCTCCCTAGAAACGGAGCTTTTCCACATTGCATTGGGGTTATTTGAATGATTATAGAGAGCACCATAACCAGTCGGAATAACTTGTTTGGTTGGATTTTGATTCGGGAAGAAAAATCTATAGTGTTCAAGGACATGCCAACAGCTATCATTTCTATATAGATCCAGGTCGAGAATTGTACATTCCTCTATGATTTCACCAGCATTTATTCTGGATTTAGCAAAAACACCATATCCGTGAATTGAACTCGGAGCAACGTAGATTTTTTCAGGTAAATAAATTTGTACTGCCATTTAATTTGTGTTAATAAACATTATACAAAAAGAAAAAGAAAAGTTCTAAAGATTATCAAAGCTTCTGAATAATAAACTGTGTATTCAAATCCCCTCTAATGTACTCCCCGGATAAAGCTGTGGTAGTACTTAATGTTCTAATTTTAACGTCTATAGAGGAGGCTGTATCGTATATCATATCAAAAGTAGCATCGCTGGTATTGGGACTACTTGAAGTTGGCTGTATCAGTTCAGTAGTTGGACCCAGCTGAGTGTTTGCACTGTCAAATAAAGAAAACTGTACTAAATAATTAGCAGCCATACTCCACGCAATTCTTGCTGTTATTCTATAGGTTCCCGCAGTCAATGTAGCCAATCCTGTTGATGTGTTGTATGATATGTTATTAGAATAGACTTGATTGTTGAAAATAACATCTCTATTTGCCCAGCTACCCGATCCTATTGTTTGACTCGTGTTTCTTGTTACATAAAGCCAAGCATTTGGTGAAAGGTTCGTAGAAACTCCAGCGGTTTGTGTTGTCAGATCAATATAAGCACCTCTGGCAGTACCTCCACTTTCGAAGATGCGAAGTCTATTTTGAAAAACGTCAATAGTAACACCGGTGTTGATAGATGTATTGGTAACAGGTTTGTTTAGAAAAATCTCACCTCCCTCATCTCCGGACTGGAACAATAAAGAGAAAGTTGTACCATCGTAAGTTAAAGTTGATTCCGCATCAACTTGTCCGGAAGTTCCGTTTGCTGTTATTATCCGATTACTTCCATTATTATTAATCGTTAAACCTGACCCAGATGTACCAGATGTACCAGCCGATCCACTAACTCCAGTAGTTCCCGACGTTCCGGAGGATCCAGTAGCTCCAGATATTCCCGATGTTCCGTTAGAACCGTTAATTCCAGCTATACCAGCAAGTCCAGAGGTCCCGGTAGTTCCGCTAGATCCAGAGGATCCGCTAGATCCGTTAGACCCGGAGGTTCCGCTAGATCCGCTAGATCCATTAGCTCCAGAGGTTCCGCTAGATCCATTAGCTCCAGAGGTTCCGCTAGATCCATTAGCTCCAGAGGTTCCACTAGATCCACTAGATCCACTAGATCCAGAGGTTCCACTAGATCCGCTTTTTCCACTAGATCCACTAGACCCAGAGGTTCCGCTAGATCCAGAGGTTCCGCTAGATCCATTAGCTCCAGAGGTTCCACTAGATCCACTAGATCCAGAGGTTCCGCTAGATCCAGAGGTTCCGCTAGATCCATTAGCTCCAGAGGTTCCACTAGACCCGGATGTTCCACTAGATCCGTTAGCTCCAGAGGTTCCGCTAGATCCATTAGCTCCTGATGTTCCGCTGGATCCAGAGCTTCCACTCGTTCCATTAGAACCATTGACGCCAGCAATTCCTGCAAGTCCAGATGTTCCTGAAGTTCCACTAGATCCGGTAATCCCGCTGGACCCGGAGGTTCCGCTAGACCCAGAGGTTCCGCTAGATCCAGAGGTTCCGCTAGATCCATTAGCTCCAGAGGTTCCACTAGATCCACTAGATCCAGAGGTTCCGCTAGATCCAGAGGTTCCGCTAGATCCATTAGCTCCAG